TTGGGTTATTCCGTAATCCGCCCAAGTTTTACCTGCTTGTTGTGAATAGAAATTAACATCTGGATAATGAGTCATCCAATTGTGTGCTGTCGATTGGTTAGTTGTATACCATGCGTCAAAACTCGCTTGGTCTGGCCACAGGCTATCTGCGATAAATGCCTCAGGATTAAAATTTTGAAGAGCATCCTCGAGGGCAAGGACTGGATCCCCTAGATCCTCTACAGAACTATAAGGCCAAAAAAAGTTGCACCTTGCAAAGTGCTCGTAAATAGGAAAGCTTTCGAATTGACCTGTAGATGGATTGTAAAATTTGCATTCTTTGTAACCGCTGTTCTCGAAGTGATCTCGAAGACTTTCATCGGTCCAGCTCGCTAAGCCTACGTTTTCTAGTCTATAAATATCTGGAACAAACGCCGCTACAGCTTCGTCTTTTGTTCGAAAATCGCTTGGGCGACGAGGTGCTGGGTCTTGTCGAGCTATATACTTACGGCCCGCAAAAACGTATTCGTCTCCAATCTTGGCGTTTGGTGGTAAATCGAAAGGCATACTGGTTTATATTACACCAATATGCCTTTAAATCAATCATTTATGAGTTTCAATAAGACCCTAGCTTCCTTTGCTGGGACATCGTCAAATGAGGCCCATTTGCCTACCTCTTGATTGTTGTATTTCTTTTCTTGCCACCAATTCCTTAGCACCTGCTTAAAGGCATCGAAGTTTCCGCAATTTAACTTATCCCTAACCTGACTCTCTAGGATGCTGGAGGGGGTAAGTGAGGATGGTGCTGATGCTGTAATCATTGGATTGTTGGACTTGTCGATTTCATCATCGCCAACAATGTGAACATTTAAAAAATTTCTAACAGCTCTAACAAAAGCTCTGTTGCAGGCAATGGTTTCTAGGAATTTAGTTGCAAAACTGCTTGTGTTTTCTAGCGTTGCATTGGCCATATCTTCATATGAAACGCAAGCTCCTCCTGTTTCGTAATTTGGTATAAAACTTATGGTGCAATTTACAGCAACATGATTCTGTTCGCATTTTTCCGTTCGGTAACTAATGTGATTAAATCCCCTAAGTTTTGCAAGCTCCTTAATTCCACTTAGTTTAATCAAGAGTTGATGATCTGCCAGGCCTTCCGCTGAAGAGGGAACCTCCCTCTTTCTGGATTCAAACCAGCCTTTATTGGGGAAGAGGTGCTCCTCTTTAATCATCGCCCTCCAGTTTACGGAGCCGTCTTCATTAAATTCGTACTGAGTATTCTTTAGCAAACCATTCTCGTCTCTTTGGAATAAAGAAGGGCCAAACGAGTTATCCACCCCTGCATCTGAAATTGTTACGCTATTCTCTACTGTGCTCTCGCTGGTATTTTGTGTTTTCTTCCGTGCCATCTTCTATTTCTCCGTTATATATTTTTAAGTAATCTTGCTCTTCCCAAAATTCTGAACAATCTAGAATCGGGTGGTCGGAATCCACTCCAGGAAGGTCTCTGAGCCACGCAGCCTTGGAGGGATATTTTTGTCCATTCGATAATAGTATTTTTGAACTTTCATAGTGGCTATTATCACATAATTCGGAGTAATTGTCAAGCATTTTTTTTGTTTTAGGTTCAAAATACTGAACCTGCCAATCGAAGAAGTCTAATCTTATCCTTTTTAGGTTATCCCTGTCTTTTGTGTGAAGTACTACATTGAAGCCTAGGGCTTTTAATTGGGATATATATTCTGGGCTGGAGTCAACCCCTACTTCGTAGGTAATGCCCATTATTTGATCTTTTATGGCTACTAAATAAGTTGTTTCTATTTCCTTGTCTGTGAAAATGTTAATTTTTTTCTGTTGGGCCCAATGTGCTAAATTTCTTTCTTCAAAAGCAAGGTCCATTCTTATATTTAATACCGACCCAGACATGAAGCCTGGATCCATAATAAAATTTGGAATAACCTCTATGATCGGCGTGTGAAAAAAGCTCCCGATGTGAACTGTTTTTATTCTATGTAAGTTATGTTCTATTTTTAATTGATCCAAAACGCTTCTTGCTACCTCCTCTGGGAGAATCTCATTCACTCTCTTAGGATTCTCTTTATCGGAAAAGGAGCATTTTTTATTAGTCATGTCTGGCTCCAGCATGACTTGTATGTCTTTGTCTCCAAAGTAGGGCCCGCAACACTCCTTGTATAAAACGCTATATAGGGAAACTATCGGCTTATTATATCCTGATGCAACATGAGTGCTGAATGAATCGTTCCCAAAGTGCAATAGTGAATTTTTAATTAAATAAAAAGTTTGCTTAAGGGTTGTCGTCCCTCGATAACTATGGGCATAAGAGATGGGCGCATCTGATTCCCCTCCTATTTGTATTACTTCGATCCCCTCTTTTTTTAAATAGGGATAAATCATTTTCATTACATCATTGTAATGATCGTAGTTTTTTGCCGCCATTCCGCTACTCGCGTGAAGTGTTATATATTTCTCAAAAGGTACTGGGTAAAAGCTCTCTTCAACTTGAGGCTGATCTATTTTAACTCCACAGTTAAGTGCATATTGTTCTATTAAGTGCATATATCGAATTGTATTTTATCTTTTCCGTTGTGCATATAATTTAAAATTCTCTGGGTTCCAATAAATGGAAGGAATGCTATTTCAAAATAACCCTTATGCTTTCCTTGCCCTTCTAGTATTGCAAGGTTTTCCATTTCTTTTGAGTATGGAATAACCTTATGGATGTGCGGGTTCCCGTCTAGTATTTCAAAGTATTCTTGTTTGGTCGCATAATATATGTTATACTCTGGATAAGTTTTTTTAATATTTGAAATTAAGGAGGTTGTCAGGAATACATCCCCAATTGATTGAGGCATAACACACAGGACACGCTTGCCTTCATCTTCTTTATCTAGAAAGTCTTCGATTTTTAATTTATTTGCCGCCTCATGATCCTTCTCTGCAACCTTTTTAAAATACCGAAGGATGTCATTCCTGCTTTTTCCTTTTTTTAATTCTTTTGTCCAATGTTTGTGTCCAGATTCCTCTTTATCTACATTCATTTTTAAGATGTTGTGATAGATGTCAATTAGCCATTCTTCGTCACTCTCTATTTCTGGTGGATTGTAGGTTGGGTCTGGTTTTAGGGAGTCAAAATTAAAATCCCAATCTGAGAATGGCATTGAATCAAAAATGTTTTCAAGGCGCTTGCCTATTACTTCTATACTGTAATTATCTACGACATATTTTCTTGCTTTTTGTCCCATCCTTCTTCGTTTATCTTTTGGCATTTTGTGGACTTTTGTTAATTGTCTTGCAATGCTGGATGGGTGTGTGCTGGCTTTTATGAATTGAGTTCCTGGTTCCCTGTACTCCGCCCACTCTAAAGGCATTCCTCCACTTTCTTGATTGCAGCCATCCTCTCCGCAACTATAGTTTGTAACTAAAGTAATAAGCTCCGTTAGTTTCGCTTCTTGAATTGGAAGCTCTTGCCCGCCACTGGTAAATGGGTGACAGTAAACATCCATAGCGTTATATATCTCATTCAGCTGCCTTTCGTTAACTCCAGATTTAACACTGGTTGTATTCATACTATTTTTCTCTCCGCAAAATTTACAAGGCTGGCGCTCTCCGCTATTCTTATCCTCGCCCTCGAATGGTTTTATTTCATAGGCATTACAATTAGAACAGAAATATGTTGTTAGGACTAAGGACTTATCTATCCCTTTTTCATGTAGTAGCCTTGGAATGTCCCAACCCTCTGACCATGAAGTATGCAACAATAATTTTCCTTTTGCTTTTGGATTTCTTTGTAAAAATTCCTTAAACCCATCTAGTAAATTGGGCGCACTTTTCCTTAATTGATTTCTGAATACAAAACCTATTATGAAATCATCATCCGAAATGTTATTCCCTTTTCTTATGTCTTTTCTTGCCTCATCAGGATATCTAAAGAAGGTCTTTGTGTCTACGGAGCCATGTAAACACTCTACGTGCTTGTGACCTAGTTTATTTAACTCTCTTGTTGCAAATGTTGACCAGGTATAATAGTGCTTTATTTTTTCTGCTGCCTTTACTGCGTCTGGTAAAATTGGCAAACTGTCCAGGGTTGTCCAAACCATGCAATTTAGTTTATTCCACCATTTTTTATCCCAGTATTTTGAGAACGCCCAAATGTCCTCTACTCCTAAATATATATCTGGCTTTTCTCTTTCAATTATATCATCAATGCAATTTGCCCCATAACCCATTTGCCTCGCTCTTGTCTCGTCTTTCTGTATTTCTTGTATCAACCTATCGTTTTCGGGTATTGATCCTTCGCATGTCCAAGGGAGCATTTCTAGATCTTTATTTCCCCACTTAACCCCATTGCAAAACTCTACTAATTCATACTTACCTGTTCTAGATAGGTAGGATAATATATTTTTTGCATTTTTTCCAAAGCCCGTAAACGCCTTGCAGTAATTGCTATGATATAAAATTTTCTTTTTTTTCATAGTACTAGACCCTTTGTTATCAGACCAAGTCTCTGCTCGCAATTTTGAAAGGTCATGTATTGCAGCGCCTAGGATTGGCATTTTTGCTTAAAACGGGGGTAGGTCGCCTGCTGGCTCTTTAGCTTTCGCCTGACTTACTCGATCTTGTTCCTTTTTATATCTGTCATTCATTAAATTTGACAAAAACATTTTGAGGAATTGTTTTATCGTCTCTACTTCTCCCGCCTCAATTGGGATTCTAAAGCTTTGGTTTCCATTTCGAGTAAATACCATTCCGAATGCTGGAGAAATTACCGTCTCCTCCACATACTTCTTGGTTTTAGGATCCTGCTTTTTGACCTTAACCTGTTTATCCCATGGGGTAAATTTGATGGTTGTTTTATTTTCCTCAAACGCATGAAATGTACTATACTCCGTTCTATTATCGAACGCGCTTATAATGCTTCCAACTTCCCATTCATTAAATTTTACATGGATGTTTTTATCAGTATCATCCTTGTTTCCAGAGAAGTTTCCAGTATTTGTCTTGGGGTCCCAGCTGTGCTGCTGGATAGAGCTGACGTATAGTGTCGGTTCGTGTTTTTTACTAGTGCCAATCTTAAAATTGAATGCGCAACCAGTATTTTTACTATTAGGTTTATAAAGCGAAAGTGACATTTATATATTATACGTCACTTCCTCCTTAAGTCAACTACTTATTTCTTACTTGTCTTTTTAATTAAGAATGGGAACTGGTCCGCTGGAGAGGAAAAGTTTTCTTCTGAGCCTTCGTGTTCTCTAGTTTTCTTTTCGTCAGAATTTCCTTCAACGGGTATCTTTTTGATTTCATTGAATGTTGGCATTTTTACTTTTGTGTCAATTGCCCAAAGTATATTATTTTCTTTCGCCCAATCTTCCATGCGTCGAATTGGGACTATGAAATTAAATCCTTCTCCTGCGCCACGAACGACCATCCCTACATATTCCCCATTTTCAAGAAAAACTCCACCGCCGCTGCTTCCTGGGAATGCTGTGACTGTTGTTTGATCAAATTCTGCGCCCCGAGCAATATCTCCAAGAACTCTCCCTACTTGAGAAACTATTCCTGTAGTCATGCTGTTGGAGCCTACTTGTCCCAAGAGACTTCCTACGTGATAGAGGCGAGTGCCGATTGGAACAATTTTTTCATCTTTTGTTTTTTCTAAGAATTTGGCGCTATCTTTTCCATAATCCCTTGCTCTTACCATTAGTAGGGCTAGGTCGTGGCCATTTTCCGCATCACTATATTTAATTACTGAAGCGTCCATTTTTATTTCTCCTACGCGTCTACCAGATTCTACAAGCTCTTTTACTATTCTGGCATCTCTAAATTCTACAAGCTTTTTTGTGTTCCCTTCGCTGTCTACAACCTCTCTAATTGTCCTTAGGTTATCTATGACATGCGCAGCGGTCCACACAAAAGTTATTTTCTCTCCCTCTATCTCTCTATTGACTAAAACGCCAGAGCCCTCAGATTTAGACCAACGACCTTCAGATTTAATTGTTACAGAGATGTTTTGCAAATGGTCTGCCACCTCTTTTCTGCTCTTACCTTCTCCAGGCAAGTAGGTTGTTAGTAATAGTATGCTTAATATAGTAGTGGTAAGATATTTCATAATGTATAAATGTACACCCTCTATTTGAATAGTAGTCTTAAAAACAAGAATTTCAACGAAAATTATATTGCACTTATATCCTGGCACCACCCCAATTCTGGCTGTTTTAATCCCTCATACTTCCTATAGCTTGAAGACCATGTAAAATCTTTTAATAGACGAATAGGTATTATATCAAAATACTTTTTCATTAATTCCTTTGACCTGCTTTTCTCTGCACGAATAAAGCATTTGGCTTCAGGATCCCAGATCGTCTCTAAAAAGGATTCGCAAATCAATCTTTCTGGGAAAGCGTATTTTTTTTGAATTTCTGCCCTTGCATTAAATATAGCTCTCTCGAAACCTCTTTTTAATTGATCTCTTTTGCCTGCGATTATATGATCTGATGGGTGAAATGGTTCTTCCCTATCGAATCTGAAATAAATATCTGAGGTTATGAATTTTGTGGAAAATTTTGTATCCTCATTCCAGAAATATAATTTATGAATTATTGCATTAAGGTCTGGATACGACTCATCCGACCTTAGTTTAATCGCAAAGAATCCATCTGCCGCACTTACTCCGTGATATGAAGAATAATTTTGTAAAATCCATGGGTTTGGCCCATGCCTTCCAAATGATCTGAGTCTGCTGCGTGGAACCTCTTCCCGTTTATTTACAACAAGTGTTACTTTATCTCTATACTCCCTCAGTAAGCTTAAGTCATCTTTGTCCCAGCAGGAAACTACAACATCTCCATATTTTAGATAATGTGGAATAGTTCTGATCGACCTCTTATGGAGCGGACCTTGAATTACAATAGAGATTTTTCTCTCTAACTCAAAAAATCTTTTTTGCAGATCTTTAAAAAATCTAAGGCGCCACTTGGGGTCTGAAATTGATGGTTTCATTCTTTAAAATTATCCGCACAAAGTCCATAACACGAGGGTCCTTCGTATTTACAAGCGTCTCCTATTACTAAAATTGAATTTTGCGTCACCTGCTTTCCTGGATAGGTCCATATAAAGTTTTTAGAAGTAAGTGTGAAGTCATCCTTTTGATGCCAGAATACATTTAACTCTGGGAATTCATTAAGGAAATGTAAGGCCTCTAGGTTTTTACAATGAATCCATAGGAATTCGCTAAAACTCAATAGGTAATCTAATTCAATTGAGTACTGGGGTTTATCGTGTCCTAAATCGAGACCGTCAGACAACCAAACGTCAACCTCTGCATCGTAACCTTCGTGGATTGCGTTAGAAATATAATTGGGGTGGTTTTCTAGCTTTTTATTTCTTCCTTCAGTGTTTCCTCTATGAGCTATACTTCTCATTCTAGTTGCTTTTGATCATTAATCACCATTTTTTCTACTAGTTTTTTGAACGAAACCTTGGGTAACCATCCGATTCCTTCCTTCGCCGCATTTGAATTCCCTAAAAGGTATTCCACTTCAGCAGGTCTATAAAATTTAGGGTTTATTTTTACTAGTTCTTGATCGATTGACGCAGTTTTATACTTTTCTTTTATACCGCTAGATACCCAATACCCATCTATGCCTACAAAACGAAACGCAGTTTCTACAAAATCCCTAATAGTATGAGCTTTTCCGCTTGAAAGGATATAATCCTTTGGCTTCTCTTGATTAAGCATTTTCCATATTCCATCCACGAAGTCTTCTGCGTCGCTCCAATCTCTATGAGCGTCCAAGTTTCCTAATTCAAGGGGTTCCCATTCTAGGTTTTCTTCTATTGCCTTCTTTATTTTTGCAACAGACTTTGTAATTTTTCTAGTCACGAACTCCTCGCCCCTTCTGGTGCCTTCGTGATTAAATAACCAGCCCTGCACTGCATACAAATTGTAAGATTCCCTATAAACTTTTACTAAATGTCTTGCCGCAGCTTTACTTGCTCCATATGGACTGCGAGGCTTTAGTGGGTGTAGCTCGTCTTGAGGGGAGTATTCCACGTCCCCAAATTCTTCACTTGTTCCTGCGTTATAGAATCTACAGGACGGAGCATGCTTTCTTATTGATTCTAAGATATCTAGCACAGCTGTCGCGTTTGTTTCGAAGGTTTGCTTTGGGTAATCCCAGCTCCCTCCCACAAAAGATTGCGCTGCAAAATTGATAAAATAATCTGGAGATAGGTCTATTATACTTTTCTCTATGCTATGGCTATCTGTTAAATCTAAACTGATCAAGTTGAACTTGTTAGATTTTATATGTTTAATATTTTTATGATTCGGAACGCTTAATCTTCTCACTCCTCCATGAATTTTATGATCCGTATTTTTTAGGAGATAGTCTGCCATGTGGCTTCCATCTTGACCTGTGACTCCTGTTAATATGATTGTGCTCATTTATAGTTGTCTATGAAATATTTTAAATCCTCTGGAGTTCCCAGTCCCCACATGTTTTCAAACTCAATGTGGGAGATTTTTATTTTTTTATCGTCTTGTATGGCTTCGTTGTATACTGGGCAAACGTAGAATTCATTGTTTACTCTGATATTTTTTTCTATCATTTGCTCTGTATACTTAACGTAATCTGACCCGTGTTTCCAGTAGTAGATTCCTACCGTAGCGTGTTCACTGATAGGAATTTTTTCTGCAACCTCTGTCACGAAGCCGTCTTCGTTTAGCTTTGCATAGCTCCATTTGGGGTGGGTTGATTTAAATGTTAATATGCCTCCGTCAATTTCATCAGCAATCATTGAGTACATGAACTCATTACTTTCCCAGTCGACAAATTGATCTGAATTTGCAAGTAGTAGCGGCCGATCGTTATTGATGAATTCTTTAGCTAGTAGAGTAGTGCATGCCGCACCTTCTGTTAATTCGCTCACTGTGACAATTTTACAATTGGGGGCTATAAGGCTGAGGGTATGCTGTAGGGCATACCTTTTGTAATGCTCGTCTTGAACGATAAAAATGTAATTCGCGTTCATGTTTAGGCTTTCTACCACCCATTGAATCATAGGCTTGCCTCTTACATCTATTAAAGGTTTTGGGAACGTATAACCCGCTTGCTCGAATCTGGTTCCCGCTCCCGCCATGGGTATCAACACGTTCATATCTTCACCTTGCCAAGGTACTTTTTCTGTTTTAGTCATTTTTTCTATTTTAAAATTTATATTTTCTAAAGTTACATCCTCACAATTTTTAACTGCAAGTAGGTTACCTCCAGAGGATTCTGCTGCCATCCTACCTGTATGGGAGTCCTCTATTATTATAGTATTTTTTGCTGGAATACCTAATTTTATCATGCACTTATAATACATTTCGGGATTAGGTTTCCCTCTCATTACATCTTCGTTTGAATAAAAGCAATCTACATATTTCATTAAACCCTTTCCTAGGAGGGTCATTTTAACGCTTTCTCTTACAGAGTTTGATGCGACTGCAATTTTAATCCCACGATCCTTAAGTGACATCATTATCTCTATTAATTTGTAGTCCCTTTCTAGATCAAGAAGTCTTTCTCGCGTAGCCTTCTGTTTTAGGTTCCAGATTTTATCGTAAAGGTTTTCTGGTAGACCTTTTCTTTTTGTGAGTAGTCTTAATTTTTTTGTAGTTGGTAGGCCGTCAAAAACAGAAAGGTGTTCTTCTCTTTTTATTATATATTTAGGGTTAATGGTTGATAGGGCAGCGTTTAAGCATTCATAATGAAGTTCCCTGGAGTCTATGATGACTCCATCGAGGTCGAAAATTATTAACTGGACTCCTTTGTTCATGTTTTGATAATACTAACCCCATGCTCCTGTCCGTGAATGACGTGAGTACTCCCTGAATGACTCTTAATGTTAAAGAAGTTGGAAATTAAATTAACGTATTCGCTTGAGCTTCTTCCCTTTACGTGCCCGCATTGGGTCCTGGAGTTTTCGTATAATACAAACTCTAGGTTGTCTGGCTTTATTTTTTTAAGATTGGAGAATATTAGGTTTACTGTTTCATCCGAGTTGTGTTGTAAAACCGTCGATGTGAAAAACATATCGAATTCTACATCTGGAACTTCTCCCACCTCGCTTAATTGAAGGAAGTTATGCTCAGGATAGAGCTTTTTTGCAATTTCAAGCAACTCCGCTGTAATGTCCGCTCCTATATAATTCCCTTTATTGAATAGACAGGTCTGCCTTCCTGTTCCACAACCGTAATCTAGGACTTTTTTTGTTTTATCTATATGACTTGAAATAAAGCTAGAACGAATTTCGTGCTCATTATCCTGAACGTCCATGCTTCTATTGAGGTAACCAACTGTCCTCTCCCCTTGTTTGATTGCCCTGTTTTTCCAGGACGAAATAACTTTATCTTTGGGGATCATGTTGTATTATTTTGTTTTAAGCTGACAGATTCAAGTATTTGTTCTATAGATGGCCTATTTGGGAAATAATCAACCCCTACTTTAAACGGGTTCCATGTTGTTTTGTATCTATTGTGGAGTTTCATGCCGCGCTCGTTTGTCCATACGCATACGGGGGTTTCGCATAGGGCTGAAAAGTGCATCGGGCCGCTTGAGACTCCAACGCAAATTTTAGAGCTTCGGCAAATAAGGGCTAGATCGCGCAAGTTTTTATCAAAAAAGGCTGGTACATTAAGGCCGTGGTCGTTCGGGTTCACCGCTCCACCAGTCGCACCTATGATGCATATATTGTATTCTCTTGATAACCTCTCTGTAAGTTTCAAGCTCCAGTCTAAACTATCATTGCCGTGTTGCCTGTGAACCCTGTTTCGTAAGTGCAATACCGCATCATAGGTTTTTTTTGTTTCTTTATTACCAAGGGGTACATATTCGGGGTGGGGTTCACACTCCTCCCACTCTTTCCGTGTTGGGGGTAGGGTTGGTGGACATATAAAGAGGGAATTGTTCTCGCTATTACTGAATTGCTTCGGTAGCACCACCATGCTACTCTCGGAGTTTAGGTCGGCAGGAAGTGATTCACTGTCTATTGTTATTATTTCGTGGGAAAAATCTTTATACAATTCAGTATTTCTATCCCTACAATAAGTGATTACGTGTGAATAAGATCTGGATAACTTTCGAAGGTGCGCCTGCCAATTAAATAGCTCATGCCCAAACTCCCCAATAAAGCAGGGGAAAATTATTTTCTGGGCGTTTGTCATTTTATTTTAAATGATGGAGCTGCGATATAAGTTTCTAGACCTATCAGTGAGTAGGCTTCCTATTAGTTTTATTTCTTCTTGGGAATACTTCTCCATGAATTCCTCATTTAAAAAATAACTCTTTTTATCAAATGGTTTTCCTGTTTTACATAAATCTGGCCCTATTCTTGATGGCGGTCGGCGTACGCTTGCTGTAGTATTTATGTTAAGTTTTTTAGAAATTAAGGAAAGGGAGTTCTCTGTCTTGCTTAGTAGATCTTCGTACCTCACTATTAGGCATCGATCCTCATGTTTGTCAAGGAAATCGTAGTAGCTCTCGTATATGCTAGAATATTTAATTAGATATTTTTTTTGGATCGGGTGCATGTTGTGTCCAAAGAACTTGCAAAAACTCTCGTACCATGAAAATGGATTTTTAGTATTGAATATATAGTATACGTTTCTTGCTGAGATGATACTCTCTGCCTCTAGCCTATTTTCTTTATTGAAATAGGCGTGTGAGAATAGCCTGTCCTTCTCATGTTTCGTAAGGGGGGCTCCTGTGCAGATTTTACTCATAAGCTGCGTTGGACTTTCGTGCTTGTTGCCTATATTGTCTCCGAGGATGTTTGATAATTCTTGGGGCACCCCGCCCTTTTCTTGAAACTGATTAGTGAAGACGAGTAGGTCTTTAAAGTTATTCTTTAGAATCCATTCCAGATAGTTTGTTCCTGACCTTTTAAGACCAAAGATTTTAATTATTTTTTTAGAAGTCTTCATGCTGATTCCCTTTTGAGGTGGTCTCTCCAATATTTTAGTTGATGCTTTTGTTGAAGTTGCTTGTAGGCTTCTGTTTTCTTTGTTAGTCCATAAACTGGGGTATAGAAGAAATTCATGTCGCTTGAAGAATGGCGCTTGTAATTGTCCCCAGGGAAGTTCCCGTCGAATATTCGCATACCAAATTCTTCTGATATAAAGTTTTGAAATGCATGTGGTCCCGTTATGTCTAGGTCTGAGCCGCTGCCTACCTTGGAGGGGTATATGTTTTTTCCGTAAATCTGATCCTTTATGGAAAATATGTTTTCAGCAATTTGTTCAACTGCTTTTTGAAAAAGATTACTCTTTACTGCTCCAGATATCAACATGTAGCTTATGTTTTTGTGGCCTAGATCAAAGAAGAGGTTCTCATTCTCTAGGTAAGATTCCTTAATATGGTTTAGTAAACTGAAGGGGGCCATGTCAAAATCAACCCATATTCCGCCTTCTGCATGTATGTAACAGATCCTGAAGAAATCCGCTATGGAGGTTCCGTTGTTGAGAATATCGTAAGCCATTCTACCTGGTTCGTAGTCTTTAAAGAATTGTCCTACTTCCTCATCTGAAAAGTATAATACCTCGAAACTCTCATTAAGGCTTTTCCATTCCTCTATAGTTCTCCTGCACTCCTCGCATTCGCCGAGGTTAGGTTTGAATGAGGTAAATATTTTTTTAGGAATCATTCTATGAAGCTAAATTCTTTAACGTGTCCATGTATTCCGCCCTCTCCTTGATGGAGGACGTGGCTTACATATGAGTGGTTGGTGGAGTATATTGGGAGTCCTAGGCTTACGCACTTATCTGAGTACATCCAGTCATACCCCCTCTTCCATGTCTTTGCCTCGCCCTCCTCGTAGAGCATGTTGAGTATTTCTCTTCTGTACATTGTAGCAAAACTGGATATGCTATTTTTTAGTACAAAATCTTCTTCGAGTTTTTTTATTACTTTGTGATTTTTAAAATTCGTAACGCTTACTGCTCCCCAGTTTCCTAGGCGGGAAGCTTTTTCTTTTATTTCGTGCATTTTATTCAGCCAGTTTTTGTTGAATTTTGAGTCGGATCCTATTATTACTAACTCTTCTGTTGTTGACGCCTTCATGCACATGCTTGTATTTTCTTTAGGCTTTAAGTTTTGGGGCTGTCTAAATATTTTGATTTTTTCGTGGCAGCTAAGCGAAGCTAGTAGATCTAGTGTATCCTGATTGGTTGAGTGGTCGTCGTGAATATAGATTTTGTTGCATCGTGATAAGTCACTGCATAGCAGGGTATCTAGGGTTAGTTTTAATGCATTGGGCCGATTCCATGTTGCCATGCATATATCGTATTTTAACATTTTAAATATTTCTTTTTTATATGTTGTTCTATTTCTAAATAAACTTTTTCGTTCCAAATGAAGTCGTCTTGATATTTGTCATAGACATCTTGATCGTCCCAACCCGCCTTCTTGAAGAACTCTGGCCTGCTATGCTCTCCAGTAGCTCCTATATATTCAAAGTTATTCGTAAACGTCGAGAGCTTAATCATTCCTCTTGCGGCGAATGCCGAAGAGGTACATGAGTCTTGGCTGGAAACTATTTTATTTGGATCTATTCCAAATTTAGACATATGCTCATGTATTAATTGATGCGGCCTGGCTCTATATTCTTGAGGTAGCAACTGCCAGTACCCCTCCATTATATCGTATATTTTTTCATATGAACTTTTTCTCATTGCGTAAGCCCAGAGATGATCCATAAGGATTAACTTGTCTTTATTCTCCTCCTGTTCTCTGTAGGGGGTTTTAAGATCAAGGTCATCCGTATAGTTAATGTAGGAATACCTATGTGATGTCTTTGAGCGGTGGTGTTCTCCGAAGCAATTTATCATAGCTACTCGCTCGTCATCTCTAAATTTATCAATAAGCATATCGAGCTGTCTGATGTAATGGGGTTGAAGTACGGAATCGTCTTCTATTAATATCAGGAAGTCATTTTCTTCGAAGGCTTTTTCTCTCGCAGCTTTCATTAAGAAGGCGACTCCTAAATTCTGGTTGGCACAAAAGGTTTGAGCATTGGGTAAGTCATTCTTACATATCTCGTAACACTCAATAACCTTATCTACATCCTCTTTGAAGCGGGGCCCGTCTATAAAACAAAAGGTATCCCTGTCGTCGCATTGACCAGCTAGAGAGTCAATAACCAACTTAAGGTATTCTGGGCGATTGTGTGCTGTTAATACTATCGGGGCTTTCATTTAATATAGCGTTCCTGTAAAATTTTGATAGAATTCTTTCGTCGTTTATTATTTCTATAAATTCATTATCTTTATGCCATTTGTTTGTTGACAAAAAAGATTCTAGGTCTTTTATTGTATGATTTAATTTATATTTTTCTTCGCATATTTTTCTGAACCTCTGTCTTTGCGTTTCTAGCCTAAAGTATTCCTCTTTGTTTTCCTCATTTCCAAGAAGCATATGATTGGACCTTCCATAAACATAATAGTATTTTAATTGATGGCGATAATTGTATTCTGGGGACCTATTCTTTATTCTAACGGTCCAGCCGTAACTGTTGGAATCCTCAAAGCCTTCCACGTCACTTAGTCGAATAATCTTCTGTCTTTGACCTTGTAATCCCCAATGCGGCGAACCTAGAAAAAATTGATCGTCATAGTATCTTGCCATTAGGATCTTGCTTCTATCGTATACAGTTTGGATTCCTGCTCTGTCGAACCTTGCGCATAAATCGTGACATTTTTTTGTGAAGTCAGGATTTAACCTTTCTGTAGAATCTCTTAAGATAAACCAGTCTCCGTTTTTCATTGGGCCCTGCCTTAGGAATTCATTCATTTGAAAGTCATGGTCGTTGGTCCATTTTCTATGAACTACCGCGCCATTACCTTCGCGCTTTTTCATTAACTCAACAGTTCCATCCGTAGACCCACCGTCTACGATAATTAGTCCATCTAGATCTTTATGGATTTCTCGAGTAAGCTCATCCATATTTTCTTTTTCGTTTTGTGTTATTGCGCAAAGATATATTTTCATTGTTGTATTGAGTTGTGTCCTGCTGTATGCCATTTTTTGCCATCTTTATGAAGGATGGTTTGTATGTTTCCAAAGGAGTTTGTTCCTGTGAGTTGTTTATATTTGCAGTTGTTTAATTTTAAGCAAGTCGTGAAAACCGATTCTGGCACCTTGATCATGTATTCTGGATAGCCTTCATTCCATAAGTAGTTGATCGCTTCTCTTGCGCGAGTTGATGCGGTCATGTATTTAAGCATAGCTTTGTGTGGCCCAATTGCTATTTGATCATTTATCTGTTCTGGTAGTGATGCTTTGTCGTATACAAAGCTGAAGCTAAATTCTTTAGCCATCTCCTCTTCATGATTATAAATATTAGTGCTCTCGAAATATGGTAATCTGATTATGTTGTTTTTTATGCAATCGTCTATTTCATGTTTTTTAATTTGCTCAAGGATCATTAAGTCTGGGCGCATTCTTATTATTAGGTCGTACTTAATTTTGGCTGCGTGCTCGTACTGCGTCCTTAAGCTGCTGCAGGCGTGCAGATTATACAGCATTGGGATAAGTCCTGCATTTGGTTGCTGTACCACGTCGAAGGTTAAATTGTCTAAAGATTCTTTTTTTTCTTTAAAATTAAATGTTTTCCATTTTTTTGGTTTGTAGAATTGCACGAAGCTTTGATAGTCTTCGTCATCCCATGTTACTAGAAAGATATCTGGCTTGAGCGGGGTAATTATATTTTGAAGAATGGAATCCGTGCACTGGTCCCAGTCTCCAAGCTTGCCACTAAAACATAAAGCTACTTTCATTCTGTTATATATTCTGTTATATCTCTCTGGGCGACAAGTCTTTCGATGTCGTCGAGGAGGTGGGGGTAGAGTCGGTAGGCTGGATTTTTTAAGCAGTTTTTTAGAATTTTGGCTGCACTGGTCACTTCGTAATGGAGCGGAAATACATACCTGTCGTTGAAGAGCCATCGAATTAAATACGAGTACTGAACAACGCCGTACTCCTTGCAGTATTTTGAGAATGTAAATACTGGCTTTCCGTAATGGTATGGTATAAACCTGATTCCCGAATCAATTCCAAACATCGCTGAACATCTTGAGGCGATATCAAATATGTTTACTAGGCTCTCTCTCATAAAATGAAGCTTTTCATTTTTTTGTTTCATGAGCTCCTTATATTGATCTTCTGATTTGTCGTCATAGAGTACGATAACGTCAAATTCTTGTGTTATATTTTTAAGCAATCTTTCTATGTACCAGCTCTCCATGTTTGAATCCGCATCGTCTCTTGCGTATAAATGAGCTAATATGAATTTCTCTGGAAACCAGCAGGAGTCTCCCTTTAACCTCCCTGAGGTTTCTGGCTTCGGAAAAGTATAAAAATGTTTGAGCCAGTCGTAATCGTGGTTCAACCATTCTAGTGAATCGATATGAAGATCATAAAACTTGTCGTACTCCTCGGTCATTGTCTTATATTTATCATCTGGAATATTTTTGATATTTCCTCTATGATCCTCTTCTGGAAAGTTGGTAGACTTTATTCTGAAATTTTTGTATTTTTTTTCTTCGATTATAAAAGTTTCATTAAAATGAGATGGCCACATTTTATTTAGTATTTCTGACTGAGCCGTATTCCCTTCGGTGTCTGAAAATAAATCTATCGTACAATTTGGATGCCTCTCTCTTATTGCTGGTATGAAGCGGTTTGCCGCAAAGTGATCTCCTAGACCGCCTTCCATTCTGACTGAAATTTTCAACTTATCTTCCCCTTGATGTAGATGTGTCTTGCGTCTTTCACGAACGTGAGTAACCTCGTTGAGGTTGTGCCATTTAATCTTTTTCTCTCAATGTGACCCGCCTTATTAAGTCTTCCTAAACTATCTGCAACTCTACTGAGGGAGATCCCTCCCATTGCCTTTTGTATGGACTCTCTCGATGTGAATATCCTTTCTCCGTGACCACATTTTGAGGCGAGGTGCATGAAAACCGCAAGATCGGTGCCTATTAGTTTCCCCTTAATCACGTCTTCTTGAATCTTCCATGGAACAGCTATAAACTTTTGCATTGTTCTATACTATCATTCTAAAATAAAATTGTCAAGTCTAAGTTTGAAAATTCAAACGCCGTAGTGTGAAAATTCAATCATGTATTAATATAAATATTATTTAAATAGTAACCTTTAGATAAGAAGCATCTTTAAACAGAATTTATCCTTGACATTATTGGATATATGTTGTATTATAGGAGCCATGATATTAAAACTAGAATCCGATTCCGACCGACTTTATGCCATAACTTCAGGTAACTGGGAAATGGCAATAAAGGCTCCTACAAGAAATGATGCTTGCATACTAGCAATTTCTAGTATTTTTGAGAAATTTGGAACAAAAACCCAACTGTCCCCTACAATTGGATGTATGGATATCACCTCAACACTTACAGAGATAACAACTTCCGCCAGCTATACATTCATACCGACCAAGGCGGTCCTGATCTTGGCGGGAATGGATGATCTAGCAGAATCATTTGATCAGGCGCTGGATCTTTACAATGAAGATGAATCATAAGCCTTCAATCTTAGGAATTTCAGGAGTCGCTAGAAGCGGAAAAGACACCTTCTATTCATTTATCTCTTCAAGAATAGGTGCCCGCAGGTTGGCATTTGCAGATGCACTCAAGGATGAGTGCAGAGAGTTTTTAGTTAAAAATATAGGAATATCTCCTTTTACTAACGACCCAAAGGAAAAGGAAGTTATTAGACCTTTTTTAGTAACCTATGGAACTCACTTAAGAAGGAAGCTTGACTCATCTTGCTGGATAAAAAAGATTGAAGAAGATGCAAGATCTTATATTAAAGATGAAGTACTGCCTGTAGTCACGGATGTGAGATATAGAAATGAAGCAGACTGGATTCACAGTCTCGGTGGGAAACTAATTCATATTTCAAGGACAATCTCACTTGATGGCCAGCCTACCCTCCTTCCTCCATCTAACAATGAAGAAGAGGAAAGCGATCCCCTATTAATGGAGTGCGCAGATCAATTAATCAATTGGGATACCTTCGAGGATATAGAGGAATGTAGATCAATAGTAAAACAATGCCTAAAAAACTTACAGATAACCAATTAGTCCAAAACGTTAAGGACAATAACGCCGCAGATTCTGCGATCAAAGAATTGATCCTGAGACATAGTGGAATTTTTATATCCATAGTAACATCTCATTTCGAACGATCGAACTTTCTGAAATTTGGTTTAGAACTAATACAGGAAAAGGATTACTATATTTATCAAGCAGCACTTAAATACAACCCATCAAAGAAAACAAAATTTTCTACATTCCTAGGAAATGAAGCGAGATGGTTATGTTTAAATACTTACAATAAACACAAAAAGCAATCTAAAATCTTCAATCACAAATACAATAACCTCGAATTTTTAATGAAGACTCACGCACCAGATCCGAAAGAATCATTAGATATCGACTCTTATGAAAAAATACTAGAAATAGTAAAAGAACACAAGGATAATCGTGTGGGAAGAATCTTTAATTTAAGATATGAAGAGGGAAAACAAAATAAACTTATGCCCTGGAAAGATGTGGCAAAAGAAATGGGCCTAAGTATTCAAGGTTGCATAAATATTCATAATGCAGCGATTTCATATGTAAAACAAACCCTTAACAAGGAAATTATAAATTATGTTAAATAAATTCATAGCAGAAGGAAACCTCACCAGGGATCCAGAATCCTCAAACATCAACGAAAAGTACACCGTCTGTAAATTCGGCATAGCTATCAATAACCCATATAAGGAGAATGAACCAACCTATATTGACGTAGAAGCTTGGAACAAGCTTGCGGACAATTGTAGTAAATTCCTTGAAAAGGGGCGCAAGGTTATCGTGGAAGGTAGGCTCGAACTTAAAAGATGGGAAACCAAGGAACAGGAAAAACGAACCAAACTATTCTGCGCCGCAGAAAGGGTTCATTTCCTCAGTGACCAAAAGGATTCGGAGCAAACGAAAGATTCTCAAGAGAATAAAAAGACAGAGGATGAAGTTTTAGAAGAGATTCCATTTTAATGGACAATATTGTATTCAAAGGTCCCCTAAATTCCCTTTCATTTGGGAACGTTTCTTTAAATTTCTTAAGATCTCTTAGGAACTTAAAAAAGGAAGTCTCTATTTTTCCCATAGGAGAAAAGGGGGACCTTTCTGCATTTGATTTACTGCCTCAAGATTTTAGGGCTTGGCTCCAAGAAGGGGTTGACTCTAGATTTCGTAAGGTTAGTTCAGACTCCCCCACGATTCAAATGTGGCACATAAATGGCTCAGAAAATAGAATAACTCGAAATCAAACTTTATATACATTTTACGAGCTTGACAACCCAACAGAGACAGAGGTTAACCTAGTCAACCTACAAGATAAGGTAATCTTTAGTAGCAGCTGCGCGGCTGACTTATTCAAAAGGAAAGGGTGCGAGAATGTTCATTTTGTACCCCTAGGTTTCGACCCCGATTTTCACAAAACCAATAAAGAATATCTAAAAGATAAGATTCATTTTGGATTAATGGGAAAATGGGAAAAACGAAAGCATACAGAAAAGATAATAAAACTATGGGCGGAGACTTATGGAAATAACTATAAATACCAACTAACATGCTGCGTATCAAATCCCTTCATAAAAGAAGACCAAATGAAACAGCTCTTGCTAAAACCTACAAACGGAGAAAGAATAGGGAATATAAATTTCTTACCTTTTCTCCCTAAAAACTCGCAAGTTAATGATTATCTTAATGCTATCGACATAGATCTATCTGGTCTAAGTGGCGCAGAAGGCTGGAATTTACCTGCGTTCAATTCATCAGCACTAGGGAAATGGAGCATTGTGTTAAATTGTGGGGCTCATAAAGATTGGGCAAACCCCTCAAATGCAATCATGATTGATCCAGTTGGTAAAGAACCTGCAGCGGACGGAATGTTTTTTCAAGAAGAAGGGGACTTCAATGTAGGGAATATATATAATTTTGAAGATAGCGATATGATTAACGCAATGAAAGAAGCAGAAGAAAGGGTCGGAAAGGAAAACGCTAAAGGTCTTGAGCTTCAGGAAGAATTTAAATACGATAACTCCATGTCTTCAATTTTAGAAATTATAGGTTCATAGCATAATATTATATATGCCAGCGTACGATTTCCAGAACCCCAAAACCCTTGAGATTAAAGAGGTTATATTAGGGATGAATGACGAAAAAGTATACATAGATGAAGACGGACTTGAATGGGTAAGGTTATTTACTGCGCCGAACCCCTCATTTGACACCTTAGTTGACCCTTACTCTTCAAAAGATTTTTTAGCTTCAACGGCAAACAAGAAAGAAACTTACGGAGATTTACTAGATCGAAGTAAAGAGCTTTCCGAAAAAAGGAAAGATAAAGACGGAAGGGATCCAGTCCAATCAAAGTGGTTTAAAAACTGGAGTAAAGAGCGCGGAGGGAAAAAACACCCGCAAGATAGGTAGAAACGGCTAACATTTAGGTGTAAACATATCTTGGTATGACCAACCAAGACCAGCCTGATTATAAAAAAAATCCCACATATTCCGACGAATACACGAAGTTTCAAGGCAATGCCGCATCGCCTTCGTTACAGTACAGATGGGATAGTCAATCTGGCGTCTGGACCCCAGATACTAATGAAGATAAGTTAGATACTATACTAAGAGTTTTCTCTGGTCAATTAAGCGGTATACATGTAGAAGCAAAACTCGATCATGATACCGTTGCTCACACATATTTGAGCAGTATATCTGGGTCAACCTCTGGAAGTTTACTGTTGGTGAATAAAACCAACAATCTCTTAGAAGAAACTATTAGCCCTCAACTCAACCAGCAAGTAGGACTCCTAGCGGGTAACCTAAGTGAACTACAAGGGATAAAATCTCTCGCGGAAACAAGCCTTCCCATTGCGGCAAACACCTTAACTGAAAACGTAAAATCCAACACGTGGCTTTCAGGAATCTCTGGAGAACTGGCAGACATAGAAGTTCATGTTTCTACAGATGCGGACACTAAAACACATGAATTACTTGAAAGCGTTTCTGGAACACTTACAGGATCACTCTTCGAACAAAAAGATTCCATTTCTCGACTCATTACCATAAACAATAGTTTAGATGACGTTATTGCAGTCTCGGAAGACATAGATAATCAATCCCAAAAAATAAACGATAAAATAACATCATCCAACACGTGGCTTTCTGGTATATCTGGCGAACTTTCTGATATAGAGGTCCATGTCTCTACGGATGCGGATATTAAAAGCCATGGCCTATTGGAAAATATCTCAGGAACTCTAACGGGAAACCTATTTGAACAAAGTGAGACCAGTGCAAAGTTAGAGACGCTTAAAGAGACAGCATCCAGCCAATACTTAAAACTTGCAGACATCAAGGATCAAACCCTTTGGAGCGTGCAACTTGAAACGGAACTTTTAAACAAAGCAAAGCAAACTAATATCCAATTATCTGGAATCTCTGGAGAACTTGCGGACATAGAGGTCCACGTCTCAACAGACGCAGACGTAAAAACCCATGGACTACTAGAAAGCGTTTCAGGTACTCTCACTGGTCAAATGACGGAAACGAATAGATGGCTCAAAGGCATCTCAGGAGAACTTGCGGACATAGAGGTCCACGTCTCAACAGACGCAGACGTAAAAACCCATGGACTACTAGAAAGCGTTTCAGGTACTCTTACTGGTCAAATGACGGAAACGAATAGATGGCTTAAAGGCATCTCAGGAGAACTTGCAGACATAGAGGTTGGAGTTACCGTGGATTCTGATGAAACGGCGCATGGATTACTTCGATCAATTTCAGGAGAGGCCCTCCTAGCAAGGCAAGATCTAGATAAAATCATACCGATTCTCAGTGGAAAACTTATAACATCTGACGCAAAAACCCATCAGGCGCTAGTTAATATATCTGGATTAGCAGAAGTAAACAACGCTTTATCAAGACTTCAATTTACAAAAAGAACAGACACGTTTACAGAAAAAATAGAAGCGGACCATATTCTAATGGAGGCTCCAGACTCTGATGTATACGGAAATAATCCTCCACCTCAATACGGAGTAGATAGAGACATCCTTGACGACCTATTTAACACTCAGTATAAAAACGGTAGAGACAATCCCAATACTCCAGAGGCGGGCCAGTTTTTTATATTAGACGAAAGCGCTCCAGATGACCGCCCAAAGCAAAGAAAATATGCATTTGACACGGAGGCTCAATATGCACTAAAGCTAGACTCATTCCTAGGGAATCAAGATGGCGCACAAAGACTAAGTGATCACGGGCTAGATAATATACAAAACGTAACAATTTTAAATGATTCTATTTATCCTATTAAAATATATTCAAGCGAAACAAACTACAAGAGTTTTTACCTATACGATGGACACAGCGTCTCTATAGACAACACCAATGCTAGCGACATAATGATTAAGAGAGATCATTTAATATCCGACTTCAACGTGGACTATACGATTACGTATCTAGATCCTAACGCAGAAATAAACCTAGAGAGGGTAGTCGGAGCGTTTGATCCTCCCGAGCCTCTCCCAGAAACAAGATGGACAACATGGGCCCCTCAAGCACCCTTAGCTCCAGAACCGCCAGTTGCCACAGAAAGCCCAGAAGTGCAGGGGTGGCTAATAAGCGAAACTCCTATAGTCAGAGAAATATCAGCAGGTTATGCGGGACTACTAGACAATGGAGCAATCTCATATATAGTGGAGGGTAAAGTATATGGAGCAAAACCAGCCGCTATTATTATAGTTTGGGGCGAAACAGAAGAAGGAGTGGATGACTATGAGGAGTGGGATGACTTTGCAGCACTTGGCGAAAAGAGCAACGAGAGCTTTAGCAAAGTTATCCTCGGATTAGAAAAGCCAGACTCCGCCCCAACATATTACAGCAGAGTAAAAGCTACAAATGAAGACGGAATCTCCGTATGGAGCGAAGCTTTCAACCTTTAACCATAAACTCGATCTCCCAATATGGAAATCAGACAAATAAAGCACTACCTAAAACGAACAGGCCCAGAGGAATTCGTAATAGGAGAAAACGTTTTAGACCCCCTTGTATGGGTCTCTGGACACAACGTAATAGTAGATGGAGTTTATACCCAATATATATCTGGAGCGGAAGCATGGGGATGGGGAGGCCCAAGCGAATTTGGATTCGCGTCAAGCGGAAATTTATTCGTTACAGGAAAAGACCTTTATGTTCTTCATAAGAATCTCTCTGGAGAACTATTCCAAACGGGTCAGAATCTCTACGCTCTCCACAAGAATCTCTCTGGAGAACTATTCCAAACGGGTCAGAATCTCTACGCTCTCCACAAGAATCTCTCTGGAGAACTATTCCAAACGGGTCAGAATCTCTACGCCCTCCACAAGAATCTCTCTGGAGAACTATTCCAAACGGGTCAGAATCTCTACGCCCTCCACAAGAATCTCTCTGGAGAACTATTCCAAACGGGTCAGAATCTTCAAAACGGAATACTTTTACTCTCTGGAGAGTTAAATAAAACGGGGGAAAACCTTCAAAATTATATTTCCCTCCTATCGGGAGAGCTTAATGCTACTGGACAATTATTGTCCGCAAGAATAGATGCTATAGATCCTAACGTTGGTACTCCAGATCATGACCACGAAGGTTATGTCACTCACCAAGAAGCGATAGCCTACTCAATTATCTTCGGGTAAATAAATCTCGTTTTTCGGAATGTCTGCGACAACTCCAGTCGCTTGATACAGCTGAAGTTCCGCTAAGTAAGGTAGCCAAAATTTGCCATTAGCGTCACCAGTGGTAATTTCCATTGGTTGAGACCAAACACTTCCGAATATCGAAGAGAAGATTTGATTCTCTGAATCTGCATCCTCAAGGCTTTCGTATAAAAACACCTTCATTACATCACACCCAGGGGCCTTCCCTCAGACTATTTTTAGATGGCATCATAACTGGACTTGTATTACCTCCAGGCAATTGCGGCATAGCACTCCCATTAGCTTGATATTTTGTATGAACCTCCTTGAGGACTGCGTCTCTGTCATCATCAGAAATTCTCTTATTCCACATTATATTCTCAGACCATAAGGATGTTTGAGTGCCAGTCAGATCAAGCTGGTTATTAGCTACGGTAACAGAAACGTCATTTGTAGATATAGTATCTTTATTAGGCATATTGCCATTGTAATTCGACATAATACTATTATACCATATGCTATTAGGCCTATTCGCAGGGGCCAATAACGACTCACCTAGCCCATTTCTCGTAGTCGTATTATTGTAGCCGTAACTCATCATGCTACCCTTCCTATAAGCAGTATCCGCCGTGTTTGTGCCATCCACATTATCCCCCGCATACCATTCATAGCCAGGTTCAACGTAGGGGTATCTCCAATATTTCGCGTACGCATGGCCATATGCATAACCATTATGCATGATATATTCACTCTTCGGGGTAGTCTTCACTCCATTCGCATCTGCGTCAGGAAGTTCCCATTTAGTGTTTATGGGTCGCAGGAAATCTTTATCACCAGGAGGGTTTGTGACCCAAAGGGCCTGCCCAAAGTCACCATCATAATCCGCTTTAATCGAACCCTCTGCCATGGGAGCCGATAAGGCTATAAAATTTCGTCCGTTTAATAAAATTTCTGCAGCTTTGCCATCCCCTGCAGATCTAAAAAATAAAGTATTCCAACCTAGATGACAATTATTAAAAATACCTGCCCTGGGATGAACATATCCCGCTGTGTGGTTTCTAACCGAATACCAGTAATAGCCGCCCCCATGCTTCATTGATGTACCGTGGACATAGTTTCTACCAAAGAAATACGCAGAATACCAAGGGAAAAAAGAATGATTCGTAACATCAGCAGGCTTGCAATTCATTTTTCTCCAGAAGCGCTCTTGATCACTTTCGTTAGCATAAACCGTATCAATTTCCTCATATGGCAGAGAATGCGCATAAGCGTCATGTAGGCCGCTTTGATCATCGCCAGTTCCCATAGCATAAGGAGACTTAAGTTTAAATACAACAAGTCCGCTACAGCCTCCATTGCTGAAGGCTAAATTACCCCCTATTCTCAAACCGCTTAAATTTAAAACCGAATCAACACACTTATACCTTAAGGTGGAATCGGGGTCTGCAGTCCCCCCGTCGCCAAAATAATAAACCCCGCCGTCCTTAGATAAAGTAAATTGACTTGAGGCATGGTTTGAAACCATATGATAATCATTACCAGACATATCCCTTATGCACCGCATCCTAATTCCAGGAGCAACACCATCATTAGAGTAATTATTATTAGCGTCATACCAACAAGCAGGGCCTGATGCACTAATAGGATTTGTGTCTGAAGTTGAACCAGCATTAATAGACTCTAATACTCTCCATGTGAGGTTGCTTTGAGCGTCTACAACGCCAAGGAAAACTTTTTTAGTATCCGTTGCAAAAAATATTTCCCCGTTCTTTACTCCCGTTGGATTATTTTGTGCATGATACGCACTAGCGCTTAAAATATAAGCTTCTGTATAATTAGCATTTGCAGTTAATTGTGTTGAATCTGGCATTTTATGTTATATTTAAATATTTACTAAGTAGATAATTTCTTACACTATTTCTTTTGTCATCCAGGTTTTTATTTCTATTTGGACCCTCTTCCCCAAAATATCCCATCCTTAAATACAAGTCCACAGAGCGCATTTGAGAATTCTCAGCGCTAACATATGTAGAGGTATCCCAATGCCAACTTGCCATCTTTTTAGCAGTAACCCAATTAGTGGGCATAACCCAATCATATTCAAAGTCTCCAATTCGAATATAGGTTTCCATTTTTATATTATCACGCATCTGGAAATTATCCTGCACACTGAATTTGAAATCGAAATAAGCCAAATCCTCATAATCCCAAGAAGTGGAAGGCGCGTTACTCCAATCAACGTAAACCAGACTCTCATTAATTTTAGGGGCGATTGGCCCATCTATAATCCCAAGATCATCATCAATAGTGAAGCTGCTAGAGAAATCGCCATCGTAAATAGCTTTATTCGCAACCTGCAGAGGCCCAAATCTACAATTACTCGACGTTTGATAATAAGGGGAACCAAAGTTAATTATAGTATGCTCAGCGCTATTCCCAACCGTTTCTTCAAAATTATCCATATCGTATGCCGACTGAGTTCCATAGCCGCCTGATGTTTTTTCTCTCAAATCTCCATGATAATAAACCTTCATATTACTACCCTCTTCGACAGGATACTCTCCAGCGGTGGCAGCTATAACCTTATCTACATTAAGCCACCCATAGGAATATTCAGTACCAGCCCCATCAGGCTGAATAGGATCTGTGTTATTTTTTCCGCCAGCTCCATCTGGACTATATTTCGCATTTCCCTTTACAGGATAACCCCAATATTCTCCCATCCAAGAATAATTACCATGACCTTTACCATCAGGGAGATCAGAGGGGTGAGAAACAAAATGAGGAACAGACACATTGTCAACTGGCAAATTTTCTATATTCGGGACAACACTTGTATCAGTATAATAAGTTCCACCATTATAATTAGAGCCATGCTGAGAAACGTCAGCGACCAGTGAGGCGCATCCGTCAAGTTTTCCATTAACGTAAAGCTCTAGTCTATTTTTTTCAGAAGCCTTATGCTTAACTACTGCAAAGTGATACCATTTATTATTCTCAAGCAAGGTTTCTCCCATTAAAAACGGGTGACTTGCTGGATATTCACCAGCTCTAGACTGCTTCCCTGGCCTTTGATTTACTACCGTTAATCTACCAGCACAAACCCCAATAGTTAACCAATAGTAAGATTGGTGCCCGCCTAAATTTATAAAAGAACCCTGAACATTTGCGTAGTTGCCAGGATGTATGTCATTTAAGACCATATTCTCAAAGCTGTTGGGATGATCCGTTCCCTCTTGCTGGGCGGCGGCATAATTGTAAGTGTTATTAAATCCTGCACTATTATATGAAGAATTATTTTGCGTCCACTCCCAATAGTTATCTCCATAATTAGGCTTTATAGGGGTAGCTTTATAAATAAACTCAAAAGTAACTTCATCCTCAGGGCCCCAAGACCATTTTCCATCCTTAATCCCCTGAATAGTTTCTTTAGGAGGGACACTAAAGGCGCCATCCTTTAGGGTGCACATATTATATGGCCACTGTCTGGATTTATTTATATAATTAAAAGGATACTGAGAACTTGTTGATGGAGCGCCTGGCCCTGGTAATCTTTGCTTTATATAGTAATAATAACCACCCTGTGTGGTTCCGTTATTGGGATTACCCCAATCTCCCCCATCGTTATCAGGGTCGTTCGTCCTATAATCCCCAGCCTGTGAGCCATTCCAAAAATAGTAGCCATTTTTTATAACAGGATATTTTTCAAACGTAACCACTTCATTTGTGGTAGGCATGGTTACATCAACATTTTCCTCCAGCTTGCCATAGTAGTCTGGGGATCTATTTTGAGCAGTGGTGCCATATGAATATGGAAGCAAGCCAGTTGTATAATGATTCTTAAATTGCATTCTATGTGAATGATCACTCAAATCCGTTGGGCCTGCAAAGTCATTAGAAAGCCAATGCGCACTATCCTCGGTTGCAGGTAAGTCCACGGCGCCAGTATTGAACGTCCACGGTAAAATGTGTCGCCTACCTATACCACTATAACCTAGCCCAGTATAATAAGAGTTATAGGCCATATCACTCCACATCCAATCAAAAGGATCGTCCATACCTCCTCCCCACGGCGCGTCCTGACTATGACCATACGCTTCATAATATGTATTATATCCAGTTACTCTATTAGAGAAAAAGCCCCCCGCTGGACTAAGCCAAAGTGAGTCATAATTTTTATCAGACGAAGTCTTGTAGCCATAGTTATGAATCAAAATCCCCTGAGGTCCATAGCTGGCCACCACGGAATTCCCACCTTGCCCATCATTGCCATTGCCGCCAAAACCTAACATTTGAGAATTGCCTATAATGGCGTGGTGCCTATTCTCATAGCTTCTCCTTGGCTTACCATGAATCTTTGAACTTTGACTTGCGCCCCCAAAACCTAAGACTACATGATTATAGTAAATGGGGTTAACTTTAGTATTGGAAAAATCCAGTGCCGCGAAAGCGTCGTCCCCTTTATCGGTGGTATAAAAAAGATTAGATTTTTTAGGTATATTCATTCCCGATTGCCGCCCATGTACATATTTATCGGTACTCCTAAAGTTGCCATCGACCTGACCGTATTGCTTCGCCGAATAGTTCCAATGCTCTCGATTCCCCAATGCGTCGCCACTCATGCCAGTCCACCCGAACTCTATACCAGTATGATAAAAAAGTTGACCACCTACGGTGATTTTATTTTTTTTGATTCTAGGAGTCACCCCAGTTCTCCCCTGATTTAACCATGATTTCTGCTTGTCCAAAGCTCGTGAAGTCACGTAACTTCCCGACCATCCAGTAATCCTAGATTCAATTAAAGAGCCATCATTATATATGTCATAGTTTTCAGCCCTATAAAGGGGGTGGCTCGCATAGTAGCTATATGGATACTTCGGAGCAATCACGGTATTTTTGCCAGCACGATCCTTGAAATTCTTAAACATTATCATGCTATTATCTTCTAGCATAGGTGCTGCGGCATGGCCAGCTTGAATTTCAGTGAAAGTTACGGAACCAGTCCCACTGGAAGAGCCTTCAGTAAGAATAACAGACCCAATTGGAGCGGATATGGAGACGGTTGAACCATTAACACTCCAAGAAAAATTCGAATGATTGTTTTGAAGAATAACCTTCAATTGCACCGCAAAATCTGAATCATCATCTCCGCTTGTAGTTATGGTGGTAGTCTGACCATTAACGGAAAGAGAAACCTCGTCGCCTTCAGTAATTGAGTCAAGGGTAATGTTCTGGATTTGATCTACTGCAGTCGCAAACCACTCAGGGTCCCAACAATAATCTGGAGCGCTAAATACTTGGCCAGCATAAGTTAAGGTTTCCGCAGGGCCTAAAATATTCTCCTGAAGAATACTTTCATAAGATGCCTCCGTCTCAAAAATAAAAACTCTCGGATCTATAGGGTTATCAAAAGTGCCGCTATAATAAATACCAATCTCCTTCCTCTCGGCATCCATAGTGTAATATCCATTTAAAAACCCAGTACCAGTAGCTAGTTGAGCCAGCCCGTCATCATCAACATCGCTCCCGACGGGCGCCGTTGGAGTAGAACCTACTCCACCCACGGTCGCCTCTTGAGGTAAAAACTTTATCCATGTAGTTTCATCCTCTGCAAAATATAACACGTTAGTATCCTTAGCAAAAGCAATTCTTCCTGCTTGACCTGGATTAATGGGAGATGACGGATCATTACCCACAATAGAAGCGGCGTTCTCAATCTCTAGGGCATCTAAATTAATTAACGACATTTTTATACAGGGCTCCCTTGATAGTACACTAATTCATTAGTTTCTGAGGATAAAATATACATACGATTAGTGTCCTTTGCGTAATAAATACTATTAACAATTAATTGGTTAAGCTGGTAAAGGCCCAAAATCTCCGCCTCAGTATCAAAAACGAACCAATCCCAACCAACTGGAAGCTCAGGTATACCCACCATCTCCACGGGCTCATTAGTTTTAATTAATATATTCATCGACTGATGAGGCTCATTAACCTGAGCGCTCAATTCCAGCTCAAAACCACTAGAAGTGACATTAGAAACTGTAGTTGCATAACTGGGAGTAGGATTGCCACTTGCAATAAGTTGAGTAAATACTGTCGGCGTCGTATTCGCGGGAACATTAAAAGTGTCGGGAAATGGAACTAAGCCTTTCCTGAAACCTTCAGGAATAGTCCACATAATAACCAACTCATTTGAGGCTTGGGCGAGTTGATCTGAAAGTTTAACTGTGGGATTTTTTCCTGGGGGCTTAACAAGCTCCAGTCCATTAGGATCGGTTTCAATATCCAAAAATAGAGAATCAATATACCCGACTCCCGAACCAACGCCGTCGCCGACCCCGCTTAAGGTTAATCCACCTCCGCCACCAGCTCCGCCCCCGTCGCCAACAACAGAGGACCCGCCAATTTTCTTCCACAAATAAAGGTTGCCATCGTTAATTGCATTAGGATTATCTTCCGAAATCCAGGCGACCCCAAGGGAATCAAGGGAAAGCATATTTTTAGAAACGGGAATTTCTGAGGCGAAATCATAAGATGCATCGAATTCTATCTTATGAAGCTTCTGCGGAAGAACGCTTAATACGTTTCCTAATTGAGCCCTTGCGTCAGAGTCAGTACTCATCTTATATAAGCTCCTCCAATGTTATGTATACGGTGGTAGAGTCCTGAGGGGACCATTGAGCCCTCGCATCTGAATCTAAAATTATAGATGAAGAATCCGCCGAGAGTCCGAACTCTGCGCCCACTCCACCCCCAAGACTAGAAGAAGACACTTCGGAGTTAAAAGGCACATTAGCCTCGTTTCCAGAATTAACCTTAAGGGTTAAATTTTCCATCAACCCACTCTTGCTTTTAATTTTTGCAGGGTTCACCACAACAGTGCCAATTGGAATTTCCGAAAGAGCCTCTACGCCATTTTTAGATATTTCCCTTTGAACGAACCCACGAACCTGACTACTAACTGTTATTGGAGAACCTTGTGAAGAGTATTTTGTGGTAGTAAGAATGATATCAAAAGGAGTTTCTCTTGCCGCAGAGTCCAGAGATTTGACTTTAATTTTCCAATTTTTTGCATCAACCTGAACCGCCGAACTAGCCCCAGGGGATGTGATTACAGTTCCGTCACCAAACGGATCCTGATCTGCAAATAAATCAAGACTACTTAAAGAAACGTTTGAAGTCACAATGATTTCATCTTCATGGCCATCGCCTGGCCCAGATCTGACAGCATCAACATTTAAAGTTAAAACTGGATCGTTTCCATCCTGAACTATAAGGGAAGGGACCGAGTTATATTCGACGAAAGCTCCATTGGTTGATCTTAAAACCTTCAAAGAGAACGGTGAAAGAGTTTGCTCGGCGGAACTTGGCCCACTTGAAGCTTTAACCTTTATTTTCTGCCCATCATTTAATAAGTTACTATCATCCCAAGCATGACTCACATCCAGAACAATGTCACTATATTGCAAATCAAACTGGAAATAGTCTGTACCTCCAAAGTTTCCAGCTACATTATATTCCGCGACGCCATCCCCTGGTCCTATAGCAAGGCCGCCATGAGAATACGCTGGATTTCCAACAGAAAAAGAGGGGGAAGTATTATCAGTATTTAATCCATTAGTTGATTCAAACCAATCCTCAGAAACATTCCCCTGAAGATCTTTAATCTTAATTTGAAACGTTTGATCAGACGCAATAGCGTCCGCATTAGTAATATTAACTAAAAAATGAGTATCCCATGAACCTCCATTATCCACAGATGGCCCATACCAGGTTGCTTCTAGAGACTCCAAAGAACGAATAATCCCAGCATCATTCTTAAATATCACAGACGAAAGAGGCTTATCAGAGGTTACCTTGATTAAGACTTCATCTCCATTTTTCACTGCGGTTTGAGTATGCATATCAAACCCAGTAGTATTCCCAGGGGTAATGAATCCACCTAAGTGAGAACCCATAAAAGGATATTCATTACCGCTGCCACAATCCCCATAGCTACCATCCTGAATTTCAAAAATAGCATCCTCAACTTCTGGTAAAGCGGAGCGCTTAATAGATATTTCAGTACTCCTTTCTCCGTTAAAAAACAAATAATATGTAGATAAACTATCCCCATCGTCATACATTAAAGAGTCTAAGGTTGAGATATCCACCTCTGTTTTCCAAGAGTAATCATTTTGATCAAGAGTTAAATTATCTGCAGAAATATAAACTGGCGCAGCTTCGTTAGGAGTTTCGCTCGCTTGTCCAGTTTGATAATAGTAAACTCCAGTAGGTTTATAATTTTGAGAATCCCCACGTTCAACCAAAAGGTTAACGGTAACCGAATCTTCTGGCGTAGATGCACCAGTCCAAACCGCCCCGTATTGCAGGTCGCCCTCCATACTTACGGCTCCAGCGCTAGAATAAAGGCCTGTAACGAATATAGGGCCTCCCTTCGGAGAGTCTTCGGAGAAGCCTCCGCCGCCACCCCCACCAACAGACTGCCAAATCAAATTATCAGCATCATCTTTAATTGAGACATAACTTAAGCCTGCAGAACTAATTGCAAAAAGATTTTCTTGCAAAGGAACTTCTGAATTAAAATCATAATCATCAGCAACCTCAAACCTTGACAATTTAGACGGAAGAACAGTTAAGACATTCCCGAGTTGGCTCTTGGCATCATTTAAACTAAAGCTCATACTACACCGCCTCCTGTATGTGAATTATTACTGTCGCACCCTGTCCCACTTGCGCAAGAAACTGACTATCAAACCATATACGACTTTTATCATGATTCAAATTAAACTCAGCAGAGCTGGAGGCATCCGCCTCTCCTACCTCGGTAATGTTTGAATTATATGGAATATTACCCTCATCGCCAGTCCCAACCTTAACAGTAATAGCCTGAGAGGTTCCAGTTTTGCTTTTAATCTTGTTGACGTTTTCGACAGTAGTAGCATAGGAGTCATTATCACCTTTAATTAGTACGCCCGCTGCATTTACAACCCCATTTTGATCGGTCGTAATTACTTTAGTTGTAAAACCTTTTACGGTTATTTGTCCCTGCTGAATCGGAACTGCGAACATCTCTTCCCCAGAAACCTTCGTTATTTTATACGTTGGGTAACTTTGAAAAGCTCCAGGGCTTGCGCCGTTATAAATGGTTACTGAAGTTGGTCCCATAGACACAAAGCTAGTATTGCCACTTGAATCAGCCGCAGGAACCCCTTCATCCTCTAGGCCCCCACTTAATTGAGAAGAAGAATTTATACTAATATTCTCATTATTTCCATTGTCATCACCAGCCCGAATAGTTTTATTGCCAACGGTTAACGTTGGAATCTTCATATACTGTTGAAGAAAAACAGAAGGCGCATTAATCCACGAACTCTCTTTGCCCGTGGGTTTATAAAAAAGTTTAACCCTAAATGGTTGCTTTGAGGCTTCCTCCTCAGACATTATATCAGATCCATCCATGAACTGTACAGAGCCTGAGGCAGGTTGAGCAGTAGTTGGAGTGTTCCCGCTTTGATCATTCGCTCCACTGGGCACATTCCAATCCCATAATACAGCCTCTCCACTGTTTCCATCTGTGCCAACAAAACTCAAAAATTCAACCTTCCAATAAACTTCTGCAGGGCCAGAATAAGTAAGATTATAAGTAAACGGATCAGTTTGAGCTCCCTGCTGTATGGCGGGATTTCCGTTGTCGTAATTTGGAGAGCTAATGCTCATTGTAGGGCTGTAGTTATTTGATACTATAGTTGCGGACCCTCCAGAAGTCCCTGGGGAAAAATCTGTACTAGCTTTAACATCAGACCAATTACCCTTATCATCTTTCACCTTGACGGTAAAGGATTTATTTTGGTCGGAGGTATTACCTACTGAAATGGTTCTGTCAACTTCGCAACTATAACTACCGCCAGACTCTAAAGTTGTAACACTAATTATTCCACTAAGCCCTCCTCCTAATTGAATTTGCTCAAAGTCCTTATCTGCGGCAACTTTAATCTTTACAGTATTCCCATTCCTTACTTTGGTTTGATGAGTAATTTGGCCAGCCCCAGCATTAGCAGAATGCTGAACCCCTGCTTGATCCGTAAAGCTTGCACTATAGGCGGGGTATATAGACACACCATCTTGCTGGATAAATTCAGCAGCAGTAACCTCTGGAGCAGTTTCAAGTTTTGCGCTTAATTCGGTTGAGCGTTCCCCATTCTTAAAGACGTAGTAAACCCTTTTGCTTGCATCAATTAAGCTATCATTAATTGAGAGAGTAACTTGCTTATTCCACGAGTAGCCGTTAGAATCTTGCTGTAAAGACATAGGGTCAACGTAAACTGGATTATCTTCATTAGGAGTTTCCCCAGCTTGTCCAGTTTGATAATATAAAACTCCAGTTGGCCTATATAATTGAGAGTCCCCTCTTTCCACCATAAGGTCAACCTTAAAACTGTTTTCCGCAGTAGAAATATCAGTAATAAAATTTTGATCATCGCGAGATTCGATATTAATACTTCCAACAGATGCGGTCACATTATCTATAAAAATTGGCCCTCCATCGATACCTCCTCCTCCAGCAATCTTACCCCCTCCAGGCCCTTGAAGACCTTCGGTTACTATTGTATCAAAATATCCAGTCCTTCCCCTAAAAATATAACCACTAATATCACCCGTAACGTCAAGGTCAACAATGCTTTGAGTTCTAGTTTCCCCAGACACAATCAAGTCACCAGAAATATAAACGTCACTAATAAAAGTCTTTTCTCCAAATATGACCTGATCGTTATTCGTGCGAACAAAAGTATCCCCAGAAATATAGGTATGAGAAACATCTCCAAACTGGTTAATAAAATCTGGCATTACCCCCAATCCCCCGTTGAAATATTTTGAACCTCGGAATCGGAAAGTTGAATATCGTAAATTCTTATATCATCCATTAATCCATCCCACTTATACCAGTGCCATTCAACAAAACCAAAATAAATTCCACTATCAAATCCATCATTAATAGGGTAATCATAATTAAAGAAAGTCTCCCCCCCAGGTGCGCTATGATTTATTCCAGTACCAAGAATGCCGTCAAGATATATTCGAAGCGCACCTCCGCTACTAGTAACAGAAAGGTGATGCCACCCTCCATCAAAAATATTAATACGATTCCCGCCGCCATCAGTATGAGCAAAATCCGCCCCATACTGAGTGCCAATGGTATTGCTGTTGTACATAAAGAAACCTATTCGCGGGCTTGATGCCCCCTCCCGAGCGCCTAATATAAAATTTCCCTGAGTGTCGTCTGGCTGAAAATATTTTTTAGTAGCCATTATAGCTGAATTACCATTCCATGAGGAATCTGCTTCACTCTTAAGCCAAAGACTTATGGAGAAAGGCTTTTGCTCAAATTTAAAAGAGCTGTTGCTTGCTCCTATATCCATGTAATTACCCACACCTAAGTTATTTGCATCTCCGAGGCCATTTAAATGTAAGGAATTATTTTTCTTTCCCGCAACCCATTGATCGTCGTCTGCTCCTGGATTTTTAATTTCCGCAGTAACTGCCCCAACTGAGTCCGCAGCATTCGAACCAGAGCTTTCATCAAATTTCCACCAATTAACAATATTCGCCTGCCTGGTTACTGCAGCTGGATAAGTACAAGATCCATCATCTACCGTGGCCAAGTGATTGTAATTTGTTGCAGCGGAATCAGTACAACCCTCTACCACTGGATCATTTCCACCCTGAAGCTCAACTACAGGAGGACAAATATAGCCAGTTCCTGGATTTGTAATTACAACTTCGTGAACTTGACCACTATCAGTTAACGTTACCGTTGCGGTCGCGTTTTGACCCTGACAACCAGTGAAAGTGATGGTTGGCGGGGATGTATACCCAGCTCCTGGAGCAGTAACTACAACAGCGCCAACACCATCACCATCAAGCGTTGCAGTTCCCTTAGCATTGCTGGAATAATCGCTAGAACCAATGCTCATGAAGGTTAAGGTGGATGTCATTGTACTCATTCCAGTCTTTGCAACGAGCCTTTCACCTTCATCCAATATAAACTTCTCCTGTCCAAAATAAAAGGTTTCACTAGGAGCGACAGCCACGTTATACGCTAAAACATTAGATTTCGACGGCTGAGAGTTATTAGATAATGCATAAATACTAATAACGTTAGGCTGATTTCCATGATTACAAAAATACATTCCAACATTAGCCAACCTAACCCCCGCTCCAGCGGATAACAGAGTGGTATAATTACTATTAACTGTTACGTTCGCTATCATTCTCCTGATTCCTACTGTGGTAGTAAAGTGCCGCAGCGTACAGGTCCAATGAATCGCGTTCCGAAATATCTAAGATTTCCTTCATGGGGACAAGCTTAACGATTTCATTATTGTCCCGAACGCATGACTCTATAGCCTGTTCCCATTCATTCTCTACCTTAGACGCAATAACCGACTTGCAAAGCTCATCTAATATCTCTGATTGAGCCTTACTGATTCTCTTTTTGTTTTTTTCCTTTTTTATAACACTTACTGCGTAAGACTTTAAATTTTCTGCCTTATAAATTATATTTTTTATATCTTCTGTTGATATAACGCTAGAAGCTTGCCCCTGCGGTCCCGTGGCACCCGTTGGTCGACCAGATTCCTTCGGAGGGGTTCCAGTTTGAGACTGTTGGCGCATTTCAGCCTGCTGATTTAGGGTATTTTCTGAAATTTTTTCCTTAAGCTTTCGCTCTTCGTCCGCACCTGCAGCTTCAACGGTGGGCATTCCTCCTACGAGTGGATTAAAGTAACCCTGCTCTCGGTTAACTAAATACTCCTCCTGGGAAGATGCGAGCTCCTCAGGCTTTGGATAGATTCCTGTCTTAATTGCATTAATACCTTGCTCGGGGGTAATTATACCCAGCTCTAAAAGTCTGGTCGCAACCCTCTGAAGCTGAACCTCATCCTTAATATCAATTTCTTCAAATTTTGCGATAGGATATTTCCTAAATCCAAGATTCTGACAAATCATTTTGATTTGAGGCTGAAGGAAATCAGTCAAAAATGCGTTCCTTGCCTCCTTTAGTCTTTCTAAAAATATTTGAGCCTTAACCTGAGTATTACTATACCTTTCATCCCCAACGATAATATTCTGAAGCCCCTCTTTAATATCCTGATCTACAATTTTATATTTTTCAGATCCTAAAACTTTATTTAAATCAGGAATAACAAACTCTGCATTGGTAGTATAATCACTGACAAGCACACGCCCCACGCTTTCATTTTTAAAAAGCTCCTGCATTGCTGCCATATTATTAGGATTTATACCTCCGTCATCAGGTTTTGCTCCCATCGTAATTAAAAGAATTACATTTTCAATAGTACGACAAATAGCCTGATCTATCTTCTTTAATTCGATTTTAAAATTAATATCCTCCAATACTGGGTAACCAAAGGGAATGGCAAACGGCTCATAATCCTGCTTCTTATAAAAAGAATAGCTCAATTTTGCAGGGTCAAGCTGATACTCCAAGCCAGTTTGCTGATAATTACCCTCTTTGATTTTTGTTTTAATTTCTGGAGGTAAACCTTCTAACACTTCTTTATCGTAATCAGTCTTGGGATTCGCCAGGACCTCGATATCGTATTCGGATAAGACTTTGAAGTATGCTCCCTCAGCAAACGAAGTAGCTCGCTTAGCAGAGATGTCAAAAGGATTAAGCATTATATATTTAACAGGCAAAGTCCCAGGTTGCATTAAGCCCTCCTCGCCATAAACCCTACTCATTTCCTTAAAGGCTGTTTGATCAAATTTACCATCAATTCTATATAAAAATATATTGCCAGACCTATAGTATTCTCTAAAATATTGATCTTTAAGGTTCCCCATTTTAACCCTATCGAACCATTTATAAATAAAATCGACAGACTTAGAAACTCCACCCTCTAAATATAATGTAGAATTAGCGAACTCAGACATAACGTCAACCGCATTGCGAAACACTGCTATATTTGTATAAGCCTTTTGACAGAGCTCGATAGCATCCTGTACAGAAACTCCATCTTCACCAACCTGATAAGGAAGTAAGCCAGAAGCAATATTACCATGCTTCTCCTTCTTAATTGATTTATGTATTTTATTTTTTCTGGCAGCGTCAACAATTCTTGACCCAGTCCTAGAGTAACTACCCTTAAGGACCTCAAAAGATTCTGTCCCATCTCCCAAGTATGGATCTCCAGTTAAAATTGGATTAGGAGAAGGCTGAATCTCTACTTGGTCTGCCCTGGAGAATTGGTCCCAATAGGAAGACTTTTTAATGTATTTTCGCTTGCCCATCAGAGTTATAATACACAAACTTTATTAAAGTTACATGAAAAGTTAAAAGTTACTTTGGAGACTTTTTAATAGGCAGAGTTTTATTCTTTCCTTTTAAATAACAGTGTACATTCTGATCAAGATGAGGATTCTTATAACAGCAGACTTTAGCACGGGAATATTTTCGAACGGACAAAATCAAAATATTTTCGCTTTATATAATATATTTCAGTCTCTTGGGCACGAAACCTTACTTGTTGCAGAAAAACATGCCCTAGAAGACGAAAACATAGCGGTAAATAAAAAAGTTTTATTGGACAACTACGAAGTTTGTTCAATGAAGGAGGTCATGGATCAGGATATAAAATGTGATCTATTTATACAAGCAGCTATAACCTGGGGAGAGGATTGGATAAAAATATTAAGAAACCGAAATCCATCAATTAAAATCATACAAGTCAATTATGGCCCAAGACTCTTCATAGATCTTGAATTTTGCATCAATGGATCAAATGGAGGAGGAATGGGAAGACAGAGAAGCGTAGACGAAGTATGGACCTCCCCCCATTATGACTATTCTATAGATTACTATAAAATTACAAATGAAACAGAGAGCGTAAAATTCATTCCCTACATATGGTCCTCAGAAACTATAGAAAATGAAGAAAAGAAATTAAACCAAAAAGACAAAACCGCCTTTTACAGTCCTTCAGAAAATGTAAACATTGCAATAACGGAACCGAATAATATTGTAAAAAATTGCATATGTCCCGCACTTATATCAGAGGGGCTTTATAATGAAAATGCAGACGCAATAAACTCGGTTCATATTTGGGGCAGTGATCACTTTGCAGATGAAAGTTACTTTTCTAACTATTTTCTGCAATTAGATTTAGTGCAAGACGGGAAGATGTTCTTCGAAAAAAGATTTCCATTCCCATTTATTTTTTCAGAGCACTGCAACTACATTGTTTCCCATCAACACATGAACGCGCTAAACTATACCTATTTAGAAGCGCTCTATCTGGGTATACCCCTTATTCATAATTCAGAATTTATAAAAAATGAAGCAGGCTACTATTATCCTGGATTTGCTCTAAAACAAGGAGTTTCAGCATTAAAAAATGCAATATCAAACCATAATGATAATCTAGAAGATTACAAAGAAAGGGGTAAACAAATAATTTGGAGATACAACCCAGACAACCCCGCCGTCCAACAGGCTTATAAAGATCTTCTATGAACATAGGGATAACAATTAACACAGCAATCAACCCAAGAAACTCCTCAATAAATCAGTTAATAATTTTTATTGCGGATACCTTAGCTCGTGCTGGCCATAAATGTTTTTTGGTAACAAATAAAAAATTCAATCCACGACACAAAAGCTCTGGGTTTGACATATTAAGGGCGGGTCATTTTTTAGCCAGATTCGATCCTCATGAAAAATCACCAACTCCTTTTGATGTTTGCATTGAAGCTGGTTTTCAATATGAAGCAGACGTAGCCAAGGAACTAAAGCGTAAAAATCCAACTTGTAAATTCATTTATCTATGCCTTGAAGATCACTACATGTTAGACAGTGAAATGTCCACCTCAAATCACCCAAATCCTCCCCAAAGATTAATTCGTCAATTTGATCAAATTTGGACCTGGGACCATTTAGCGAGAACGATTCCTTATTTAGAGGCAACGTACGCCTGTCCAGCGAAAACCGTACCGCTAATTTGGGACTCCAAGTTTCTTGGAGAAGAGATAAGAGACTTAAAAATAAAAGGAAAATCTCCTTTTTATAAAAGCGAAGAAAAGAATACGGTTTGCATATTCGAGGAAAATAAAAATATAACCTCAACATGTCTACTACCGCTTGCAATATGCGAAAAGCTCAACCATAAACATCCAGATATAATAGATAAAGTTATTATTACAAATTGCGAAAAGATACGAACAAGCACCCGCTTTAAACAACTGTCAGCAAACCTATCCATTTGTAAGTTGACCCCACCGAAAGTCTTTTTAAACAATAAATGGAGAAACCCGCAAGCCTTAAGTAGGTGGGGCAAAGTAATAATAACAAACCACTTGCAGGGAGATCTCGAAGTTAGACATTTAGAATTTCTTCACCTAGGGTTTCCCTTACTTCATAACTCGGAAGCAATTAAAGAGTTTGCTTACTATTATGACGTAAGAAACATACAAAATGCAGTAAATCAGCTTCGCTATGCCCTAACAATGCACGATGAAAATCTAGATTATTACAAAGGCCAAGCAAAAGAATGCCTAGCGAAATTCAGCACAACTAATCAAAAAAATATTAACGCTTATGATACAATAGTCAAAATCTTATGATCTCAAAAATAGACAAGTTCATCTACATTCATATACCTAAGACTGCAGGTTGCAGTATTGAGTTGGTTTTAAAAGAAAAATTCAAGGACGCCACCACAATATCTGAGGATCCTAATTGGAATTGGCCCACAAAACATGACTCAATAATTGAATATGACGTATCAATGACGGATCCCCTTAACGATTACTTCACCTTTACCTTTGTGCGAAACCCATGGAGTCGTATGGTATCTCTTTGGAAACATCTAAAGTGCCCCAAAGCTCCTGCTTCCCAAAGTCTAGGATGGGCGGATATTGGAGGGACCTCAATACCAAACATAGGATTCGAGGAGTTTGTTTTTGATTTCTGGAAGATGATAAAATTAGCTCAAAATGCGCATTGGTGGAACCCACACAGAAAATATATGTTTAGCGGACCACAGTTAAATTTTATCACAAACGAGAAAAATGAGATGAATTTAGATTTTATCGGAAGATTTGAAAATCTTCAAAATGATTTTAATTACGTGTGTAAAAAATTAAACATAACCGAAGAAACGCTACCTCACGTAAATTCAACTCCCGACCCCAGGCCCTACCAAGAGTACTATAAATCACAAAAATGCATAGACGAGGTGGCAAGCATATACAAAAAAGACATAGATTTTTTCAAATACGATTTTTAAATGATTATCTCAAAAGAACATAAATTTATATTTATCCATATTCCCAAAACAGCAGGCTCTAGCATGAATATGGTCTGGGGAGAGGGGAATTACGGCTCTCAACAAGCCATGATAAGAGGCGTAGAATCCTCGGATGGCTTTAAAAAGATTCGAGTCTCTATATTTAACGAAAAAAAGAATTCTTTATATTTTGAAAATTCAGTTGATTATGCCCATCCGTTTTACCCAATTAATAAATTCCTGGTTCAGCCCTACATCGATGACCCATCCTATTTTTCCTGCGCCTTCGTAAGAAACCCTTTTGATAGGGTAGTTTCAGCCTATACTTACGCTTCAAGAAGGAAAGAGTTTGAGGGTAACGAGGGAAATACAGATCCAGACTTTAATTTTTCAAGCTTCACAGAATTCTGTAAAAGCTATCTAACTAAAGATGATCTTTGTGACCCAGTGACAAAATATAACGTCCACTTCCTCCCGCAATATAAATTCCTCTATGATCCCGAAGAGGCGGATTCCGATAACGGAAAACCTTTTGTTTCATATGTAGGAAAATTTGAGAATATTGAAAAAGATTTCAACTATATCTGTAAAAAAATTAACATTAAAAATGCAACTCTCCCCAAAATAAGAAATCAAAAAAGAAAAAAGCATTACAGCGAGTATTACGACGAAGAATCCAGAGCTATTGTTGAGTCTGTATACAAAAAAGACCTAGAGTTATTTAACTATTCTTTCGAAAGTCCAATTGCACAAAAAACCCAAAAGAAGCAAGATGTAACAGAATTTGCAAGTAGATACGTTCCCACCTCAGTACAAGAAGCCTCAACAAAAGAAGGGAACATTTCCTACAACACTGGCCAGGATGTTGCAGTGATAACCATCTCCAACGAAGGGCGTCATTCGATCGAGGCAGAGAATAACGTTTTAAGATACGCAAACAAACATAATTATACTGCTTATATATATAGAGAACAAGGAACGGAAAAGTATCGAGCCATAGCAAGTCATATTAATGAACATAAATACATACTCTTTATTACAGACTCCATGCTTATTTGTAATCCAGAAAATATGATTGAAGATTTTTTCAAAAACACTACTAAGTATTTAATATTAAGCGAAAAAAGTGAAGCGTGCATGATTAAGTGTCATCAGTATACCAAAAATTTATTAGAAAAAGCAAATGGGGAATCAGATTTTAAAGAAATATTAAAAGCCTCGGACCCGTCTGGCTTTAATTTTAAAATTATTGATGACGAGAGACTTTGCCTCGACCATTGCCCTCAAAGCGAAAAGAATCCTTTCTTACGGAACTTCTCTAGTTACACCGAAAGCAGTAAATTTTTGTATATGAAAATGTATGCTGAAAATATTTTATAAAAATCATATCAGACTGTTCCCACAAAGCTAGTTTTCTTTGTACATATAAGTATGGCTATCTTCAACACAGAGAAAGTCAAGCTAAATGGCGGAGCCATTCTAGCTAATAACGCAGTCTCGAGCAAGCTCACGGTTGACTCTGGTAGCGGTGCAAAAGATCTCGCCCTCGACGATGATCTTAACACCGTTTCTTCCGCAGTAACCACTGAGTCTACAGCTCGTTCGAATGCCGTTAGCACATTGAGTGCCGCGAAGAACACCGTTTCTTCCGCAGTAGTCAGTGAGTCTACAGCTCGCTCTCAGGCGATCAGCACATTGAGTGCCGCGAAGAACACCGTTTCTTCCGCAGTAGTCAGTGAGTCTACAGCTCGTTCGAATGCCGTTAGCACATTGAGTGCCGCGAAGAACACCGTTTCTTCCGCAGTAGTCAGTGAGTCTACAGCTCGTTCCCAGGCGATCAGCACATTGAGTGCCGCGAAGAACACCGTTTCTTCCGCAGTAATCAGTGAGTCTACAGCTCGTTCCCAGGCGATCAGCACATTGAGTGCCGCAAAGAACACCGTTTCTTCCGCAGTAGTCAGTGAGTCTACAGCTCGTTCGAATGCCGTTAGCACATTGAGTGCCTCGAAGAACACCGTTTCTTCCGCAGTAGTCAGTGAGTCTACAGCTCGCTCTCAGGCGATCAGCACATTGAGTGCCGCGAAGAACACCGTTTCTACAGGCATGAAGGCTAATTCGACCAACATCGCTACGCTAAGTACTGCCGTAAGCGATCTTGACGGTGAATCCGAAGTAGGTTCTGTCGCAATAGGGAACAACCTTGCCTCCAAGGCAATTACGTTCTCTCAAACGTTTTCCTCTGCTCCCAAAATCATGGGAATGCTTAGGAATTCTGCAGGCGATCCTATTCTTGCTGTACAGCTAAGTGGAGTCTCCACCTCGGGGGCTACCTTCATCTTCTCGGATGAAACGCCTAGCGCAGATTATAGCCTCGACTATATTGCTTCATTGTAATAGTTGAGATAAACTGTTAACCTAAGGGCGGGGGCTTTCCCCGCCCTTTTTTTTGTGTATTTAGCTGCATGAATCCTGACGAACAAAAATCCTCCAGGTTTCGAAAACTTAAATATAAATCTAAATATATAGAATTAGATTATAATGAAACCAGAGAAATTTTCCTAGAAGCTAAAAAGGAATGGGTAGAGGCAATAATAACTCATTGCAAAGAAAACGACATACCAAACCCCCTAACCCAAGACCCTCCAGGAAAAAAAGCAGCAACAGAACAAGAGGATCTAATATTTTCCTCAACACAGATAAAAGACCTTTATAGAAAAATTGTAATCCTAACCCACCCAGACAAACTTATAAATAAACCAAAAAGCGAAGCAGAGAAAAAACAAGCCCTCTATAATAAAGCAACGAAGGCAAAAAACAAAAAGGACGTAGATTCTCTACTAAAGATAGCAGTCGAGTTAGAAATTGACCTATCACATCTTGACATGAGGTGCTTAGATCTACTAGAGAATCAACTCAATAAAAAGGAGGCTGAAATTAAAAAAATGAGGGAAGATATTGCCTGGCATTGGTACTATGCGGGGAAAAATAGAAATCAAATGATTTCAAAAATCTGCCCGAAGCCAAACAAAGAGGTGTAATAAAAGACATGAACTCCTCCTTTAGATATTCAAACGATTCCCGCCCCCACCCCTACACAATTGTTGACTTTCGATCTCCCGTACCAAAGGAAACGTTTAAAATCACTGGCATTAGCATTGGAGCTGGTGAATACAGATATAATCAAACATTCTGGGTGCAACATTGGCTAGATAATAAAACAGAATCCACAGTAAATGCGGGGACCGCAGAATTTACAACTAAACTCAACTATGACGACCCCAATATAGCGCCATGGGTAAACGGACAGCCTTATGTCATAGGGGACATTGTCGGGTCTGACTCTGAAGACTACTTTCAGCTGATTAGTGATATTAGCGGAGGAGATTTAGCAACAAGCCCTAGCTTAAGTAATAAATGGAAAAAAATTAAAGTAAGGTATGCATGCTTTGCGCCCTTAGCAAACGAGCCTTATTGGAATACCTCTTTTTCGCATTGGTCAAGGGGAACTCATGGTACTAAGGCGGATGGGACAAACTCGGCCCCGCTCATAATCGCCAGAATATCCGATTCAGAAACTGCAAGTCAGCCGCTAGTTATTGCAGCGATGTCAACCTTAACTCAGGCGCAAATAGATGGCGCATCGAATAGAGACCCTCTAGCCACATACTCAAACAACTCCATCATTAAGGACTCGGACGGAATGTATTATAAAGCAAGCGGGACAGTACCTCCAACCACACACCCCTCACCCTCCTTTCCAAGGCGTAGCGCGGACAACACTATCCTTCCTTCCTGGATTCCACTTGGGAAACAGGTGCCAGAGGACGGATTTACAGGCAATGAAAATGATACAGGCGACCTTGGGACGCTAACTTCGAGATTACAAAGGTATGAGTTTTTAAATTTACTCGAAGAAACAACCAGCGGCGATAACTCAATATGGACTGACCAAAATTTAGTGATTGACGGGGCATCTTGGGCGACTTATAAATATGCAATTAATGCCGCTGGAGAAACAATTCACATTCCCACCTCTAACCAAACGCCAGATCTTACAAAAGTTAAAGGCGAGACTGGCTATTACGGAAATGACAAAAAAGGGCATTACGCAAATAGCAATAGAGCGACAATAGCTGGATCTTCAGAATTCGACGCAGCATTTCAATATCCAAACTCCAGTAGAAACTTAAATAATACATAAATCAATGTACTTTGCATTACTTACTTTATTTTGCGCGCTTAGTATATCTGCTATCGCAGCGTATTTTAGTATTATAGGCTTGGCCACAATATTCCCTGGCTCTACTTCTGCAGTAATAATCATGGGGGCAGTTTTAGAAGTAGGTAAAATTGCCGCAGCGGTCTGGCTCCATAGGAATTGGAAAGAGGCGCCGAGATTAATCAAAGCTTACCTAACTGGCGCAGTAATCGTCCTGATGGGGATAACAAGCATGGGCATATTCGGATTTCTCTCTAAAGCTCATATAGAACACCAACATACTATGGATAAATCAGCAGCATCCATTAAGCAAATAGACGATAAAATTAATAGAGAGAAAGAATATATTGCTCGCCAAAAAGAGCTAATAGAAAAAACAGAACAGAGAGTTGAGTCCTCAGAAGACAAAAGCGAAGTCAACATCGAAAGAGAGCGGCAAAAAATAAAAGATTTATATGAAGCCCTAGAAAGAAGTATCGAATACGACAGAGAAGAATTAGGGAGACTCCAGAAAAGGCTAGACGAACTAAACAAAGAGGTCGCAGACCTAGAGGAGTCAAAGGGCGGGCTATTTTCGAACAAAAAGAAAAAACTAGAGGAGCTAAAAGAAAAGCAAAAGCCCGAAAGAGAATCTATAGCAAAACAAATGCTAGCAATTAACACCAGAATCCAAGAAGCTCGGGGTTCAACAGAGAAACAAGTTGCAATACTTAGGGAAAAAATAGAAAATTACCAAGAATCAGAATACAGCGCAGAAGACAATGTAGTTGAAGATGTTGAAAAATATAACCAATTAATCGCCGAAGCAATGGACAGGATAGACGATTTAGATAAGGAGAAATTTAGTCTTAAGGACGCCCTGCTTGAAGTGGAAGCGGAAGTGGGGCCTATAAAATATGTTGCCGCGCTCATTACAGATACTACAGGCAAAACCTTTGACAACTCACAAGCAGTAAGGATAGTAATAATTATATTAATTTTTGTATTTGATCCATTGGCAATATTACTCGTCATCGCGGCAAATATTAGCTTAATTAAACATTTCCCAAAGCTTTCTTTTAACGAGAGAAAGCTAACCGAAAAAGAAAAAAAACTCGAAGATTTAAGTAAAAGCCTCGACGATCAAGACGCTTGCATTAAGGAAAGAAAATTAAAAATTGAAGAAGAGATGAGTAAGCTTGAAAAAAGAGATGTTGCACTTAGCGAAGCTCGTCAAGAAATAGGGGAAAAGCTTAGCGCATTAAACAAAGACAAGCAAGAACTAGACGAAGTATCGAGAGAAAAGCTAAAAAGCAAAGATAAACTTGAGAAAGAAATTAAAAAATTAACACGAGACAAGCAAGATATAGAACAAAGAAGAGGCGATCTCGCGGAAGAATTAGCCAGTATTCAAAAGCAAATAGCCCTTAGCAAAAAACGAAACGAAGAACTTTTTAACCTTACTGAAAAAATAACCAAAAAATACGAACAAGTTAAAAATACGATTAACAGAAAAGCGCTCATAGATAAGCCAGAAATACAGAAGATCGTTGAGCATGATGAGTCTATGGATAAGATTCTTATCATAAAGTCTCCAGTTGGAAGGGTACATCAATTTAACATTTCAAAAACCCATGCAACACTCAAAGAGTCCGAATTTCAAAGTTTAGTCGGAGAGATGGATTCTTTGCCAACCAAGGAAGCTATTGATCTTAAATTTGATAACTTTATCAAAAAACGAGTGTCTAGCAATTTTCCCACACATCAAATCTTGACACTGAAAGATTAATTTGCTATAATACTACGGTGAACAAAAAAGCCGTCCTGCAAAGAATCCTTTTAAAAGAGTCCCTAAAAACTAAAACGGACTACATTAAACAATATAAAATGCTGGGAGCGCTTATGAAAAAAATGCCAAACGAAGACTTTTGGAGTACCGTCAATTTCCCAGAAAAATTAAAAACTCTATTTTTTCTTAAAACAAAATATGGCAAAAAACTATTAGACAAAAAATACAAAGCCTTTAATCGTAGAATTCCACCGCCAAAAACTTATAATCTAACTGAAAAGACTGGTGAAGATAAAACCTTTGAAAAGAGGTTTAAAACAGTCAGAGACTTTCTTAAATAATGACCCGAGCAATAGATCAAATTAACGAATTCCTCTCAAATAAGGAAAACAAAAAATATCACTACAATGGCTATGCTGATGCAGACTATAAAATTTCCTCTGGGAGCCTCAATTTGGATATTGCTCTAGACGGGGGATTTTGCGCGGGAGCACATAGACTTACAGGAATAAACGAGGGAGGTAAAACAAGTTGCGCATTAACTGTTGCGAAAAACTTTCAAGAACATTTTAAAGACGATGGCATGGTCGTGATAGTCAAGAGTGAAGGAAGACTGCAAAATGAAATGCTAGACAAGCTTGGAATAGATAGGGATCCAGAAAAATTATTTATTTTTGATTGCAATATCTTTGAAAAAGTTTTTGAATTAATTAGACAGCTAGTCCTCGACAATCCTGAAGAAAAAAGATTTTTATTTCTTATAGATAGCGTTGACGCATTATGTCGAATAGGAGACATAGATAAGCCATTTGATGAATCAGAACAAGTGGCGGGAGGAGCGCTTATAACTTCTGTATTTTTAAAGAAGATGGTTCTTCCAATTACCAAAATGGGACACATGATGATACTTACATCCCAGATAAGAGTAGAGGTTGCAACCAATCCATATGCGGCACGAGGAGGCCCCAAGGTAAAGCAAGCTGGAGGAAACGCAATAAAACATTACGCAAATTTCATACTAGAGTTCGAAGAAAGATATAATAATGACATTATGTTTAAAAACCCCACCGCCTCAAAGCTCGCAGATAAAGGAGACCCCATAGGCCACTATTGTAAAATACGATTCAGGAAATCCGTAAATGAAAAAACTGGATCTCAGGTTAGATACCCGATTAAATACGGGAAAAATGGCGGAATATGGAAGGAAAGAGAAATTATAGATATGATGTACCTTTTTGACATGATTCAAAAAAAGGGGGCTTGGATAAGTTTTGCGGACTCTCTTATCAAAGAATTGAAAGACGCAGGATTAAAGGTTCCAGAAAAAATACAAGGCGAACCAAAGCTGCTCGAATACCTAGAGTCAAATCCTGAAATTACAGAATTTATGTATAAGGATTTTCAGAAAATAAGCAATGCTCTTTAAAACCATTAGCGGCGGAACGAAAAGGGTCCGCAAGATCAGAAAGTATATAATAGATTGGGAGTCGCCCAGTAGGAGCAAGAGGCAATTTAAGGTAAAAACGCTTTTAAAAGCGCGATGGGAAAACCAAGTAGTTTTCGAGGAGCTCCCAGTAGCAGGAACAAAAATGAGTATAGATTTTTACAATGCTACAAAAAAAATAGCAATAGAGGTACAAGGAGCACAGCACACAAAATATGTCCCTCATTTTCACAACAATCAAAAAATAAACTTCCTTCATCAGCTACGCAGAGACAAGCAAAAAAAAGAATTTTGTGAATTAAATAATATCAAACTCATAGAGATTCATGATTCGGATGATTTAGACTCTGGTTTATTTAAAAAATTCGCTATATAAAGATGTAGTGTATATAATAACATGGATGACAATATGGAAATTGATCCAGAATCTTTACCTCAATTCACTATCCCCGAAGGGCTATTAGAGCAATTATATTCCTTTACTGGAGACGCTGAAGAAAATAAAGGGCTAATTTTAGCCTTTGTTGCTCAAAATGGATCCCCTGCCATCATCTCGAAGTCAAGCTCTCAAATTATAGAGATGGGCCTCAGGAAGGCAATGGAGCAATATCTAGCACAAATGGAAGAAATGGGCACGTCCGTAGATTTAGGATTAAATTCCGAAGATAACGATTGACATTCGTTGGATTGTTTGCTATACTATAGCAATATGATCCATTCACTAGATTACGAACAGCATTTGCTCGCAGGTTTGATGAAGTATCCTAATTTATATGTTGAGGTTGCCCCATTCATCTCTGAGCAGGACTTCTACGATGAAAATTCGTTAGTAAATAAAACTATATTCTGCGTCCTGAAGCAGGCCTTGGAGTCGGGAGAGATTCTTGATGAGGTTATATTAGCCCAAAGGGTTAGCTCATTGGGGATATCATTTGAGGATAACCTAAATATAGGAGACTACATTAAAGCTCTGTCTATGCGCAAAATATCAGAAAACTCTGTCATAAAAACAGCTAAAGAGTTAAAAAAAGTTTCGGTAAGAAGGGGCATTTATGACGCATCAGTTAATGTCGCAAAAAAAATGAGGTCACTACCAGACTCAACCTCTTATGATGAGATAATTAATAGCGCGGATACAATTTACAACGAGCAAATAAACACCTACCAAGAAGGCTCCGATTCTCCAGAAAACATATTCGAAGAGATGGAGCAAATGATCGAAGAGAGGGGAAATAATCCCATAGAAGACTTTGGCCCAGAAGGACCTCACTCTAGAATTAACGATCTTTACGGATCCCTCCTTAGGCCAGGAAATATAACAGTAATTGTTGCAAGATCTGGAGTCGGGAAAACAAATTTTTGTATGGATTTTTCGATTAAAGTTTCAGGCTCTCAAGAAAACCTTCCAGTTCTCCACTTTGATAACGGAGAAATGAGTAAAGAAGAGCTGACTATGCGTCAGTGCGCGGCGCTTTCTGGGGTTCCCCTTCATTTACTTGAAACAGGAAAATGGAGACAAGCTGGGGATGAGGTAATCAATAAGGTTAGGGCAGTTTGGCCTAAGGTAAAAAGTCTAAAATTCTATTACTATAACGTAGCAGGGCTTTCGGTGGACGCAATGTTAAATATTATAAAAAGGTTTTATTATGCAAAAGTAGGAAGAGGAAACAAGATGATTTTTAGTTTTGATTATATCAAGACAACCTCAGAGAAATTCTCAAATAAGAACGAGTGGCAGGTGGTCGGAGAAATGGTAGACAAGTTTAAGGCCCTGGTTCAAAAGGAAATATGTTTCGAAGGAGATCCTATGATATCAATGATTACCAGTGTTCAAAGTAATAGGTACGGAATAACCACGAATAGAAATTCAGATTCAATTGTGGACGATGAAAGTATCGTTTCTCTTTCTGACAGAATTACTCAATTTAGTTCTCATCTATTTAGCCTAAGAAAGAAAACGCTTGACGAACTAGATTCAGAGCCTGCAGGCTTTGGCACCCATAAATTAATTTGTTTTAAACATAGGCACTTAGGTCCAGATGTTTATAGAGCATTGCAGCCTGTAGAATTAGCAGACGGAAGCACTAAACAAAATTATATCAACCTTGAGATAGAAAACTTTGGAATAACGGAAAAGGGCGACCTAAGAGATATGGTTGACCATATGATCCTAGAAGATGTAGCTTTAATTGATGACGGGGGCGACCGAGAGAACACAGTCCCGACTCTTTAAATTATGGATAGCGAACAAATTAAGGAGGTGCTAGAGGACCTGGGATACAAACTCTCGGACAGGGGCGCCTATTGGCAAACGAATGCGATATTCAGAAATGGAGACAATACAACAGCCATACAAATCTACAAAGATACAGGAGTGTGGAAAGATTACGTTAAGGGCACTCGATTCTCACCGCTTAAAAGGTTAATTCAAGCAACCTTGGGAACTAATGACCCGAAAGAAATTAATAAATATTTTAAAAATAATAAAATCGACGAACTTTATAGTAAAAGATGCGCTCCACAAAAAATCGAACTAGAAGAAATTCATGACGAATCCTGCCTAGAAAGACTACTTCCACATTATAAATTCTATAATGATAAAGGAATCTCAAGCAAGATACTTAAGAATCTTAAAGGAGGGAGAGCGACCTCGGGACAACTAAATCAGAGATTCGTATTCCCTATATATAACGAACATAAACAAATCCACGGGTTTTCAGGAAGAGATATGCTCCAAAATTCTATGAGACCAAAGTGGAAACATGTTGGAAGAAAAAGTAGCTGGATATATCCACTGTATACAGATAGCGAGACCAGGGAGTGCATTTTAAAGAAGGATGAAGTGATCCTAGTGGAAAGCATAGGGGATTTACTAAAGTGTCAAGAATTTGGCCATAAAAACACATTAGTATCTTTCGGTCTTAGTATCTCACCAAAATTAATTTGTGCGCTAATATCCTTATGTCCAAAAAAAATAATAATTGCATTCAATAACGATTTAGGCAAGGAAGAAAATAGAGGCCTTAAAGCTTCCGTTAAAAATTATTTAAAGCTCTTATCTCATTTTCCGCCAGAAAAAATAATGCTCTGTCTACCAGTAAAAAATGACTTCGGAGATATGGACGAGAAGGACTTCCTTAAATGGGAAAATAAAAAAACAGAAATTAAAGAAATAGAGCAGAGGAGATTTATTCTAGAAATAATTAAAGAAATGCAAGAGAATAAAGAGTTATCAAAACAGTTGCTAAAAAACAAAAAGATACTTCTTGACTTAATAAATGAATAAGCCTGTCAAATTGTCCGCGAGCAGAATAAAAACCGCGCAGCAATGCTCGTGGACATATTGGTGCAAGTACATCTTAAAACTTCCAGACACAACAAACGAGGGGGCAAGCAAAGGCTGGATCTGCCATTTAGTTTTTGAAACACTGGCTCAAAAAGGAAAAAAAAGGCAATTTAATAAAATATTAAAAGAAAGAAATGTATGGTGCGTTCCAGAAATTAAAGAGTTAATCGAATCCCACGCAAAAAGACTTTCCGTTATTGACGACGAAAACATGGAGGACATGAACAGAATGATTGTCAACGGCCTGGGCTATGATTTTTATGGAGACGAAAATAAAGATCTTAAAAAGAGATTTATAGAAAAAGAATTCAATATAGACATAAATAAAGGTTCGTTAAAATATTCTATAAGAGGTTTCATTGACCAGCTTTTTTTGTACAAAGATGGCACTGCAAACATTAGAGATTTCAAATCAAGCAAGCAAACCTTTAAAGGAAAAGACCTAACAGATAACCTACAGGATTTAATGTACTCTTTGGCGGTTAAGCATTTATACCCAGAATACAAAAGTAGCAGTGAGTTTGTGTTTCTTAAGTTTGATCTATCAGTTGATTTGTTAGGAAAAACAGGCAAAGGAATAATTCAAATGCCATCAATAAGCGAAGAAGAGCTGGAAGGCTTTGAGCATGAATTGACAGCAGTACAAAAATATTTAGAAAATTACTCTTACAAAAACGCAACGGCCTCGTATGCAGCTAAAAAAGATTACCCAAGCGATGGAAGCTTCGGAGGACCACTGGCCTGCGGAAGGGAGGGATACAAGAAAAGAAAAGGAGAGTTCCTTCTTGATGCAAAAGGAAAAAAAATAAAAAATTATATATGTCCTTTTAGAAAACCTATGAAATACGTGGCCCTATTAGATAAAGATGAAAACATAATTAAAACTGCGTTCTACGAAGACAGGGGCTCACTTTGTCCCAAGGAGAAAAAAGGAGAAAGAGTTAAAATAATGCAATATGACGGATGTCCGCATTGGGAGAACAAGGAGATCATAGATGACTTCCTCTCTTAAGGTCGCAGGAGTTTTGTTAAAATGCAAGAATGATGTTTTATTGCTTAAAAGATGCATAAAGGGGACAGAACTAGAAGGCTACTGGAGCGTCCCATGCGGAATGGTAGAAACTGGAGAGCCGATCTGGAAGGCTGCAGAAAGAGAACTGTATGAAGAAACTCTCATTAAAACTAGATACGCACTAACCTTCGTTAATAAATTTCGCATAACAAACAATAGACATTTCTTTTGCTATCTTTATCCTATCGCTAAAAGAATCAGGCCCAACCTAGTCTGTGCTCCAGATGGCTACGAGCATAACGACTGGGATTATTTTTCGATAGATAAATTGCCAGAACCTATAGACCCAGACCTAAGAAAAACAATATTAATGCTAAGGAAAATGTAATTTTCTCACAGATTATTTACTATATACTGTGCCGATGTCTGACTTATATATTGTAGAGGGAAAAAGAACCCCGTTTTGCAAGATGGGAACCTCTCTTGCAGAGGAATCTGCGTCTGCATTAGGGATTGCAGCGAGTAAAGGAGTCCTATCTGAAGTAGACATAGACCTAGGTTTGATAGATGAAGTTATATTCGGTTGCGTTGGGCAGCCCGCTGACGAAATGAATGTTTCTAGGATTATTGGAACAAGACTTGGTTTGCCCAAAAATATACCAGCAGTAACCGTTCATAGAAATTGCGCCTCTGGATTCGAAGCAGTAACGTGTGCCTCGGCAAAAGCAAAGGCTAATGAAGGCCATATATTCCTTGCAGGAGGAACGGAAAGCATGTCTCAAATGCCCCTGCTTTTTTCAAGATCAACGTCTAAAAAGATATTTTCTCTCTTCGGGGCAAAAACAAAAAAAGAGAAATTAAAAGCAATCTTAAAATTTAGATTAAGTGATTTAGCTCCAAAAATTAGTTTACGCATGGGCCTGCACGATCCCCTGTCTGGAATTAATATGGGGCAGACTGCAGAAATTTTAGCGAGAGAATATGAAATCAGCAGAAAAGAGCAGGACATTTTTTCCTTTCTTTCTCACGGGAAAGCCTCCATGGCAACCAGTCTTATTCAAGCGGATGAAATATCACCAATATACATTTCAAACGATGATTGCATTAACTCTCCCAGCGGCGAAGTTATCACTAAAGACAATGGAATCAGGGAAGATACGACGACAGAAAAACTCAACAGGCTTCGCGCTATTTTTGACAAAAGAGAAGGAACGGTAACCGCAGGTAATTCTTCTCAAGTAACAGACGGAGCAGTTGCCTTGCTGTTAATGACTGAAGAAGGATTAAATAAAACAGGAAAAAAACCTATTGCAAAAATAAACAATTACACTCATGTTGGCTGCGACCCAAAAAGAATGGGCCTTGGCCCAGTGTTTGCAATCAAGAAACTTGGAGTCAACCTTAAAGACATGGATTTGATAGAAATAAATGAAGCGTTTGCCGCACAGACACTTGCATGCAAGAAAGTAATCGAAAACGATATTGGCGAAATTCCAGATGAGAAATTTAACGTTAATGGAGGAGCGATAGCGCTAGGACATCCTGTTGGAGCTTCTGGAGCAAGAATCATTCTTACTTTAGCTAAAGAGTTAAAAAGAAGGGGTCTAAAAAAAGGACTCGCCTCGCTCTGTGTTGGCGGAGGCCAGGGGTCCGCTATAGAAATTGAGACGTGCGAATGATTAATTTTAATATAACAGACGGAATTGCAGTAGCAGAGTTTGATCAACCAAACTCTAAAGCAAATATCTTAAATATGGATTTTTTTATTAGATTGAATGAAATCCTGGAGGAGGTCGAAGGAAATAAAGATATTAAAGGTCTTATTTTCGTCAGCAAGAAACCCTCGATTTATCTTGCAGGAGCGGATCTTCTATCCATGAAAGATAATTTAACAAACGAAAAGTGGCTTCGTGGAGTTTTGCGCTACGGACAAGAGAGTTTTAATAGAATAGAAAGGTTAAGTATACCTACCGTGGCCGCAATCAATGGCGCCTGCCTCGGTGGGGGATTAGAATTGTCTCTTGCATGTAAATACAGAATTGCATCCAATGAAAAATGCACAAAACTAGGGCTCCCAGAGGTTATGCTTGGGATATTACCCGCATGGGGAGGAACAACTAGGTTGCCAAGAATAATTGGTTTACCAAAATCCCTACAGGCATTGCTTTCTGGTAAAATCTATGCCCCAATTCAAGCGCTTAAATTAGGAATGGTGGATAAGATGTGCCACAAGGAAAATCTTTTTAAAGAGGCCGTTAGCTTGTGTGGTTCCAAAAAACCAAAAAGAAAAGTCAATAAATTAACACAAGCCATACTATTGCCGATTTCAATTTTTCTATCAAAGAAAAGTGTTTATAAAAAGACTAGAGGAAACTACCCTGCACCCAATAAAATAATTGAAGTTGTGGCAAAAAGTTTTTTTAAAAATAAGTACGCAGCACTCAAGCTAGAAAAGAAAGGGTTCCTTTCTCTCGCAAAAACTAAGGCTTGTAGAAATTTAATAAGAGTATTCTTTCTGCAAGAAAGAGCGAAAAAGCTTCCCCATGGAATGCCATGGTATGACCCGAAACTTGATAAACAAATAGATGATGATATTGTCGTTATTGGCGCAGGAACAATGGGCGCAGGGATTGCCCAATGGATATCCTCTAGAGGAAAAAGAGTTTTATTAAAGGATGTTTCTGAGAGCGCAATAGCATCTGGTCTCAAAAAAATAGGCAAACTTTTTGTTTCTGCGGTACTTAAGCATAAAATAGATAGGCCCACAGTTAGAGATTGTTTGGGAAAACTGAACTTCACAAAAAACTCTGTACCCCTTAGTAAGCAAAGTCTAGCGATAGAGGCTGTTGTAGAAAATTTCGAATTAAAAACAAAGGTCCTGCAGGAAATAGAGAGCGGGCTAGCAGAAGATGCAATTCTCGCGACAAACACTTCTGCGCTGTCAATAACCGAACTTGCAAAAGGACTTAAAAGACCAGAAAACTTTGTGGGAATTCATTTTTTTAATCCCGTACATAAGATGAAATTGGTTGAGATTGTTGTTGGAGAGAAAACTAGCGCAGAGACAGAAGATAGAGCAAAAAGATTTGTAATCTCAATAGGAAAGCTTCCAGTAGTGGTTAAGGATAGTCCAGGCTTTTTGGTTAACAGAATCCTATTACCCTATCTTGTTGAAGCTTTAAGATTATTTTCGGACGGGCACCCGCTAACCTCCATAGAGAACTGTATGTTAGATTTTGGCATGCCTATGGGTCCGCTAAGACTGCTTGATGAAATAGGTCTCGATGTTGCAGCTCATGTAGCGCTTGATTTAGAAAAAAGGCTAGATGATTTTAAGGTCCCTCAAATAATTCATAAAATCCTAGAAACAAAACAATTTGGAAGAAAAAGCGGAAAAGGATTCTTCCTGTATAAAGGGAGGGAAGCTGTCTGTCCAAACCCAGTATTTTTAAAAATGCAAAAAGACAACCCCATATTGTGCGACATAGAAAGCAAGATGGTAGAGTCAATGACTCAAGAAGCGCAGAAATGCATACAAGAAAAGGTTGCAAAAACTACAGACGATATCGATTTTGCAATGATCATGGGAACAGGTTGGGCACCCTTTAAGGGTGGCCCCATAGAGTATAGTAAATTTTCAGGACCACACTAATATGTCAATAGATACATCAAAAATGTCGAAAGATAAAGCTGCCGCACTTGAGGCTGCGGAAGCAGGGAGAGAGGATTTAAATAAAACGTTTGCAGGTGGATTATATAGTGGAAATATAAACTTTAACGATATATTTCCATTTCCCCAGCAAAACGAACACCAATCAAAAATGGGAGAAGACTTCACTTCGGATTTAAAAAATGTTTTTACCGAATACGTAGACCCTGACGCCATAGATGAAAATGGGGAAATTCCCGATGAGGTATTTAAAGAGCTGGCAAAAATTGGAGCCTTTGCAATCAAGATCCCAAAAGAATACGGAGGAAGAGGTTTATCTCAAACAAATTACTCAAAGGCTGCAATGGTCTGCGGCTCGGAGTGCGGAAATATATCTGCCCTACTGTCCGCGCATCAATCAATAGGCGTGCCCCAACCCCTTTTGATGTACGGAACAGAAGAGCAAAAAGAAAAATATTTACCAAAATTCAGCAATGGTGCGGTAAGCGCTTTTGCTTTAACGGAAGATGGAGTAGGTTCTGACCCCTCCAAAATGATCACAGAAGCAAAGCTCTCAGAAGACAAAAGTCATTTTGTATTAAATGGAGAAAAGCTTTGGTGCACCAATGGATTAAAAGCGGAACACATCATAGTAATGGCTAGAACCCCAGACAAAAATGGAAAAAAGCAAATTACAGCTTTTATTGTAGACATGGATATGCCAGGAGTAAGTATAGTTAATCGATGCAGGTTCATGGGGCTTAAGGCGTTATACAATGGAGTTGTAAAATTTGATGAAGTTTACGTCCCTAAAGAAAATATTATACTAGGAGAAGGGAGGGGGATGAAAGTTGCCTTGGGAACTTTAAATATTGGAAGATTGACCCTCCCCGCCATATGTGTTGGCGCAACAAAATGGATGCTTAAGGTTTGCAGACAGTGGACGTCTACCAGATCACAGTGGGGCTGTGTAATAGGAAAACATTCCGCAATTGCAGATAAGTTAGCTCACCTTGCTGCAAATACGTTTGCTATGGAATCCATGGTACTATTAACCGCACAAATGGCAGACAATAAAAATCACGATATTAGAGTTGAATCTGCTATAGCAAAAATGTGGGGAACAGAAACCGCCTGGAAAATGATCGACGAAACAATGCAAATTAGAGGCGGAAGAGGCTACGAAACCGCGCAGTCTTTAAAAAACAGAGGGCAACTTAACCCTGCAGTAGAGAGAATGTTTAGAGATTTAAGAATTAACCTTATTTTTGAAGGGTCAAGCGAAATAATGCGACTCATCCTTGCAAGAGAAGCATTAGATCCCCACCTCAAGGCAGCAGGTGCAGTTTTAGACAGTAGACTGCCAATGAAAACAAGAATGGTCGCAGCAATTAAAGCGGCATGGTTTTATGCAAAATGGTACCCAAAGCAGTGGCTCCCTTTTTCTCATAGAATACCAAATGGTATGGATCCCGCCTTAAAAGGTCAATTAAAGTATGTTTCAAAAACTAGCAAAAAGCTTGCGAGAAAGCTTTTTCATTCAATGGTAAGATACGGACCCGCACTAGATAAACAGCAGCTACTTCTTGGGAGACTGGCAGAAATCGGTGCAGAATTATTTGTTATCGCCGCCTCTTCGTCGAGAGCTCAATCGATTAACACAAAAGAAGCAAGAAAGCTAGCGGATTGCGTATTTAAAAATTCAAAAATAAAAATAGAGGAAAAATTTAAAGCGATATCAAAAAATAACGACAAGAAAAACTATGCGCTAGCAAAAGAAATCCTAAATGGGGAACATGAATTTTTAGAGAGTATTGTGTAATACAATACATGTTGATGAACAAAAACCGCCGTTTTGGGTTTCTGCCAGAAACAGACAGCCTGAAATTGATGCTTGTAGTAGTACTCCATTGGTTAGTTGTTTTTGGTAATTTTGGAGCGTTCTTTATTTTAGTATATAATGGATTTTCTCCCTCACAAAATCCACCGTGGTATGTATGCTTGCCGCTTTGTACTTTTATAGGAGTCATTACATTCTCCAGGGTTATTGATTGCCCAATGACGAGGTATGAAAATAAAATAAGAAAAAGACTAGGAAAGCAAATGATTGGAGGATTCATCAAACATTACCTAATGAAGCCTTACGTTAAGGCCAAAAGAAAAATAAAGAAAGGATGATATGTTTCAATTAATAATAAAATGGTTACTCTATTCGGTTGGCACTCTCTATATTTTTGTTGAAAAATTTAGAGAATATCCAAACAAAGAAAAAGATAATATTTTGGGACTCCCAATAGATCAAGAGCTTCAAGACATGAGTCGAAAGGAGCTTTGTGAATACATGGATAAATATTTACCTAAAGTAGGATTTTGGGAATTGAATAGTACAACTAAAATAAGAATGGGCGCACAATTGCTAAAAAATACAGGCGTTAAAAATGTTAAGGCAAAGCAATAAGCTAACCTCTATCTTGGTGGCCCTAGGGGTATTACTTCTATCTAGCTGCAAAACTCTTTTGCCGAGTGCTCAAGAGGGAACAACAATTCCCTGGAGCTCCTATAACCAAATGGAGCAAGTTATAAATAAAATCATTCCAAATAAAACTACAAGAGAAGATCTGAGGAAATTAGGCATTGACTTCAAGTCAACCCCAAACCTAAAAACACTTACCTACTTAGATGTGATGGAGCGATTTAAGCTGGATAGTACCCTTTTCAATAGTATTAAATTACCCCCAGGGATAGAGGACGCACTAAATCAGCATGAAAAATGCAAAGCTTATGAATTAGTAATATCACAAACCAGTAAAAAAAGAATTGGAAGCTTTTGGAAAGACATGTTATCTTTTAAGCAAGTTACCCATAGCACGGGCTGGAGTTTTTCTGCGCTAATAATATTGGTTGATGATACCGTAGTATATGTTTTGCACTCAGGCTCTCCAGTGCTGGATAAAATAGAAACAAATAAGCAGCCGCTTGGTCCGTTTCAAGGAATAGATGCAGGAGCAATTATGAATGCTGCAGGAGATCTTTAAAAAAAATTTAAATCTTTCGCAAGTTTTTTATTATTATGTAATGAAGTTTATTGATCTCGCAAAAAATTTAAGTAATGCGCTCAAAAAATGGAAATCACAAGGTTACCCTGTGGTTACCAAGGAAGTTTTAAACGAGCGACTGGAATTATGTAGGGATTGCAAATGGTGGCAAGAGTTAGGAAATAGCACTCTTGCGAGATGTAGGGCGTGTGGATGCTCAAGCGCAAAATTGCTAATGGGAACAACCAGATGCCCATTGAATCCGCCGAGATGGAAAGAGAGTCTCCCAGAAAAAGAAGAAGAATAAGTGTATATATAAGGCATGAAATTATCTCGCAGATCTTTTATAGTAAGCGGGGCAATGCTCGGGGCCAACAATTTGACATTACCTCAATTACTTGCTTCTCAAAAACGCACGGGTCTACATAAAAATAAATCAGTTATAGTAGTCTGGATGAACGGAGGTCCTTCACATCATGAAACCTTTGATCCAAAACCTTACGCCCCTCAACCGTTCAAAGGGCATTTTGAGGCTATACCCACCACGGTAGACGGAATTCAATTGCCCGAACATTTAGCCAAATGCGCAGACTGCATGGATAAATGGTCAATCATAAAAGGCCTTTATCACGACAATAATAATCATAGTTCTGCGCACGAGATTATGCATTCTGGATATAAGGCCCCCGTCCCCAATCAACAACAGAATTTCTATCCAAGTATAGGTTCTACAATATCAGAGCACGCTTCAAAAGGGGCAGAAGTTCCGCCATATGTCGTAGTGCCCAATCATAACAACGGCACTAGACCTGGATATTTACCGCATGAGTTTGGACCCTATGAAACAAAGACCAGGCCCTCTAGCACTATTCCGTATAGAGATACAAATTTTACTTTAGATCAATCTTTAACTGTGGACATTGTTGACAATAGAAAGAATCTATTAAAAGAATTTGATAGCTTTAGAAGTATACTAGACAAATCTGGAATGGTAGATTCGATAGATGAATTTAACAGTAAGGCTCAAGGATTGCTAACCAGCGGCAAAGCCGCAAATGCATTCGATATTGAAAAAGAATCAACATTCACAAAAGAGTTATACGGAGAAGGTTTTGGCAGAGATCTTCTTTTAGCCAGAAGGCTAGTAGAAGGTGGCGTAAAAATGGTGACCGTAAAAACTCCATTTGGATGGGACACCCATCAGGCTAGCGACAAAAGCATGGGAGAGAGAAATTTACCTCAATTTGACAAGGCATTTAGCGCACTAATTATTGACCTTCATTCAAGAGGAATGATGGATGATGTTATGGTTGTGGCGTGGGGAGAATTTGGCCGCACCCCAAAAATTAACGCCAATGGAGGTCGCGACCATTGGTCCAGGTCAATGGCGGCAGCAATAGCAGGCGGAAAAGTAAAAGGGGGCAGGGTCGCAGGAGAAAGCGATAAGACTGGGTCGGAACCTGTAACAGGCATAACCCCTCCAGATGTTTTAACGACGATATATGACCATATGGGAGTTAATCCAAAACATCAATATTACGATCACAGCGGAAGGCCACATCCAATATTAAATCAAGGCAGAGTTTTAAAAGAACTAACCACTTGACTTTATTTGTTAATTTGTGTATCATTATTTAATGAAAACAATAAATTTAATTATAATTACCCTGCTGGTCGCAGGATTTTCTTTCGGCGAAAAAGAAAGGTCAAAACCAAACCCGCCCCAAACAAAAGAAATAGAAAAAGTTAAACCCAAATTATCCGAAAATAAGCGGAAGCCATTTCCTCCACATTGGGGAAAACCTCCAGCATTACAAGTAAGAGACTACAGACCCTTACCAGGAGGTTTTGGAATGGGCAGTAGCACTTTAGCGAAATGGATTGCAGAAAACATAAAAGCAGACAAAGAAGGAAGAAAACCTCGACCTCGCCCCGAGCCTATTGAAGAGATTAAAATAAAAGTAAACGCAATGAAACTTTTGCAGAATGAGCTCCATCTTGCAAGAAAAGTTTTGCAAGAAAATTTAAAAAATAAAAACAAAGAAGAGGTTGCAGATTTAATTAAATCGTTTAAAGAATCTCAAAAAGAAAGACACGAGCAAATCAAAGCGGCAAAAAAGGAGCTTGCGAGAGAGGTTAGAAACCGCGTCCAAACTAAAGACAGAAGGGAATAATGGATCCGCTGGATGATTATTATTGGTATCTATGGGAATTAGACAAAGGAAATACAGGGGCGTAAATAAAACGCTAATGCTCGCAGCCTGCTCCCTGCTTATTTTAAATTCTAGCTCCGCTGAAATTATAGATGCAAAAATAAAGGGACTTGTATGCCCATCTTGTGCAATAGGAATCAAGAAGCATTTAAATAAAACAAAAAAAGTATACAAGGTCGCGTTCGATATAAAAAAAGAAACGGCTCATATTTATTTAATTAAAGGAAAAACCTTAACAGACAAAGAGATACATAAGGCCGTAGAGAACGCAGGCTTTAAGGTCTCAAAGATTACAAGACATGAATAATAAAAAACTAAAAAAACTATCACTGGCCAATCTATTTACTGGGTATTTTATGATGCTTATGTTTATTTTATTGGTTTTTCTAAACAGATCGACAGAACATGTCGTTACGGCAGACGTAATAGAAGATGGAGAAAATCTTTTTCACGAAGTTTATAAAGACGAGGAAAAGCCAGAAAAGGAAATTGTTTATGTCGATAGGAATGTAAATACCGTTCGGGACTATGACGTGGGTCCAGATAGGCTTGACGGAATAGTTTTAGACGATGATCCAGATGTAATTGTTTTAAGAGACGGAGAAAGAAACCCGCATATTGCAGTGGTCGACAATACGGATCATGTTGTCATTCGCGATAGAGATGATGTAATAATTGATGACAGAGATGTGATAGGTCATAGTATTGGTGGAATAGGAGGAGGTTCCGATGTTGTTGGTCGTCGAAATGACGGAATTTACAATAGGGACGTTAGGAATCATATTGGAGTAAATAATGACGACATTGGAACTGTTGATGTCGGCGCTCTAGATAGAGCCATAAGAGAAAGAGACTTTGATAAGGGGATCCTGGATCGCAGATTGGCAGAAAGCAAGGTGGGGATCGATACGGAAGATGAAGAAGTTCTTACGAATTTAACTTTAGCAAAAGACGATGTGCCAGATTTTGAATTAGACCTAGAAAGTCTTAAAAATAATGACGATGCAGAGAAAAAAGGAAATGGGCTTGGCAAGGGAGATTTATACGCTTATAATTATCCAAGCCAAGGGGTCGGTGCAGGAATAGGTAGTGGTGCGGTTGGCGCTGGCGCTGGAGGCGGAGCGGGAATTGGAGCGGGAGTTGGAGAAGCAGTACTAAATGGAAAAGCTGTTCCTACTCTTGGAGGGGTTGGAACCTCTCCCCTTATGCCTGCAAACCTTAAAGCTACTCCAGAAAACGATAGAGATGGTGATGGGCTCCCAGCCTCGACGGAGGCTCAGATAGGAACAAACCCAAATAGCGCAGACACGGACGGGGATGGAATTAACGATGGAGAAGAGCTCGCCAATTATTCTAATCCTCTAAATAAAGAAAGCACCCCCTCAAATCCTGGGAATGTTGACCTTCCTCAAATTGGCGGGGTGGGCGGATTAACAAGCGGGGCTGGCGCTGGTGGAGCTGCAGGGCTAGTAACAGGAACGGTTACCGAAAAATTAGGCTTAGGTATCGGGCAAGGCGGCTGTGCAGAGCATGGGGCAAATTGCCATGGACACCATGGGCACGGGAGAGAATATAATTATGACCACCTACCTAAAGATGGAGCTTTACATATAATGATTCACGTTGATGGCAGCGGAAGCATCCTGGCAACAAGAAGGCAATTGGACATCATGAAGGAAACTCTCTTAAAGCAGGCGCTCCTCCCATATTACAATAATGATGAAAATTTATACAACAGAAGGGTTACTATAGTAGATGATGCAGGAGAAAGAACGCTTCAATTTTTTACAGAGGCAGCGAAAAAGGATAATGTTTTAGCTGTAGCATTTCAAGACGAAGCTGCACCAGACTATCACTTACCCAACTTCAATAAGCATCCTCAAGATGCGTATAGCACTGACCTAGGAAAGCTTAAAGGATCACTTAATGGTTATGGTGGGCTTTACCGTGGGATTATGTTCCAAGTGGACAGAGGGCGAACATTTGCAAAATCTTTCAAAGAACTAGTCGAATGCGCTTGGAGAGGAGAGGGTTATCTAGAAAATGCGAACCTTAAAAAGTATTACAGAGACAACAATTTACATCATATAAAAAATAAAGATGGAATAGTATTCAGTGACGAATATCACGCAAAATCAGAGGGAGACCCTCAGTATTATTTAAATTTAATCTTTGAAGCCTCAAAAAGAGTTGGCCTAAACTTAAACATTTATGGAGCAGGCCTTGTTGATGGAAAATACAATAATAAAATAGATTAAAAATCTTCCTCAAGAGCCCCACCTTGCTGATATTCCCTTACTCGCCTCTCAAAGAAGTTCCCCATAGCTTGTACGTCTACGACTTCACCAAGCCAAGGAAAAGGGTTTTTGTCGCTAGGGAAACGATAATCTAAGCCAATAGCCTCAAGCCTACGATTACCAATGTAATGCATATAATCAATAAACATATCAGCATTAAGACCCAAAATACCAGTAGGTAAAACATCCTTAGCATACGCAATTTCTAAATCAACCGCTTTTTTAATATGCTCAACAAACTCAGACTGAATGGACTTAGTCCAAATAGATGGGTTCTGTTCAATAAGAGTATTAATCAAATAAGTGCCAAAAGCAATATGACTACTTTCATCTCTAAGGGTATATTTGATTTGATCGGAAACTCCTTGCAGTTTATTCTGCCTACCCAGAGCGAGAAGCATTGCAAAACCGCTAAAGAAAAAAGTACCTTCACATACAATATAGTATGTAAGAAGATTTCTTAGAATTTCCTGTTTGCCCTCCTTTGAGGTTGGCTTAAAGTCTTCCCTGCTAATATCCGTGGTAATTTCCATGAGGAAATCGTCCTTAGCTTTGATGCTAGGTATAGTTTCGTAGGCGTTAAACACCTCTTCGACATCCAAGTCCAAACTGTCGCAGATATATACAACGGTAAGGTTATGAAGGCTTTCTTCAAAAGCTTGGCGCAAAATGTACTGACGACATTCAGCATCCGTAATAAATCTGAAAGCAGAAAGCAAAAGGTTATTGCCAACCAAAGACTCGCTTCCTGCAAAAAAGCCGAGGCACCTCTTGACGAGGAGTTTTTCATCATCTGTGATTTCATTATTTTTCCATTGATTAATATCGTCTTGCATTGATATTTCGGTTGGCATCCAGTTATTGGCGCAACTTTTCAAAAATAAATCCCACGCAAATTTATGTTTGTGTGGAAGTATTCTATTTACGCCCGCGATGTCTTCCGACAGTAATTCTCCTGATTTATTATCCATGCCTATTATAATAGCAAAAAAAAAGCAAAAAGTCAAGCAAGAATCACTGACAACTTTCGCAGGAACCGCCGTTCATCATGGCATCAATACTGCAAGAAGAGAGCTCTTCTGTTTTTTCGTCACTAGAAGTAGATTTCTCTATCTTTGATGCGGCACGATTGCGCAGATAATAGGTAGTCTTTAATCCAGCCTCCCAACAAGCCATATAAACATCATTTAAATATTTCATGGAAGTAGTCTTATTGTAAAGATTAAAGCTTATTGCCTGATCAATCCATTTTTGTCGAACAGCATTACATTCAATTAACTTAAACACATCTCTATCAAATGCGGTTTTATATTTCTCTTTAATATCCTCAGGGATACTTCCGTTAACAAGAGACAAGTCTCCATCCACACTTTTAATTAAATTAATATTTTCTGTATTCCAAAGACCTCTAGCTTTCATATCGTTTACAAAGTGCTCATTAACGATATAGGAATTCCCGCTCTTATTTTCATAAACAAATATAGTAGAAAAATTTGGCTCAATACTTTGCTCGACTCCGTTAATGTATCCAATTGTAGCAGTTGGAGCGATAGCCATAACATTAGAGTTTCTCATTCCATGTTTTTTTACAGACTCCCTACAGGAACTCCAGTCGATTGATTCTTTTCCAAGCATCGTTGACTTGCCCCTATACTCCATTAGCCTATTGTAACTATCAACAGGAAAAATATCTTTACTCCAAAGAGAGCCCTCAAAGGTTTGATAAGACCCTCTCTCTTTGGCTAACTTGCTACTTGCGTGGATTGCTGCGCAGCTATACTCCTCAAAGAGCTTATCATTAAATGATACCGCCTCATCGCTATCAAAATTAATATCAAATTTATGGAGCACATCATGTAAACCCATCATCCCTAAGCCAACAGGTCTATGCTTTGAATTAGACCTTCTGGCTTCTTCTGTAGGATAAAAATTAAGATCGACAACATTATCAAGCATTCTCATTGCGGTAAAAATGGTTTTACGCAATTTTTTATAATCAATTCCTCGACTATGGGTATGATTTACAAGATTTACTGAGCCCAAATTACAAACCGCAGTTTCTCCGTGTTGAACTTTTTGTCCGTGGTGATATTCCGAAGCTTTTGTATGGAGGGTAATCTCAGTACATAAATTAGAACTCTTAACAGTTCCTTCGTGTTGATTTGTATACCTGATATTGCAAGCGTCCTTGAAAGTATTCCAGGGGTGAGAAGTCTCAAATAATACCTTTAGCATCTTTTTCCATAGTTCTTTAGCGGGAATGCTTTTAAAGCTTTTAATTCGCCCTTCCTGAGCTTCTTTGATGTAAAATTGATATCGGCTATCGAACTTTTCCCCAAACAAATCATGAAGATCTGAGCATTCAGAGGGGTCAAACATATACCAATCTCCCTCTTCCTTTACGGTCCTCATGAAAACGTCAGGAATCCAAGATGCGGTATTCATATCGTGACACCTTAATCTATCATCTCCAGTGTTCCGTCTTAGGTTTAGAAAATCCTCATAATCTAAATGCCAAGGCTCAAGATAAGCGCATCCCGCACCTGGTCTTTTGCCCCCTTGATTTACCGCAATAAGGAGGTCGTTATAAATTTTCAACCATGGAACCAAACCGCTAGAGGTTCCGTTTGTGCCCTTTATGTGGGCGCCAGATGAACGAAAAGGGGTGACGTCCAGACCAAGGCCTCCAGCGTACTTTGATTTACGAGCCTCTTGCCACGCTCCGTCAAAAATGCCATCAATACTGTCATCAAATGTATTCAAATAACATGAGCTTAATTGAGAATGGGTGGTCCCACTGTTAAACAACGTAGGAGTAGAAGGGGTATACCTAAGTTGACTCATTAAATCGTAAAATTCTATTGCCCGAGAGGTTTTGTCTTCTTCGTTAATCGCAAGGCCCATTGCAACCCTCATCCAAAAAGCCTGAGGAGACTCCATAACTTTCCCTTCCTTTCTGATAAAATAACGATCATACAAAGTCTGCACCCCTAAATATTTAAAGAGTCGATCTCTTTTGATATCCAATGCGTCCGAAAGTTTACGAAGATCAAAATCAAGAAGCCTTCGGTCTAACCTGTCGTCAGAAACTAATCGTTTAACATTCTGAATAAAGCTCTTTCGATACTGAAGCTCAAACACGTCAGAGTCCACCCCCTCATTAAAAACCTCTTTATAAAGATTATTAAGAAGTAGTCTTGCGGCGACAAAATTATAATTTGGCTCCTTTTCTATCTTCTCACGCGCGGATAGTATTAATGCTTTGTCTATCTCTTTTGTGGTTATTTTATCGAAAAGTTGCAATTGCGCATCTAAAACCACTTCACTGGCTGCGACATCTGAAACTTCTCCCACTGCTCGCGCAGCGCTTGCGTTAATCTTTTCTACAGCAAACCCCTCGAGGCGCCCATTTCTTTTTTTTACTTTAATGTCCATAGATATAATTTCAGTAAAGAATACTACCATAGTAGGAGTATTCTGTCAATCCAAAACCATAAATTTGGGCCTAAAGTTATTCACAATAAGTTTAGGGTTGACTTTTGTTTAAAAATACAGTATTCTATACACCATGATTCCACTTTTCACATCGCATTTTAGTATAGGAAAAAGTATTTTAACCCTAGACCATCCCTCAAAGGTAAAGCCAGATGGGGCAGATAGCATTTTCTCGATTGCGGAAGAGTTTGATCTTCAAGAAGTTGTGCTGGTGGAGACCTCTCTTACTGGATTCCTAAAGGCACACAACACCGCAAGAGATTTAAATAAAAAAATTATCTTTGGACTTAAGTTAAACGTACGTCCAAACGGTCCTAGCAGCGAAGCGAACGGCACACATAAGATTATAATCTTTGCGAAAAATGGAGAAGGCTGTAAACTTTTAAATAAAATCTACAGCCACGCTTTTACTGAAAACGATGGCTTCACGAACTTCGAAGCCTTGCAAAAACTATGGAACGAAGACCTTCTTAAGATGGCTATTCCATTTTATGATTCCTTTATATTCAATAATACAATGACGTTCAATAATTGTGTTCCAGATTTCAGATTCACAAATCCAACGTTTTTTATTGAAAAAAATAACCTGCCATTCGATCAATTAATAGGGGATAGAGTTAAGGAATTTGCAAAGAGTCACGATCTTCAAACTGAATTAACGAAGTCTATATACTATAAGAGCCGCGAAGATATAGAGGCATTTCAAACATATAAGTGCATTTGCGGAAGACAATTCCAATCTAAATCTCTCGCAAAACCAAACTTAGATCACTTTGGTAGTGACGAATTTTGTATGGAGGCGGTAAAATGAAATACGACTTAGTGTCTCCGAAAAAATTAATAATAGGAAAATCTTCAATAAAGGGAAGGGGAGTTTTTGCAAAAAGCAAAATCGAAGAAGGTGAGATTGTAGAGGAATGCCATTTTATTATCCCTGAAAAAGATAAAGGAGGGGAAGATAATGAAATGAGAAGGTATATGTTTGGGCGTCTTTGCGTAAACACGAAAGAAGAGTACGAAAAACTTTCTTCAAAACTTTTTCTCCATCAATTGGTTGACGACGAAGACTTAAAAGAGGAGCTATTGGAAAGCCTGAAGGATCTTGGGTATGAAAATTTAGAATCTTTATTTTCTCATGCCTTTGTCTTGGGGCTTGGAATGGTATACAATCATTCAGACAATCCAAATATAATGTATGAGTTTGATTATGACTCAATGCTTTTTAGGTATACAGCTAGTGAAGAAATAGAAGAAGGAAAAGAGCTTTTCATAAATTACGGAAACACAGAATTAAGGAAGGATATAAATTGAAAGAAGACTTATTAAGATTTAAAAATAATCAAAAATACTTATTTTTTGACTATGAGACCTGTCACCTAAATTTGACCTCGAAAGAAAACAAGCCTTGGCAGCTCGCATTTCTCTTAATGCAGGGAAACGAAGTTTTAGAAAAGGCTGACTACTGGCTAAAGTGGAAAGACTTAAAGGTCTCGGAGGGCGCTGCAAGGGTCACGGGCTGGACAAAAACAAAATACGATAAAAGGGCAAGCGACCCAAAAGAGGCGCTGGAGCATTTTGAATCATACCTATATGACGACAATGTAATTCCCGTAGGCCACAATATTTTAGGCTTTGACGTCTATATTCACAATATCCACAGAAAACTTTTAAATAAAAAAACAGATTATAGCTATATAAATAGATGCCTAGATACCGCCTGTATCGCTAAGGCAATAAAAAAAGAAATAAAACTTTCGGCAAAAGAAAATCGTCTCGCTTGGCAATATAGGTTAACAAACTTAATCGAACGAAAACTCAAAGTAAACCTAACACAATGCTGCAAGGATTACGATCTTAAATTTGACCCTAAAAAACTCCACGACGCCCTGTACGATATTAAAATGAACGCAGAAGTCTTTAATAAAATGATTTGGAATATAGAAATATGAGTAAATTTTTAGAAGATTTTAAAGAATACGAAGACTGTGCGCCGCCAGGCGTAAGGCTTCCTAAAATTATTATTGAAGATAAATATTATGAGAAACTGGGGGTTAAAAACTCAATTTCAAATTACGAATTCCTTAAAAGCTTAAGCTGGCAAGGTGTAAAGGATCGGGGAATCGACAAGTTTGAAAACAAGCAGGAATATTACGACAGAGCAAAGATGGAGCTGGATGTCTTTTTTGATTTGGGTTTTGTTGATTATATTTTGCTTAATTGGGATGTTATTAATTTTTGTCACGAAAGCAGCATCCCAGTTGGTCCAGGTAGAGGTTCAGCGGCGGGATCTTTAATTCTATATTTAATTGGTGTCACCCAAGTTGACCCAGTAAAAAACGAACTTTTCTTTGAAAGGTTCGTGAGTAAAAGCAGGGCAAAAAAAACCGTACAAAAAGGAATTACTTACCTAGACGGAAGTCTTTTAGCTGACGTGGACAATGACATAGCCTACGAACATAGACAAACAGTAATTAAATATATTGAAGAAAAATATCCTGCTCGTACCGCAAAAATCTTAACCCTCAATACCTTAAGCGGAAAGCTTTGCATTAAAGAATGCGGTAAAATCGTAGGAGGCTATGATGAGCAAGAGGTCAATGAAGTAAGCGACTCAATTCCAAAGCATTTCGGTAAAGTTGCTCCCCTAGAAGAGGCTCTTGAGGAAAGTGAAAAATTCAGGCTCTGGGCACAAAAGAATAAAAAAGTTTACAAAATCGCACGAAAGCTAGAAGGGCTTAATAAAAATACTGGAGTGCATCCATCTGGTATTGCCATTTCTTACGATGAGATTTCCGATTATTGCCCTCTTCAAACAACCAGCGAAGGGAATTTGGTTACAGGGTACGATATGAATTGGGTTGCAGAGCTAATGGTTAAATTCGACATTCTTGGACTCAGAACCTTGAGCGTAATATACGATGCATGCAAAAAATTAAATATGGATGTATATAATATTGACCTGGATTCCGAAGAATTATACCTTCCTCTACAGGACCTTCGCTGTCCACACGGATTATTTCAACTAGAAGCAGATGCAAATTTTCATGTTTGTAAAAAAATTAAACCTAGTAGCTTAGAGCAATTAAGTGCTGTTATTGCCATCGCACGACCTGGAGCATTGGATTTTTTGGATAATTATAAAAGATATGCAGAAACCAATGAAACCCAATCTGTTCATGAGTTTTTTGATTCAATTCTTGAATCGACAGGAGGCATCCCTCTATATCAAGAGCAGCTTATGAAAATGGCCGTAAAGGTAGGATTTACTCTTGATGAATCTGAACAGCTTCGTAGAATTGTGGGGAAGAAAAAGGTAGAAGAAATGCCAGCCTGGAAAGCTAAAATTGAAGAAAAGATAGAAGAAAATAATTTAGATCCACAAATCGGAGAAGTCTTGTGGTCTCTTGCAGAAGATAGTGCAAATTATTCTTTCAATAAATCCCACTCACTGTGTTATGCAACGCTTGCGGCATGGACAGCTTATTTGAAATTTAACCACCCGCAAATTTTTGCTTTATCACTTTTAAGAATGACGGAATATGAACCCGCTCCACAAGAAGAAATTGCAAAAATCACAAGAGAACTTCCTCACTTTAACATGAAACTGCTTCCTCCAAATTTAGCAAAATCAGATATGGATTTCGCAATAGACGGCAAGGATATTCGCTTTGGTTTAAACAGCATCAAAGGAGTTAGCGCAAAATCTCTACAAGCCTTGAGGGACTTTAGGGAAAGCGGAACCCCCACAAAATACGACATTTTTGTCGCCGCAAAACAGGCCAAGCTTAACATCGGAACCCTTTGCGCCCTCATACAAGCGGGAGCCCTGTCTAACTATAGAGGGAGTCGCCCACTTTTGGTTCTAGAGGCCCAAGCCTTCAATTTATTAACCGATAGAGAAAAAAGAAACTTCATAGCTTTAGGGGAAAAATATGAATATCGGCTCCTTAATGCCATTGCTGACGCAAAAGCTGGTAAATTAGTGGGAGATGACGGAAGGCCTCTAATGAAAGAAAGTAGATTTCAAACCTTTAAGAAAAAATACGACTTGTATAAAAAAATATACGACAGGAATAGTAAATTTGAAAAATTTGCAAATTGGTATTTCGAGAATGAGCTCCTAGGTTATTCATATACAACAAACCTAAAAAATGTTTTTGCAGGAAGCGGAGAGGCGTTTTACAGCACGGCTGACTTCGAATCTATGAATGACGGAAATAAGGCTAGATTCATAGGGGTAATTAGTGATTGCTATAAAAGATTAAGTAGAAACGGAAACCGTTACTTAAGCGTGGATCTTCAAGATGAAGTCGGAAAGGTCAAAGGAATGCTTTGCAACAGTAGGAGATCAAATAAATATGATCAATACTTTGATAGTGGAAAAATCATGCCCAAAAAGAATAGTATCGCGGTTCTTTATGGAGCAAAATCAGACGATGCCTTATTTATCGATGATATTAGAATAATGGATGAAACAATATACATGAAACTTTCAGACCTTAAATAGTGTAATTAGATATGATGGACAGCAAGCCAAACTTCACACCACGAGCGCAAAGGGCTATTAAGCGAGCCAAGGAGCAGGCAAAAGAACTATCCCACAGAACAGTTACTCTTGAGCATTTGTTCCTTGGGATACTTAGTTTAAATGCAGGGATAACTCATGAGCTTCTTATATCCCTAGGGATTGATATTGATTCCTTTGTGAGGGCAATCAAAAAAAGACTAAAAAAAGGAAAAGATTCAATAGACGGCAAAACTAAGTTTAAATATAGCGCAGGAATAAAAAATGTTTTACAAATAGCAATGACCCTAAGCAACAGGTTTAATCATGAATATGTAGGATTAGAACACATACTTCTCGCGATGCTAAAGTATGACGACTCGCCAATCAATAAATATTTCGCAATGCTAGGCATCCCTCAAGATGTTATCATTGAACAAATTCAGCAATATTTTCAATTATCTCAAGACTTCAGCCAAAATATGCCTCACTCCCCTTGGTCCTCAGAGGAGGAGCAAGGCAATGAAGATCCTGGCATCTTTGGGTCTCCGCCGCCACCACAAATTAGACCCTCTAGAAAAAAAGAAAGCGGAGCCCTAGAAAAATACGGAACTAATTTCAATGATCTTGCGATTGCTGGGAAATTTGATAAAATAGTAGGAAGAAGCAGTGAAGTTGCGGATTTGTGTGAAATTTTATGTCGTCGCTATAAAAGCAATCCAATACTTCTCGGCGAGGCAGGAGTAGGCAAAACCGCAATCATAGAAAGCCTTGCGCAAAATATAGCCGACGGAAATTGTCCAGAGCATCTTCTTGGCAAGGTTATCTATAGCCTTGACCTTGGGGCAATGATAGCAGGGACAAAATATCGTGGACAGTTTGAGGAACGCTTAAAACAGGCGCTTGAAGAAGTAAAATCTTCAGAGCATATAATTTTATTTGTTGATGAAATTCATACAATTATAGGCGCAGGAAGTGCAGAGGGAAGCATGGATGCGGCAAATATGATTAAGCCAGCCCTATCTAGGGGCGAATTGATTTGCATTGGAGCAACAACACAAGACGAATACAAAAAGAGCATCACAAAGGACGGGGCGCTTGATCGCCGCTTTCAGCCAGTTTTCGTTGAAGAGCCCAGCGAAGAAGAAACCCTAGAAATACTAAAGGGGACTAAAGCAAAATATGAAGAATTTCATATGGTAGAATACTCAGACGAAGTACTCGAACTTGTTACAACTTTAGCAAAAAAGTATATTCATGACAGAAGATTCCCAGATAAGGCTATAGATATTATTGATCAAGCAGGATCGCGAGTAAAAATTCGCAGCTTCAAAAGGCCTAAACGCGCAAAGGCGCTAGAAGTGGAATTGGAGGAACTAGTAAAGGAAGAGCGAGAACTGAGTAAAATAGGAAAAAGTTTAGTAGATATTCAAAATCAGCAAAGAGAGGTTTTAATAGAATATACCAATCTATTGACGAAGTGGGGCCACAGATGCTCCAAGAAATTTAGTCCAGTAAAGGAAGAAGATATATACAGAATTGTTTCTCAAAAAGTTAAGATACCAGTATCTCAATTATCTCAAACGCAGAATCAAAGACTCCTTACCTTATCTAAATCTTTGAAAAAAACGGTCATCGGGCAAGACGACGCAATAAATGCAGTAGTTCAAGCAATGTTAAGGTCTGGGTCGGGTCTAGGAGAAGAGAATAAACCAATGGGAAGTTTTCTTTGTTTGGGGCCGACAGGAACAGGCAAAACCCATATGGCGAAATCAATCTCAAAATCTCTTTTTGGAGAGAAGCATAAAATTATCCAACTAGACATGAGCGAATATTCCGATAAAGTTTCTGCTTCGAAATTAATAGGCGCCGCACCTGGATACGTGGGATACGAAGAAGGTGGACAGCTAACGGAAAGAATAAGCAGGCAGCCATATAGCGTTGTTTTATTTGATGAGATCGACAAGGCGCACCCAGAGGTCCTGCAAAGTTTGCTTCAAGTTCTGGAAGAAGGTAGGCTCACTGATAATTTTGGCAGAGAAGCTTCGTTCAAAAACGCAGTAATCATACTTACTGGAAATATTGGCTCAGATCTTTTTGAAAAATCACTATCAATGGGCTTTGGAGCAACAAATAATGACAACAAAGGAGAAATGAAAGATAAAATTCTAGATCAAGCAAAAAAACTATTAAGGCCAGAGCTTGTAAATAGAATGACAGAGGTAGTCGTCTTTCATAAGTTTAGTGATGAAGATTTTCGAAAAATCATTCACCTTGAAATGAAAAATCTAAAAAATAAGCTAAGGAAGAAAGGGGTAAAGATGAAACTTACTGCCTCGATTGTTCGTCATCTGGCTGAAGTTGCCCAACAGGAAGATCTTGGAGCGAGACCGATTAAAAGAGCAATTCAAACTTTAATAGAAAATAAGCTCTCAGAACTGCTTTTATCTAAGGAGCTTGATATAGATCACTCAATCACCTTTAGCTACAAAAAAGGTGAGATTTGTTATTCCATTAAGGAAGAACAGGTTTTGTAGGATCTTTAATTTCCTCCTGAGGAGCCTCCATAGGGTCTTCAAATTTTTCCCCAGGGTTATCAACTTCTCCACTACCAGGCTTTCCGACCTCTTTCCATATGAGCATGCAGGCCATAAATCTATCAGACTGCTCAGGGTAACGGTTTTTCATATTGGGGTCGACAATGCACCTTGATATAAATCCGTCCCCATTCTCCGCTTCCATGGGAGTTGGATACCTTTTATCTTCGTTAGAGAGATAATTATTTTCATTTTTTTGCTCTTCTTCGTCGGCAATTGGGCTGGAATCTGGAATCGCAGGAAAAGCCTTTTCGTATTCAACATACTTTAAAACAGTCTCCAAGGTTTCAGTAGAAACCCTAATTTGTTCCGCGACCCATTCCTCGAGGACATCGTCATCTCCAATTAGATCGTATAAAGTCTGGGCGTCTTGACAGGCCTTATACAACGCAGACCTATGAAGTTTGCCTTGCTGGTACTCTGCTTTATTGGATTCCTTCATATAAAGTTTTACACTTTTTTTAATTAATCGTTCCCATAAACCTGATTGGGTGAAGATTTATACATATTGTATAAGTGAACAAGCTCCTTAAGCTTCTCTTCGGATTGCTCCTGAAGCAGTCTGTAATTTGCAGCAACTTGATTTTTATTTGTTCGAGTAATCACAGAGTCGCCCTCTCGCAAGGTTTGGAAGTCTAATTGGTTTGAGGAGCCGTCAATTCCCCTAAGTACATTACGGGCTTGTTTTCCATAATAAGTTGACAGATATAACTCTTTAGTTATCGCCCTTTCCTCAAGGTGTCCAGTAACGGATAAGTCTGATGCGGAGAAGGATGAGTTAATGTATGTATTAACCGCGCCAATATTTGCATCAAGCCATCCAGAAATCAGACTGACTTCAGCGTCTCTCTTGGCCCCAGTTTCGTAACCAAGCTCAGTATCATAGATCTCCGCCGCAAGCCCGCTTACCACACTCATCAAAGACCTTTGTTAAACAAGTCTACAATTTCTTTATTTTTGGGGTCCTTTGGATCTAGGATGGGTTGATTTTGAAGTTGTATTGTTGCTGATCCCCCAAGGGCCTTAAAAGCTTTTCTAAGCTTGTTTTTAAGTACTCTTGCATTCCCCGAAGGGAAGACTCCAGCTTTTACGGCGAGTGCCTGTAAATCTGTTAAATTCATACCTGACATCTTTTCTTCAAGAATGCGGATGTCTGTTGTTTTAAAAGGGTTCATTTTATGAATCCCTAGAACCTGTTCGAGCTCCTTGGCTCGCTCTATCGATTGGTCATAACTCTTTCCAGTTGTTCTGGAGATAGAATCAAGCTTGGCCTCCTTCTTTTTTCGCGGGGCCCGCTTCTTTTTTTGTGTTTTTTTAGTTGCCATAATAAATTCCTTTTCCCTTATATACAGGATTATACACTACGATATACTATGCGTGAACCAAAAAAAATCCACCCGCAAGGGGTGGATTTTTGATGGTCCTTGTGAGACCCGTAGAGATTAAACGATTATGCCCGTGAGGACACGGTCATCGAGGATCACGCGACCTTCGTCGAGTGAACCATAATAGCCAACCTTAGCTTGGCGGGTAACGAATTGATCGTCGACCACGAGATTGAACTCGGAGCCAGACTCTGCATCAACCGCAACTGCACGAATCATAGAATCGCGAGAGAGGTCGACACCGAGAACGATTTGCTCGCCCTTGGAGAACTTCTTCTCGCCGCTATGGTCCTTGCTAACGAAGAAATCAGGATATTTAATACCTTGGTTGTTGGCATCCATTGCCATCTGCCCAAATACCGTGTTCCATTTTTCGTTATTGGATCCGTCGCTGTACGCTTTGGACGTATCGAATGCGTCTTGACTACCCATTTCGTTGAATTCCATGATGGAAACACCGTAGAATTCAGGAATGCCCGCGCTGTTGAATACAGCTTCGCGCATTGAATCCGTACCAGGGATATTGGCGGAATCGCCAGCTGCTGGCTTCTTTCCGTCAGAACCGATGGTATTAATCGGGTTGTAAGCCATACCACGGATTTCCTCAACGATCTCAGGAGAGACGAGAAGGTCCGTAACACCGCGTCCACGTCGACTTTCAGGTGTACCGCCCGTCCAGGAGGTGTTGATTCGCTTGGCAAGCGTGAACAATTTGTTCAAGTCTGCCAAAAGGAATCGACCTTGTTGAGCGGAACGAATAACGTGTTTCGTATTATTTGTTGTCGCCTTAGCAAGGGCTGTGAAAATCATATTCGCAGCTGTTTGCTCTTGCTTCAAGAGAATTTCTTGAGCAATTCGCGTAAACGTTTTGCTAACCACGTCAAGCCTTGATCGAGCGGCATACCTCTTATTGAAGGATACTGCGCTATCGAGGTTGTATGTCGTAAATTTCACTTCACTATGTGAAGGAGCAACAGTGTTGGTAGGCAAGCCACCTGGCACTTGTTGACTCCAAATTTGGACGTAATCCTCATCGTCGATATCGTAATAGAGATCGAGCGGAATGCTAGGATTGTCCTCAGAGTTAAACTGAAGGGAAGAGAATAGATTACTAACAGTGGGAGCAGTATTAATTACTTCAGCCAAGACTGGACCGATAAATTCGGCCAAGACTGCCTGAGCTTCAAATGCGACGTCACGATTCTTGGACGCGCAAGCCTTAACAAGCTCTACTTGTTCTGGAGTACGTTCTAGTGTAATATTCATGTTTTTAATAATCTCCTATGTTAGAAAGAAAGTTTGCACAAGTACTTGCCAGCCGAGGAATCAACAGCCAAACAAATTCCGACTGCGGCATTTTTGCCTGCCTGAACCTTTTTGAATTTGCCTGCGTCCGAGCCAGTTGTCGCAGCGGCGTCGGCCACGTCAACTACTGCGATCGAATCGCCTACAGCTGGAGGGCCACCGTTACCAGCTGCAGCGGCTTGGAAAGCATCGGAAGATAAAAGTACCAATCCCCGAGTTAGTACGGGAACTGTTTCTCCTGGGCCAACGGCCTGAAGTTCGTCTTTCTTGACTGGGTATCTCAGCAGGTTTTCACCGTTTTCGTCATACGCAACCGTTTGACGAAGGGTGATCCCGATAGCCTTATCTGTTATTGACGGAGCAACCGTCAACTTGTTATAAGGCATACCATTGAAACCGATGTGCGCATTATCATGAGCATGCCCAAGATAAGCCCTAAGGTCAGCGTCGGCAGTCCAGCCTCCAGGTACGTCCTGGGGCAGTGCACCTGCGCTAACCTGAACCGCAACGCCTGCGTCCCATTGACCAGAAGACAAATTTTTCATGTCTGCTAGCGTAGATGATACGGCGGCGGAGTTATCGGCCTTTTGTTTCTTTAGTGCTGAGAGATCCAGGGCGAAGAGGTTAACTACCTCATGTTCGCTATAATCTCTGAATGGTTCTATTCTATGTGCCATAATTTAATCTCCTTGATTAAAATGAAAATTTTACAGAATCCTTAAATGTCTTTGCGAAACGATCCCTAAGGGAACTTTCCGATTCGACGGATTCTCCGTTATTGTTAACCACTTGGTCGCTAGTAGCTTCAACCTTTTCAAGAACTTCTTCAATAGCGTCGGTGTCAACTTCTTCAGTTTCTTCCTTAGCTACTTCTGTAGTTTCTGTAGTTTCGGTCGCAGCGCTAGCTGTACCCAAGCGTTTTTCAACTTCGCTCTGGATCTTATCTTCCATTTCTTTAGCGAGTTGCTCGATAAATTCTTTACTCTTGTGCTTAAATACTACGGCCAATTTTTCTTGGTACGCAGCAAAGGCTTCGTCAGAGTCTTCCAGCTCTTGGATTTCGGTTGCTACGATGGTGCGATCTTCATCACTGAGCTCATAACCAGAATCGACTTCTTCCATTCGGGCGTTAAAGCGTGCAGTTGCTTCGCGCTGACGTGCTTCCTCTTCCAGGGCTTGTAGTTTTTCTTCTGTCGACTGAAGTTTTGATTCCAAATCAGAAACCTGAGTGTTTAGCGCTTCTTGCGCGGACTCAGCTTCTGCTTTCTCTGCTTGAGCTTTCTCGACTTCCTCAACGTAATCTTCGCTACGTTCTTTGATTGCGTCGTGGAAAACCTTTGTGATACTGGCGACAGCATCCTCAGAGAAATCTTTGGCCTTCATTTTTTCGTCCAGAAGTTCCTTGAATTCTGTAATTAGTTTTTCTGTATCCATAATGTCTGAAGAGATTTGTTGGTTTTCTTGTATTACATTCGGCGTATTCAAAAGAGAACTTTTTTCTTGCTTGGCCCGCTCTCTCTTAATTACCTCATTTACAGTGACTTTCGCCTCGGAATCCTCTTCGGGCTCGTCCCGTTCAACATATACGCCCTGCACATCAGCAGCGGGATTTGTAGTGAACCCAATTCCTAGTGGATAAATTTCCCCAACGATTAATCGATGAACAGGGGTCCCATCCTCTAGTTTTCCGTTGCCTCCAAAAGATTTCAAATGCTTGCTAAATTCTTCAATTAAAGCTGGCTCAGAAATAACCGCTGCATTTTCCAAGTCGTCGGATCCAACTGCAATTGCATAATCATTGAATCCAATTTCCCAACTAGCAGAAACATTCATGTAGTAATCACTATCCTTATTGCTTGCCTCGTTGAGGAGGTCTGCGAATTCAGAGTTAACTGTTTTATAAACAATTGCGCCAAGTGAAATATTAAAAGCTCCCTTTGTTTCCTTTACGTCTGCTTCGCTTAAAATGCTGGAAGTATCATCGTATTTAGAAAAAGCTGAAGAAACGATATGACCTACCACCTGATCCTTGTCGTGTTCAATGTTGGTAGGCTTATGAACAAACAAGTCCTTAATATTAATTGCGGTTGCAGTATCTATTCCGTCTCCGTTTTTATTAAACTTATTAATTACGGCAGCATTAAATGCCACAGCCATAATGTCAATATTCCGATCCAGATCTACGTCTGCAGGAATTAACTCTTGAAGGGAATCCAGAGAAGCCTTACTCAACTTAAAGCTATCAACATCACCCGAAGCAAGAACGACATTTTCGAATTTAGTAGTATATTTATATTGCGGTGCACTCATTAAATCATTGATTTATACACAGTTTAAAAAAATATGTGAAGCTAGTTTACGAATTGAGGGGTAAAGGTCGTCCCCCAATTTTCCATATCAACATCCATCATGTCAAAGTATGTTTCTATCATCCAGTTTCCCAAAACCAGAGCGGAGTAAGAATCCTTTCTAGCCTTATCGGGACCTGTTTGTTTTTTAAGGTTTGCTGGGAGATCGAACGTTTGAGTGCCTTGAGGGCTAGTTGTTATTTGAATTAATGCGCATTGAGTTTTTGTAAGATCTATTAAGTCTGACTGATGCTCCACCAAATCAATCATCTTTGACGCAGCGTCCTGTTTTTCATTTTCAACTGTCGGGAGAAACTTTAAGCCATTAATTGGGATTTTTTTCTTTCTTTGAATTTGATACGCATCATCCACAGCCCTTGCCCCAAACCAAATCCTCTTATGATCGAAGTGAGCCTGCAGCAATTCATTGGCTCTACGAATCCAGGCTGAACTAGGCTTTCTTAAATAACATATCTTATTTGCCTTAAGGTTATATTGCCTTCTGGCATTTACAAGCTCTTTATTATATTTCGTTTGATCGTCAAAGTTTGCGTCAATCTGCTCAAATGAAACTTTATCTTTTTTAAATAGAGCGCTTTCATTTACTGCATTAAGAAACTGGACTCCACCCATATAGTCCCCAACAATGGCGATAATATTAAAATTGTTCCATAAATAATGAAAATATTTAATATGATCTTTTAGTTTAGTTCCAGGCATTGCGTAAGAATGAACAAGAGTGCCCCACCGCTTTTCTTTATTTAATTTAAAAACTTGCATAGCGAAATCATCTGAACTTTCCGACTCCGCCCAACTAGGGTCAAAGGATAAAATATATTCGTCTCCTTCCGCTCCTTTAACTTCTATGCTTGCGCCCTCGCCCTCCTGAATCGTGCATTGCGCCATAGTTGAAGTCTTAAAGTAGCCACTGCTATCATCTGTAAATACTGCTCCAAATTCTCGATCAAACTGGCTTTGACTCATGGTAGATTTAGCTTGATCAATTAGGTTTTGGTCATAAAGCAATCGAGGCGCACAATCGTAACTAAACTGCATGATAACCCTGTGAGCATCACTGCGATCCTTGCCCCCGTCCCGAATAAGTTGATCAAATTGCTCGTAAGCTTTGTACATATATTCAAATTTATAGCTAGCAGAAGAAAGCGCTATTAATTTATTGTTTGGCCAAAAATGCCGCTCTTCTTCAGCCATTTCTCCCTGTTCAATTAAAGTAGTTTCTACATTATATAGATCCTCTCTTTGGGTTGGATTCTCAACAACAGACAAGAAGGGAATTATAACTTCATTAAAAATCCTTTCGGGCATTAGCGCGAACTCATCAATAATAATTCTATGAAACCTAAAACCACGAAGCTTCTCACCATCTCCCAAAGGTAAGGCTCGGATCCTTGAGTGGCCGATCTCCATTAGCCACTCATCGTTGCTTTTGCTTTTACGAGTAATACATTGAGCAAGAAATGCAGCCTCAGGTTTTGCGGCAATATCTTCAATTTTCTTGAATATCATTTTTGCCTGTCTAAATGATTTAGATAGAATACCTATCTCAACGCCCTGATTTAATATTGCTTCTAGAAAAGCATAGATTCCAGTGGTAAACGATTTTGACATTCCCCGAGCCCATACTCCCATAAAATAATCCGTTTCGAACATAGCCTTGATAGCCATATGCTGAAACGGAAAAAGTTTTACTCCAGAAACTAGATCCGTGGCAAAAGTAACGTTCTCTCTTAAAAACTTATATAAAAGTATACGCGCTTCACGCTCCTCTATGAACCCTGGCGTATTTGCTAGGATTTCGTTTATATCAGGATGCTCTTTCCTGGATATTTGACTACCTTCACTCCAGCTCATTATTGTCTATATAATATTGAATGTCCACATCCCAAAGCTCTTTGCCTCTCACTAAAAGCTCTGGGATAATTTTCTCAGAGGCTTCTCTCCCCCCTGTGAATATAAATTGACAGGTGCCTGCGTACTTATGCGCGAGAACCCTCATGTTATGGAATATATATTTTAAATTAGATTTATGAGGCCCCCATCTATTGTTTTTGTAAATTTGAGTTAAATCGCTTTCTGTTACTATATATAAATAGGCGCCCATATCTTTGGCGCGCTTAAGCTCTGAATCGAATCTCTCTAGGTTGTGCTTACTTAATGTAGACTTAAAATCCTGCTCTCCTTTTCTATCTACATATGTATAAGAGTAGTGATCTCCCCCGCAGGTATAATCTCCAACATCTAATTTCATTTCGCTTGAACTTGGGAAGCTCAAAGGTTTTTGTTCTCGCGTATCTATAAACACATTAACGTGACCAAGACTTTCTTGGAAAAACTTAAAAGGCAACCTGCTACCAAACATAGGCTTAACTCCCGCAGCCTTACATGCAATAGTATAGGAGCCAAAGATTTCCTGAAATATATCAACAGTAGGCAAGGAGCTCAGCTTCAACTCCAAATGAGAAGGTCCAATCTTTAAGTCGCGGGACTCAATCCTCTTTTTTAATAAGTTTAAAATGTAAGGCCTAACCTCCTCAGGGTCCTGAGACTTGCACCACTTTAATAGCTGCTGCCTCGTGCTAAAATCTGAGCCAAAATATTGCTCTTTATTTTTAAACGGAAGAGGATCTCCATTAAAAAGATTAAACCTAGGGTAATGGGTAGTATAATATTCCGCCATTGTGGTGCCGTGCTTCTTTAAGTGGTGGTGGAGGGATTTTTCGCTAGTAAATCCTTCTCCGCAAATTTTACATATAATCTCAGAGGACATCTTCTTTTGATATTCCGAGAACCCTAGATTTCCAATCTGGCATGCTCTCTAGTTCATCAGTCTCATCCTTGACTGCTTGTCTTTGTCGTTCAGCAATTTTTAACATAATTTTGCGCTCCTCTTCTGCTTGAAATAATTGTACCAGACTCAAAAGGCTAGCATTATCTTTTTCCTTACTTGCTACTCTTTTTGCCCGATCTCCTTGCAGCTTTTGAATCAAAGACTCCATTCTCTTTTCGCATTGATTGTATTCTTCGCTTTTCGTCTTTAACAGTTCAGCTAATCTAACGGTCATATCCTGCTGGTCTTCGCACTCGTCAAACATTCTATTTAGCTTGCCGATATTATTATGGATATTCTTTAAATGAATATAATCCATGCATACATTAATGTATAAGTTAATTTCATCAGAAGTTAGATCTGGCTTATCCCATGTCGCCCGAACAAATTCCGCTTCAAATAAAGTCCTATCTTTAGCGTCTGTATAATTATTAATTACAGAAAGAAATCTTGGTGCTGCTAAAAATTTACCAAGAGATTCAACTGATAACTTTTGCTGAAGATTAAGCTTTTCTTCAGAAAGCTCTTCTCCAGAGTAATCGTTGATTTTTTTAATTATTTTACTGACGGCTTTTGGGGGAAAGTATTTTACATTTACCGCACTTTCGCAATCTGGAACCCCTTCATGTTCCTGCATAAAATCATGTACCGCGCGATATTCTTTTGTCAAGTGAGTTATTTGTGCGTCAGGAAACAGGAGCTGAGAGAGTTGAGCGCATGTCATATCTGCACTAATATTATTTATCAAAAATTCTCGCTGCTCAGAATTTAAGATAATATCTTCTTTCTTATCTATATGCTTCGTGGTATAAGAAAGCTTACGATCTTGCATAAACTTCCTGACCGCACGACCCTCTCTACTCCTACCATCAAGATCATCATTGTAAAATACGGCTTGAGTTAATTCTGATAAACCTGCAGTTTTTTGGTAATTTTCTCTAATATAATTTTTTTGGTCCTCGGTAAGTATTATTTCTTGAGTCATGGATGATAATATCCTCTTTTTCTAAAAGTTCTGACGCCTTTTGTTTAAAAAGTTTTTTTAAATTTTTGATTTGCTTGTAGCCCGCCTTCCTCCCCTTCTCGGTGGTCTTGTACCCCATAATTTTTGCAACCTCTTCATCGTCTTTATTTTCTACAAAAAGCAAGTGGTAGATTTTATATTGTCGCTCGGGCAGTTTTTCTTTCATTGCGCTGTGCAATCTTTTTTCGGCGCGATCTATGTCAAACCCTTGATCGTGAATCGCATTTGCTTCTGCAGAATGATTCTCGAGAGCTAGGGCCATCTTAATGTCGTATGCCGCCTTTTTTGTTCGTTCCCACTTTGCATAAAGAGGACATTCTGAGTCCTGCCTGCCGCTACTTGTGAATCCACACAATGAATCCTCAGCTCCGCCTCCAGTTTTTCCTCCACATTGATTGAAGGGGCAATTTAGGCAGGGTCGTACAAAGTTAGAGTAATTGTTTCGCAAGATATTTTTCATTTGATTGGTTATGACTTTGTTTAACCACGGACCAAGGGGCATCTCTTGATTCCACATATGCCACTTTTTATGAATATGGGCCCTAATTATTTGCTCGACATCCTCGAAATCAAACCACGCTAAAGAATCAAGGAACCACTTCCCTCTTCTTTTTTTTATTTCGGTATCTATGTCTTGAGATTTGTCCTCATAGGTGAAGGGAGTTTTATTTTTTTCTGTTTCTTCGTTCGCCATTAGTTAAATTCTTGCTTCCCTTAGGTCTCCCGCGTTTTCTTTTAGCAGGAGAGCCCCTTTCTTGAGCTTGAACTGCATCAAGGTCTCCCTCTGAAATTTCTCCAGTAAGATCCTTTAGGTTCATTTTTCTTCCCCCTAAACCGCCATCGGAGATATTGTATTTAAAATTCGAAACATCTGGCACGAAATCGATCTCCGAACCCTCCTCTTCCATATCCGCCCTAACCCTTGGGCGATTTTTAGCTCTTAGATCGGAAGCTGTTCTTATTTTAGGGGCCTCTACTTTGTTAACCTCGGATCCATTCATAGGCTTGCCGCAACCCCCACAAAATTTAGGGAGCTTAACGCCGTGATGATTCTTGTAACCACATGAAGTACAATAGGTAAAGGCCATATAGAACTATTCTATTAATAAAAATTAAAAATTCAATTAGATAAATAAGCGCCAATTTGCCTTGCCCAGACCCTAAGTTCTCTTTTCTCCGCGTCGTTAAGATTTTTTTTGGACTTAACGTAATCTATACCGACGAAACCTATATGCTTTCCATTTGCGGATTTTAGCACAATATTGTATAAACTCTCAACTCCTTTTTCCTGAAGGAGAGCGCGAAAGCTAAAATCCCTAATGAGCTCTACGTCCCCTCTAAAGAACTCTCCATCTGAAATTAGTCGGCTAATATATTTATGAAAATTCGTTACCCTATAATTTTGAGACCTATTAGATTCAGAACTAACCCCTTCCCCAGTCCATTCATAGCTGCAACTGAATTTTTTTTGAGGCTGCCCAGAAAAGAAATGCTCTCCGTTATGGAATTCATAAATATACGCTCTGTCTGCGCCAAATTCTTTTAATATTTCTTGAAGAGAGGAATATATATTTTCGTTAGATCTATTGTGAGAAGAGATATCTTGTTTTTTTTCATAAAGATAATGCTTGAGCCAAATCGCGCCAAATGTCGCCAAGGCAGAGATTAGAGCTGCAAGAATATACCCGACACCTTTGTCTATAATTATTTCTTCCATTGCTCTCTTATTTTCCTAATCGCCCACGGAGAGCAGCAGGCCACGGTCATTATTCCCATAATAATTAAAAAATAATGTAAAGTTTTTTGGTAGTCATAAGTAGGATGAGGCTGGCTAATAATTTCATTATAAGCGTCCGCTTCTTCTTTGCTAATATTTCCATCATTGTTGATATCTATTACGGAGAAATCAACCTTTTCACTTTTTGGTGGAGGAGGATTAGGCAATTCAGGAGGAGCTGTATATTTTACACCTCCGCGCCAAAAGCATCCGCTTAGAAAAAGAAAAAGTATACTAATTATTATTGCTCTCATCGTCTTCTACTTGGTATTGCATAAAAACCTACAACCATAAAACATAAATCCATAAAGGACATTAACAAAAGACCCCCCGTCATTCTAACAACATGCCAATCTGTACCCCCTATAATCCATGTAAAAAATCCCGTACTTCCGTCTTTTGAAGCAGGAATAATAATATCATAAGTAACGTGCGGATTCAAGGCATAATAAAGCATGAGAAAGCACATGGTAAAAGTAATACTTAAGAATAAAATTCTGCGAGTAATTTTAACAAAAGGATCCTTCGCTTGTTGTAACTGATTCTCCAGCAAAGCCTTAACTAGGGCATCATCCCTTGCGGCGAGCATAAGCTGGTCTTGCCGCCTTTGTTCTAGCCAGTGATTTAATAAATTGCACAAGAGCTTCAATCCCGCGCCAATAATGGTATTTAATATTGGACCCACGAGTATATATACACTAGTTTAATCAAGAAAAACGCTTTATATATATTTAATTGATTTTTGATCCTTGACCTTTAACATATTCTATGGCAAATGTAAAAATTAGAAATATAGCCACAACTGCGACCGCATTAACATCGGAAGACTATTTAGTTGTTGCCTCTGGTGACGGTGCAACAAAAAAACTTGCAGGCGACGATTTAATAACTTCTGTAGTCGACACAATTCCCGCTTCGTTTTCGTTAGGGAGTATTGGAGCGTTTGCCTTTGAGGGAGGCACCTTTTCCATAACCTCGGGCCTTACGCCAGATTGGGGAGCCAATGATACCCCAAATGCTAGTAACTTTCCTGCGAACGCTCCAAATACGTTTACTGCAAGTGGATTTACATTTACAAAGCATACAACAACGATTGCTTATATGGCTAGCACTGGTCAGCAAACTTCAGGCCCCGCCTCTCCAGGCACAGCATCTGCGGGAGCTCATACTCACGATGTTAGCGGAACCACGGCTTCAGGCGGAGCCCACACTCACACCTTTTCAGATACTTCTACAAGCGCGGGCGAGCCAGCCCATACCCACAATGTTGGTGGAAGTACGGCTTCAGGTGGAGCTCACACTCACACCTTTTCAGATACTTCAAGTTCTGATGGAGCGCACTCGCATACCGTAGACGCTCACGACCACACGATTCCTGCGCACTCTCACATGATCACCCTAAAGATGGTTTACTATCTTCGCACAGCATAATGATTTGTGTACTACTATATTAGTAATTGCATGAGTAGCAGAAACATATTGGAATATTTAAGCAAAAATCTAAATGGATACGAGTCCACTTGCTGGCTTAAGGCAGAAAACGAAAAGCTTGGTGGAAAAAGTCCAGCAGATCTAATGCTGGACAAAAAAAATAAACGCGTAGAAGCTATCTTGGATGAAGAGGTTGCCCGAATTAAAAGCAAAAGAAAACAGGTAAAATAATCAACCTACGGGTAGCCATGGGGCAAAGAATATGAGTACAACGCCAGGAGCAATTTTTCCCTGGAATACACAGTATTCCCAAAGCGCGGACCTTCGAGTTGGAGAGTCGGACACTTTGTCTACAAATGGGACCGACCAAATAATAACTGATGATGGAGATGTTATTACCGCAGATCCCCCAGCATGGATGTGGCTAGTCAATGTATCCAAAGAGCATGCATCCGAACCCGCTGGATTCCCTTTTTCATGGGATCATATAGGAAATTATGCTTCAGCCGCAGGCCTAGCAGACGGGGACACTTTGGTTGGAGGCCAGATACTTATTTTGCAGCTTGCATTTTTTCCAGGAGACAATGATCCGCTTGATGATCGTTGGGCGGGCAATATCCCAAACGATGGACCAGAGGGAGTAAGAAAAGAGACAACCTTTGGTCGCTTGGGTAATTGGTTGTCAAATCAACTTTATGCAAATCTTTATTACAACGACTCCCTGATGACCCCACTGACGGATGATGCGGCTTATTCGGCAGGGGGAGACTGGAAACTAAATATTCCACCAACCACTGTTGATGCCGTGGAAAATCCAGGTTTAATTCAAGCGGAGGAGGGAACCTTTGAGTCTGTTATGGCTTGGCGCCACATCAGTGGAGGAGGAACAACAGAAGCGGTAGTAGAGCACAGACCAATCAAAAGATGGGCGCTGCAATTACCATACGAAGACTTCACTTTGACATTAAAAGGAGGCTCGTCTTTTAATGATACCTTTTATGCCGAACTGGCTGGGCTTAGAGATAAGGGGCTCTGGGGCGGAGAGAATAGTTCCATAACATATAGCCTGTCTCCTGAAATTCCGCCAGGAACAGAGGTTTTACCTAAATTTTCAGAAGCATGGTCTGCGACAAATTCTTCGACAAGTTCATTCGAATGCAATACTCAAGAACTTAATCAAACAAACACAATAACAACATATACAAGAAGAATTGTAACAAATAGCGAAGGAAGCAATGTCAATATTTGGGACGGTCAAATGGGGTATAGAACTTCCGCAGGACTTCCTCCAGGTTCCCCTGTGGATATTCAAAATCCAAACCTAGTTCATTATGGAGACGGAATTTATATTTACAGAAAAAGCCCTTGTTGTTTTTATGGACAAGGGGCAACGCTTCCAAATCCAGGTGGGGCAGCTTATAACGTACTCCCAACCAATCCGCCAGCAGGTTATCCCCAAGTCTCAGCGATAGGTTTTTCAATGCCTAATTTAAATAACGGAACAGCATGGCACGTGAACGCTGTGGATGCAATTGGAAATTTTGGAGAGCAAACGTGGGATGTTTATTTTGTTCCCCATGGAACAGCCTATTTCGAGCTTCCAAAAAATGAATGGGACTCGGGGACTGAGTCTGACTTTTCCCTAGACGGCAATGCTAATGGCGCCGTTCAAGCATATCCCCATGCCCATGTAAATATGAAAATTGATGGAGGAATAACAGATGGACTTACCGCAACATTATCAAATGTAGGAAGGATAAGAAAATCAGACGGCAAAACGATTGATCCGTGCACAGCTGTGGGCTATTGGGTTACCCAAGATAGCTTGGTTGGCCAAGCAACTGGAACCCTTGATTGGAGTGATGATCCTCAGGTAGGATTTGTTTCGGTCCTCCCCCATGCAACCTTCGGTTACAATATTTTTAATTGTGGAGGCTGGAGCTGGTTTGGTATACTTACGTCCTATACTTCTATTACGGGAGTTGAGTATTTTATTAATTATGATATAGATTTCTCCACGCAACCAAATAATATAGAATGGTTCCCTCAAGCAAATTGGCTTCCAATTACAAACTGGGGAGATTAATTATTATGCATCCTTACCTATCAATTATACAAAAATTAATCGTTAAAATTAAATTCAATGACGGATTCTATTACTGTACAAAGAGCCCTGAAGTTTCTGGAAGCGAATTAAGCGAAGATGAATTTTTTGATGTCATTTCCGAATCAAAGATCAACGCAAAGCTTCAGGATATTATAAGCCTTGAGGTTTCTCATCTCCCCGAAGGCTCAACGCCTCTTGCATCAAACCACATGGACTCCGATCAAATTAGAGCAACGAATCTAAAAGTTTTAAGCGAAATTGAAAAAATCAAAGAAACTGCGCAAAAATATGCAAGCGAGTATTGCTCGGATTATAAAACTTGCCTAAAGATAATCATCAACGAGGACATAAAGCAAGAAGACCAAGATTATTATTGCTTTCTTGAGGCTGACCCAGGAAAAAGAGAATCTGAATCGAAAATAATTGAAACTTGTAAAAGAAAATGGAAAGAGTGCATTTCTTCTAAAAAAAATAAGGCACTGAAAATGCTCGAGGAAGAAAAACAGATGGCGGAATCAGACGGAGACCTTCTGGCCAGCGAGGAGATTGATTCTTTATTTGAGTTGATTGAGGCTTCCGAAGAGGAGGCCGACAGCACCCTATCTTCCGCGAATTCAATTAGTGAAATCCTAAACTATTGGCCAGCATTACTGCTCCCCGCCCCACCGCTAGCGGCGCACGCTTCTAAATTTCAACAAAAAAACCAAAATGAATACTGGAACGCAAACAAGGGATGCTTGCATTTTAGTATGTACGATAAAATTTTTAATAAGAATATAATTTTCGCAAACAACAACAGCTACCTTACCTTTGAGGAAATAGATCAAAAGAAAAAAGGCTTCTTCACTTTTCAGGATTTTAAATCGGCACATTGCCCAGCATTTGGAGAGGAGGGCATAGAAGAGTATTTCTTTCGGGTAGAATCTTATAAAAACATTAAAGACAAACTGCCAGAATTATCTTCAAAAATGGCCTCAAGGATTACCAAGGAAAATTGGCTGAGTTTTATTTCAAAAGAAAACCCTTACAATATTGCGAGCAAAACAGAACTCCACTCTTGCGGCTCGGATTCCACAACCAAAACCACAATCCCCTGGCAAGATCGCCGAAGAATCAAGGAGGAAGAAACTGAAAAAATATTTGAAAACGATGAGCTTTTAATTGTTCACCCTCTAAGTTATGAAAGTATGGTTTTGTATGGGTATGATACAAAGTGGTGTTATAGTAGCGCTGTTACAAAAGAACACTACGAAGACGTCAAGGACTTCACTCTTTTCTTTATTATCTTCAATCGGCCAGAAAAAGAAAAAGAGAATCATAAATTTTTATTATCGGTCAATCAAAAAACGGGAAAATGGCTGTTTGAAGATCAAGCAAATAGATTGCTCACAGATAAAACAATATACGACTCAAGCATGAATGTTATAGAAAAACAAAGCTCTAGACATTTAGATTTTCTGTTTAAAAATTTCTCAGCGATGGAGAAACTGCAATGTGCAACCTATCTAGAATCTCAAACAAGCTAAGAAATCCAGGGGTAAATTACATTTTCAAAGATTCAGATTGCTACCCTTCATTTGATTCCCTTTCTCAGGGAAAAGATTTTTTTACAATCACTGCTTGGGCCAAAATGAATGCGCTGACTACCCCATTAATTGAAGAGTCTCTGATTTCTGATTTTATAGGAATGGCTCAGAGCGGGAAGCGGTCCATTTTTTCCAAAATTAACAGGAAGGAATACTTAGATTATATAAAAAGAGAATCTTCAATAGAAAAAACTAAAGAATTGGAGATGAAATTTTCAGAATCAGAACGAAAAAGAATCAAAAGGCAGGAGTCTCAAAAAATATTTGATGACGATTCCACACTTGCCATTTGTCCACTTTCCTATGAGAGTTCGATAATTTATGGATACGGAACAAAATGGTGCACGAGCAGTAACTCAACCAGAAAATATTACGACAATTACTCCTCGAAAGCAAAAATAATAATTATTATCAACAATAAAGAGCCAAGTCCCTACAGAAAAATCGCCTTAATTTTATTTAAAAATAATAAGTTTTGCTTATTTGATTCTCAGGGCTGTATAATTAATGACGGGGAGGTCTTTAATGAACACGAAGAGACATATAAAAGCAACAGCTTAACGGAGGTAGCTCACATTCTTTCAGATCAATTAATTCAAACACTAGAAAACCTATGACTATAGTCTGTACAACCGATTCGGAATATTACCCTTTATTAAAAATTTTAGCAAAGAGCCTTGCTCAAAATTCACCAGACACAAACCTCTATGTGAGATTCGTTAATTGTGAAATCGAATGCGCAAAAGAAATCAAAGAAATACATGATAACTCTAATTTTCTTTTTGATTATTTAAACCTCTGCGAAAAGCGCAAAAAACTCCAACGCTCTGGCGCCCCATTACAAGACGAAATGTTTGGTGTGTATAGCGGGAGAAGGGCGGATGGATTAGGATTTAAGGGAGCCAAATGGCTTTATAGCGAAAAAATGGCCTACTGTTCCAATATTAAATTTCATACCATTAATTTACTCTTAAACAGGGGAGAAGAGTTGGTAACCTATATGGACGTGGATGCAATTGTGAGAAAACCACTGATCGACTTGGAGGGTATAGGAGTCAATTGCGATATATCAATGCTAATAGAAACGAATGATGAGTCCTTTATGCCTAAAGGGGGATATATTGACCCTGACTATATACCTAAGACAGATTATTACGATAGACTCTCAAATGGGATGCTAGAGGAGCTACCATATGTTGAATGGCATGCAGGGTTATTCACAATAAGAAATAGCCCAGTTACAAGAAAATTTTTCAAAACAATAGAAGAAAAAATAAGAAAACCAAGCGAATTATATGACTGGGAGGCAGACCAAACCTTATTTAACGAAACTTACCAAGAGTTTAAGCGCGACCTGTCAGTATACTGCTTACCTAAGCACTTAAAAGACGAGGAATTTTTAGACGAATCTACTGTCTGGTGTGGAGCGGGAGAGCATAAATTTCAAACAGATAAATTTTTAAAAGAACAGCAACTATATGCTTGACAAATGCTTGCGTTTTTGGTACTATACTCTGCAGTATGGACAAAAAAATAGCAGTAATTGGAGGCTCGGGCTTTATAGGGTCACATACAGTTGACGAGTTAATCAAAAATGGCCACAAGCCAATCGTAATTGATAGAGAACGGCCAACCCAAAGAGATTTGTATTGGAGCAAAGAAGCTAAAATGCCGAGACCGATTGTTGAGTTTCGCTATGCAGACATTACAGACCTAGAGCAAGCAAGTCTAGCTCTTGAGGGGGTGGATATTGTATATATGCTTGCCGCAATTTCAGACGCAGGATCGATTAAAGAAAACCCAGAAGAGGGCATAGCAGTAAACATAACAGGTCTAACGAATGTTTTATTAGCTTGCGTAAAAAATAAAATCAAGAGAATCATATTTTCTAGCAGCGTATGGGTATATTCTTCAGCCAAAGATTCACATATTAAGGTTGATGAAAGAACTCTAATTCCCAGCAATCGAGACTCCCACATATATACTTCTTCAAAAATTGTAGGAGAAAATTTAATCAGATCATTTAAAGAAATGTATGATTTAGATTATACAATCTTAAGATATGGAGTAGCATATGGCCCAGGAGCTAATGAGTCTACCGCTATTAGCTCTTTTACAAAAAATGCACTGCAAGGGACGCCAATAATCATCAAAGGAGATGGACTAAGCGCAAGATCTTTCCTTTATGTAAAAGATCACGCGCGAGGAAACGTGCTTGCACTCAATAAATCTGCAAAAAACGAGACAATCAATTTAGACGGAAGAAGAAAAATAACAATCAAAGAGGTTGCTGAAGAAGTCTCAAGCCTTGCAGATGCAAGCGTCGATATTGTATATGATAATTCCGTAAAATCTGAATACCAAGGAAAGGAAGTTAGCATTAAAAAAGCTAAGAAAATTTTAGGATGGGAGCCGCAGACCTCATTCAAAGATGGATTAAAAAAACATTATGAATGGCAAAGTTCTAATTATAGCTCCTCATGCTGACGATGAGGTGCTTGGCGTAGGGGGTACTATAGCTAAGTATGTAGAAAATAAACAAGAAGTAAGCGTTATAATCGTCGCAGACAGAAAGGATCTTTCTTTAGAGCAGAGAATTCAGGCAAAAGAATCGCAGGAAGTATTAAATTATAAAAATCTTTATTTTCTTGGATTAAGAGATGAAAGGCTGGATGGATACGCCGTTGACATAATTAAACCCTTAGAGGAAATCTATGAAACGATAAAACCAGAGACGGTTTACGTTCCCCATGTAGGAGATTATAATCTAGATCACAGAGCGGTATTCAAGGCCTCAACGGTAGTATGTAGAATTTTTCAAAAATTTCCACCGAAAAAAATATTGTCATACGAAGCGCTTTCCTCAACAAACCAAGGTCTTATGGAGCCATTTTTACCAAATTTTTACAGCAACCTTTCTCATGAACATCTCGCTTTAAAAATTGATGCGTTTGAAAAGTATGAGGCAGAACACAGGGACCTCCCTAATCCAAGAAACAGAGATGGAATTGCAAATATTGCAATTAATAGGGGAATGGAATGTGGGCGTTGTTTTGCTGAGGCATTTACAATATTAAGGGAGATATCATGAAGACGGTTTGGGACAACGTAAATTTATTCGAGAAGCTCGTTGCAGATTATGCGGGAAGCAAATATGCTGTAGCAGTAGATAGCTGCAGCAACGCATTGTTTCTTAGTATGATGTACCTAAAGGGTAACCTTAAAGGTTTAGAGGACTTTTCTCGAAGCCCTTATCCAGCAATAACAGTCCCGAGAAAAACCTACATATCTGTTCCAATGATGGTCGCTCACTGTGGGTTTAAGATTGATTTTTCAAAAAAATACTGGAAGGGAATTTATCAATTAAAACCTCTTAATATAATAGATGGGGCTCAGAGGTTTAGAAAAGGCATGTACGAGAAAGGGAACCTGCATTGCCTGTCTTTTCATAGCAAAAAAATACTATCAATAGGAAGAGGGGGAATGATTTTAACCGATGACCGTAAGGCTTATAAATGGTTGAGGGCAGCGAGGTACGATGGCAGGGAGTCAATATATTATAACGATTTAATTAACTCTCCTCCCCCTATGATTGGATGGCATATGTATATGACCCCAGAAGAGGCAGTAAGGGGCATTGAGCAATTTTACAAACTACCAAATATTAATCGAGATAGTGGAAAATCTTCAGATTACAAAGTAGACCTTTCAACTCTGCCCGTATTCAGCCCTTATTTGAAATGAAGATTTTTATTTTAGGTTCAACAGGCTTGCTGGGGAGCCATGTGGCATGGCACCTCAACCAGCTACATAAAGTAGAGCTAGTTCCAAGAGATAGGCTTGACGCGTCCAAGTCTTACAGTAGGTCGCATTTTTTATATCCACTCCCCCTTAACGAGGGGGATTACGTAATTAATTGCATAGGAGTTTTGAAGCCTCAAATCAAATCTGATACAGAAGCGATAAAGGTTAATGGGCTATTTCCTCATGCTCTTGCAAATTATTGCAATGCAGCAGGCGCAAAATTAATCCACTTTTCATCAGATTGTGTTTTTAGCGGAAACAGAGGAAGCTATACGGAAGTTGATACTCCCGATGCAGAAGATATATATGGAGTAACAAAAAGTATGGAGCCCTGCAGAAAAGCAATGGTCTTAAGAACCTCTTTTATTGGTGAAGAGCTTTATCATTCAAGAAGCCTCGTTTCTTGGCTTATCTCTCAGAAAGGAAAAATAATTAAAGGTTACATGAACTGCTTTTGGAATGGGGTAACCTGCCTTTCTCTAGCAGAAATAGTAACAGATATCATTTTAAACTATAAGTACAAAGTCGGATTGCGCCACGTTTTTTCTCCAAACACTGTTTCTAAATTTGAGCTTTGCTCCCTAATATCAAAAACATATAAGTTGAACCTAGAGATAATGCCCACTCATGCAGAAGAAATTTCGGGAACAAAAATCAACAAAACTCTAGATCGGTCACTAAGCTCTATATATACAGAAGCCCTAATGCCAGAATATACCATTCTCGAACAAATACAAAAACAAAAATGTACAGAGATACAAAAACTGGATTCGGAATAATAGAAGACTTTCTTAACGAAGACGATCTCGATAAAATTAATAAAGAGGTCAGGAATTTTGAGTACATGACCTCCACAGAGCCCAATGGGAGTAATGAATATGAAAAAGCTTTTAGCGTCATTTTTAAAAGAAATTCAATCAAGGAGGTTTACAAAACGCTTCCCTCGCTCGCCCCTTTTCTTGAAAAATCTCTAAAAGATTGGTGCAATATTTTTTACTTGCCTGTGATTTGCCTCCATAAGGAAGGCGGGATCCCAGCGCATCTAGATGGGCAGCTGCCAGAAAAATATAAATACATGTATGGTTTAAACTCTCCAGTTAAACTTCCTCAGCCTTATTGCACGAGTCTATTATATTTAAATGTACCAGAGGAGATGAAAGGGGGAGAGCTTCTTATTCATGATGTGCCTCCTTCTGTTCTTGAGGTTAAACCCAAGACTAACTTATTCGTTGAATTTGGGAATTACAAACATTCAGTTAACCCAATATTGTCTGGAGCCTCCGTGGAATCTCCAAGGCTTACTATAATTATAGAACAATATAAATATCTATCAGTCCAAAGGGACTTTTTTCCAGATATTTGCTTTGCAGAAGGATGATTTGCCCAGTTAATAGTTTCGACGAATGGTCTCCACTTGAAGAGGTGATTGTTGGAGACGGGTTTCCACCAAAGCTTCCCGCGCTTGATTTTTCTTTTAAGGTATTTTTTCACGATAATATTTATAATACGAAAAGATTCGAGGAAGACGCTCACCAATACATAACAAAACGCCATGTAGAAGAACACAAGGAAGACGTTGAAAACTTTGCAGAGACACTTAAGTCTTTGAATATAAAAGTTCGTAGACCCAAAGTTCCCCGAATAGTCCATAGGGTAAAAACCCCTCACTGGGAGAGTACAATACACCCCTCTTTAAATGTCAGGGACTTAACAATGATAGTAGGAGATACAATTATTGAGTCTCCCCCTATGTGCAGGTGGAGATATTTTGAGACAGATTATTTAAAGCATCTGTTTTTAGAATATTTCAAACAAGGAGCGAAATGGATTCAAGCGCCCAAACCCCTCTTAATGGATCACAGTTTTGACTTAAGTTATTTTGGAGAAAACTCTTTAACCTGGGACAGTTACGAGGAACTGAGGGGCTGTGATTTACATCCCATGAATTGTGGACATGAAATTATGTTTGATGCGGCAAATTGCCTTCGCCTAGGGGATAAAATCCTAATGAATGTTTCTTGTGAGAATCATAGACTTGGAGCGAAATGGTTGCAGGCTCAAGTAGGAGAGAAATTTGAAGTTATAACCGTAGAATGGACTGACTCCCATATAGATTCAACTTTTTTGCCGATTAGACCAGGTCTAGGAATACTGATGAGGCCAGAAATTCAGCTGCCAAGCATTTTTGATAATTGGGATATTATTTATATTCCTATGAGGAATAGAGACCCCTCAGAATACGAGCTCCAGAATATTAAACTCGCTTCTCCGCGAATAGAGTTGAATTTTTTGTCAATTTCTCCAGAATTAATTATATGTCATGACCAGTACAAGCATATACTATCAAAAGAGCTCAAAAAATATAAGGTGGAGGTTATTTCTTGCCCAATAAGACACTGCGAGTTGTTTTCGGGCGCCCATCACTGCCTTACGCTAGATGTGAGAAGGAGAGGAGGGTTGGAAAGTTATTTCAATGAATAAATTAATTATTATCTCAACTTGTGATCAAGAGTACATTCCAATCTTAAAGCCCTTTTTAAGGTCTTTAAGGAAGAACGCTACATGCGTTCAGCCCTACATTAGGTTTGTAAATACAAATCCAGAATCAATAGAAGAATCTATAGATTTATATCCTGACTTGTGGTTCACCATAGAGCAAAAAGAATTAGACTCAAAAAGAAAACATCTAAACAAAAGAGGCATATTGCTCCAAGAAGAATTCGACCGAGGCTTCAAGGAGAAGCTGACGGATTTTCGCGGCGCACGATGGCTGTACTCGGATAAAATGGCATACTGCTCTAATATAAGATATGAAACATTGAACAGAACCCTTGAGGCAGGCTTTAAGCACATATTAATGAGCGATATTGATATGATTGTACGCAAGGACCTTAATGAGCTATATGACCTTATTAAATCAAATGATTTGTGTGTTGTATGCTCCAATGATGATGACTTTCAAATAAGGCAGCTCTGCGAAGAAAAAACCAAAGAGCTGCGCTTTCCAGATTTAGAAGAGTTTTATCATGGCGGCTTCATAGGGGTACGCAACTCTCCTGTCATTCGGGAAATGTTCAAAAAAATAGAAAACAAAATCGACCTACTTGACTGGGATTCCGACGAGCTTGTTATTTCCGAGATTTTTACGGAATATGAGAAGAAAATAGATATCCATAATCTACCGCGAAAGTTTAAGGATGAGGGGCTTTATAATCGAGACAAAGGCTTTCCAATTTTCCAAGAGGATTCCGTAGTATGGTCTGGGACCGCAAACACAAAGTATACCAACAAGGCATATGTAGACGAATTAGCGCTTTATGATTCCTAAAATTATACATCAATCATGGATTAGCGAAATACATCCAGATATACCCGAAGTGTTTCGAGAGTATATGAATTCGATACCCGAAAATTTCCCAGGATGGAAATATATTCTTTGGGATAATGAAAGTAGTAGAGAAGTTGTTAATGAGGTTGCTCCGCACCTCATGGATTTATATGATTCTTCTTCTGATATTATGAAATCAGACATCTCTCGTTTTAGCTTTCTTTATAAGCATGGTGGACTGTATTTAGATCTTGATATTAAGGTTAATGAAAACATAGAAGATTTATTTATTGATGACTGTTGCTATTTAGTAGAGTTTGACTTCTGTAACTTCTTTAAAGACAAGGGGTGGGACACATTACTTTCCAATTGCCTTATGGCCTGCGACAAACAAAACGAATTCATGAGGCTACTTGCGACATCAATAGGGAAAAAGCACCTAGATGCTCTTTCAAGATTCGAAGGAAGAGAACCAGACAATCCTAACTTCGAGGTTCTTATGAAAACTGGGCCAGGATACATTACAAAAATGTATAATATATATAATAAAAAACATAAAATTAAACCGCTTTATATCCTAGGTCACCCCGAAGAAGAAAATAAACAAACATCTCATTCCTTGGGCGACCATAGTGCTTATAGAGCAATCCACGGACATTTAGGATCATGGACAAAGAAATCTTAGAAATCCATGAAGTCAATGAAGACTTATTTGAAATCAATTTAGAAGATTATGTTTTAACGTTTGACGACGGACTTTATACGCAATACAAATATATAAATAAACTAGCAAAAATAGATACCCGCAAAATCTTTTTTATTAGTACGGGAATTGTATGCCACCCTCTTTGCGTTCAAGAAAAAGAATATACTTCATGTGACAAAGCTCATGAGTACTTTTTTAGGACAGGATTTGCAAAACACTACATGACATGGAGTCAAATACGAGAAATATCAAAAATACCCAACTGTGAGATAGGTGCGCACAGTCATTTTCATAAAGACATTGAAATTATGGAGCCCAAAAACAAAAGAGCCTTCCTTAATAGGGATACGAAACTTATGAGCGAAGCGTTTATTGACGAATTAGGATATATTCCTAAATCGTTTTGCTTCCCCTATAATTATACAGAGGTTTTATATAATTGCATTCTGCAGAAAGCTGGTTTTATGAAATTCTTTGGCCCTGGAAGGTTAGCTGCCAACAGCCTCCTTGAACCAAGATAGGAACTCCTCCTTGGTGCTTCCAGGAACATATGCCGTACCCTTAGGGGAGTGGCATTCATGAATACCATTTAATCCAAGCTCTTCTGCTCGATTTAAGGCTTCTTCTTTGTTTTCGTAAGCATAACTCTGAGGGTTATTAGAATATTTCTCAGGTTTAATGTTTAATAGATCTCTCGTTGATTGAGAGAGTGAATTTATGAATTTTGGTCCTAGGCTCCGCGCCTTGCGTGTGAGTTTGTCGAGGAACACCTCGCGTCTCATTCGATATTCAATTCGCCTAAATTCATGAATTGCAACCTCCACGTCTTCTGCCGTAACGATGGGAAAACTTCTCTCGTCAGGGAACAGAAAGTCTTCGTCGCGCAACTTATCAAGCTCGCTCTTCTTGCGACGCACGATTAATTTTACTTTTACTTCGTTCTTTTTCATGACTAATTTATTATACACAATCCTGGAGAGAATATCCAGAAAAAGGTGTATATATTAACGTGCCCGCGAAAAAGCCGAAAAAAATTGAGATTCCACAGCTCAAGCAGAGCATTCCGATTCACTCTAAAAAACTAACGGAGAATCAGAAGCTCTTCCTATCCAAGGCTTTAGACCATAAAGTAAAACTTATATTTATCAATGGGCCAGCGGGATCCACAAAAACATATATGGCAGTATATTCTGCCTTAAGGTTGCTAAGTGCGTATAACGAACTAGACCTGCTTTATGTTAGAACGGTTATCGAAAGCGCGGAAAAAGGACTAGGGGCATTGCCTGGAGATTTAGATGAAAAATTTAACCCTTATATGGCCCCACTGGAAGATAAGCTTTGGGAAATGTTGCCTCAAAACACAACAATTAAAAAAGAATTAATGGAAGAGGGAAGAATCAAAGCGATGCCCATTAATTTTATAAGAGGCGCGGATTGGAAAAATAAAATAGTCGTTGCAGATGAAGCTCAGAATTTTACATTCAAAGAATTAACCACACTAATAACCCGCCTAGGAGAAAACTCAAAGCTTTTTGTTTGCGGAGACTCTATGCAAAGCGATATTAATGGGAAAAGTGGATTTTTTGACATGTGTAAACTTTTTGACGACGAAGATAGTCGCCATAATGGCATAGAAAGCTTTCAATTCAAAGAGCAGGATATCTTGCGATCCGAACTCCTTAAATTTATCATTAAGAAAATTGGGGACCGCTAATGGCGGAGAGGGTGGGATTCGAACCCACGGTACCTTGCGGTACACAGCATTTCCAATGCTGCACAATCGGCCACTCTGTCACCTCTCCATGGCGGAGAGGACTGGATTCGAACCAGCGGAAGATTTTTACGCCTTCAACGGTTTAGCAAACCGCCGCCTTAAGCCACTCAGCCACCTCTCCTGTTAGCTTTATTTACACCAGCTGGTTAAACTTAAAGAATTTTAACCTTTTTAGGTTTTGCAGGCGCCGTTTTTGGAACACTAATCAGTAAAACCCCGTTCTGAAAATCCGCCTTTACCTTTTTCAGGTTTAGGTTTTCTCCCAATTTAAATGAGCGCTTGAAAGCTGAACGCTTTAGTTCTCTACGGATATATCGAGTACTAGTATCTTCGGTGTGACTATGTTTCAAGCCAGACACAGTGATAACGTTTTCTTCCAAATCAACAGAAACCTCATCTTTACTGAGTCCAGGAATTTCTGCCTCGATGGTGATTTTATCATCGTGATCAATAACATCTACTTTAGGGTAAGAGTTGTTACCAAAAAACTCAACTCCAACTTCTCTACCAAAAGAGGGGTATAGTTGTCCGACTACATTATCAAAAAATGAGTCGAAGGGAGTGAGGAATTCATCCCTGGAAAACGCAGGGAGCATTGAACTGGCCAAGCCGCCAGGAGCTTTATTTTTATTTGTCATTTAACTGTCCTTTATTTTTGCGAGCCCCTATAAAGAGCGCTCAGAAGCCTCGGAATTGAGTACTTCATGTTATTATACACGGTTTTTAAAAAAAAATCAAGTGTATATATAAGTAAAAATGTATAACCTGTTTGTATCGACTCTTTTGCTAATAACGATCGCCCCGTTATTTTGTGGGTGTGGGGCCATATATTATCTATCCGAGCCAGAAGATCATAAAAAAATGAGAGAAAAAGGCTATGAGCTTTGTCATTTGCAAAGTTGTGGCCCAGAAGCTATCAGTGATGTCTACAAATGTTTTGGAAAAGAAAAGAGCGCTTTTGATATTGGAAAAGAGATGCAAGATCGCGCCAAGGTTGATTATAGGGGAATACTTTCTGCGGCACATCATGACTTTACAAAAATAACCTGCCCGCCAGAATTGTTAAGTTATTTAGAATACAAAGGCTTCAAAATAAAGGCTGTCAATAAATTCAAAGACCTCGGGCCTGATGATGTTGCAATAGTCCTCCTAAGGGGTAGGAATGACCTTAAGGATTGGCATTATATGACCTACCCCACTCACTCAAAACAAGAAATAAACAATTTTTTCGAAGATAAGACAATTATTAAAAAAATCTACATCTTAAAACAGTGAAAAAGAAAAATCGACACCCAAGACCTATGAGCTATAGAATAGTTTATCACTCTGGTCTTTCGGTCGGAAAAAGTAAACAATACTATAATGTATATCATTCGAGCGAAGCTCTAGAAGATATTAACCACACTCTTCAACGTGGAAAAATTCACGCAAGTAAAATTACAATCCACAAAATAGAAGAATGGTGCAGGTTCACCGAAAAATGGATGGACCGAATGGATAAAGCGATAGAACATGTGACAATTAACGCCCGCATGCTCGTACAAGACAATAAAATTATTCTATATAAGGACAAAAAATGAAAAAAGTATTATTCGTCTCGATGAGAGGCATTGGAAAAAGAACAGAATTTTGCAAGAAATTCTTCGATGAGTTAAACAAGAACGCAGCATTGTTTATGATGAGTGTTCACGGCATTGGTCGCTGGCCTTCTTCCAGGGTAGCGATGGCCATGTGCGAAATGAAAGAAACGGTAACATCAAAAGAATGTGAAGAAGCGGATTATATTATATTAATGGACACAAATCCACCCGACTGGAGGGACAGAGGTTTGTATTCTAAAAAAATAGAACATTGGTATGTGTCTAAAGACCTCCCCTGGGAAGAGCAGCAAGAAGTTCTAAAAGATTACGTAAGAAAATTAGTTGATAAATGCGATGGCTCCCCGTGGCGCAAATAAAAATGATTCATGTATGACAAAATCAACAGCATATTTATTTTTGTTGCCGCGATTTTTTATTTGCTAAACCTTTTAACACTCTATAAAGATAAGAGTGTTAAGGGGTACAGCAAATTGAGTATTTTGTTTTTTGCGATTTGGAATTTTTGGACATTGTTCTTTTTTATTCAAATTTCAGAATTCTGGTATACTATTGCTGCTTTAGCGCTTGTTTCCGCACTTAATTTTGCGTATTTATTATTAATGCTTAAATATATTTATAGGCGCTGATTTTTTTGAGTGCCGCCGATTTGAGGATTGTATGTTATAGCATTGTTTTTAAATTCGATATTGAAAAATAGTACCCCCCGCAAAAATCTAGCCGTATGAGATCGAAATGATTTCAGAAAAGGGGTAGGGTAGCAAGGGGGAGGGGAGTGTAACCCCCTGCCAATCAATGAGTTAGTGCAGTAGAATAATCCAAAAAAATAGTAGAATTTTAGGCTTTACAAAAGGGTCTTTTTTTGCTATTGTATAGGTATGATTAAGATAAAAAATAACGATGTAGTAGTAGACCGCAGTGGTCGCATTTTTCAAGTTGTCGATGCAGATTATAGGACTGACCGACTCGGTAAGCAAATCCTTTGCCGTTTGTATCGCTCACAAAAGCGTTTTGCTTTCATGCCGTGGCAAGTTAAGCTCCACCCATTTTTTTCTTAAAAAAGTTCTTGACATTTAACTCTAAATAATATATTCTTCAATTATGAAAATCGAAAAAGGTGATATCGTTCTTGACCGTTGGGATGGTCTGTTTGTTGTTCTCTCTGTGCTCCAGTGCGGAGAGTTGGCGGAAGTCCGTCGTTGGGGTAGCTCCCAAATTCTCCATCTCGTTCTCGGTGATTGGGGAGACTCTCGTGGTCTCCGCAAGCTCATCCAGTGAGCACCTAAACCCTTGGTGATCAATGGTTTAAGGGTGCCCCGCCAGGCCCCGCTCGTAAACCCTTGAGGCTTAATTGGTTACGACGCTCAACAGGCAACCCAAATAAAAGCAACCAACCATTAGCCCAGCGAATGCAGTATATAAGATGCCGCAAAGAATTAGATTTCTATACTCTCTCATCTTATCCCCTTTGACGAATGCCAACCTCAACCTGTGCGAGGCAAGTCAACTCTTGAATCTTGTGGTCAATGTCCTCTTGCACAGAGCGAATCTGTTCGGCTTCGGAAAGCCTACCCTCACGGATGGCAGTCGTGCGTTGCAATGTCATCGCTTGCAAAAGCGAAACGAGTCTTTCTATCTCTTGTTTAATCATAAGCATAATAATATAGAATAAAGTTAAACTTGTCAAGTCTTTTCTCACCATGGTGCTCTGTCTTGAGCTTGTCCAACTAGCAAGTCACCTGCCTGTGTGGACTTGTCGCATACGCAAGAGTATACTGCAACCACCTTTGTGCATTGCCATATCCAATTGCCTCGGTTGTCAATCCCCTTATAGTAACGCCTAACCGCTTGCGATGGATTCTTGCCGTGACCCATTACCCTAAAGGCGTGCTTGCTTGTTCTGTTCTGCACATAAAGCACATAAGTGTTGCCAGTAGTATGAGCTTGCCAGCGTGCCCACATACGCTTAGCTGCACAGGCTTGAGCACGGGTCAGTGGCGTTGGCTTAAATACGAAATCTCCTGTCACATTCATCATCTTAATATACTATAATATAGCATAGAACTAGCCTCTTGTCAAGCCATATGGGCAAGAATATACAACTATCTTCTTGTCCTATACTACTACCCTAAGGTACTGTATACCAAGGGTTTACATACCAGCCCTGGCTGCCAGGCCCTAAACCCTTGATACTCAGTAGGTTAGGATGGCCAGCACCATACTACCACAGCGAGCAGTACGAAAGGAAATCCAATTGCACAAATCAATTCAATCATTATGATAAGTCTTTCTTATGTTTGGGTTTGCGGTTATACTTAACCTTCGACTTGTGAGGGCGTGACTTCGTGAATACGAAAGGAACTCTGACCTTTACCTTTGGCATGGTGACTCTTACACCTTTGTCAGGCGAAACCTGCGTTTCCCTGTGGCGTTAGCAATGCGAGCCTTCAGCAAGGCTTCGGCTTGCTTGCGGAGCAAGGGAATGGATTCTGTGACCCAGTCGGATTTTGAGGCAAAAGGAATTGATTGTAGTATGAACATAATTGTTTTGGTTATAGTTTTAGGTTAAAATGTTAGCTTTCGATAGTGTCGAAAAGGTCAGCGAATGAACCGCTTACGCAATCCATATCGACTTGCTCCTCATCGTTTTCGTCAATGTCGTCCTTGTCGGACTCGACTGCGTCAAGAGAAACGAACTCTTGTTCGATGTCCTCTTTCGAGGCGTGTTGAGTGCCATGCTCAAGAGTAAACTCCTCAGCGAGCTTTTCCTCTTGCAAGGAAGCGAGCAAGTCAGCGAATTGTGGAGCAACTGCGTTGTTGCTAGCGTTAGCCAATGCGACTGCGTTGGCGATGTGTGAAAGGTCTTTCTCAATTTTCATAACCCTATAATGACAGAATCTCAGAAAATCGCAAGCAAAATCGTATTCGATTAGCTCTCAGATGCGTAAACTACTGATAATCAAAGAGAAAAAAAAGTAAAAAAAAATCACTTCGTGCGGAGCAAAAATGCCCAAAAACCAATTCTCGACTTTTTTTCTGGCCGAAATCATTGGTAATCAAAGACTTCCAAAGATTTTTTTCGTGCAAAAAACCTTAAAAATACGTAACCTCTTGACTACCAAAGGTTTGCGCGCCGCGGGCCAAGGCCAAGCCTTAAACCCTTGAACACCAAAGGTTTAGCGATTAAGTAATGCGTCCCAAATCTTGCCCAATCCGATTGTGCCGAGCAAAGTAAAAAGCCCACCGACCAAAAGCACAGCAAAAACTTGCAAGCCAGTTGCGGAAGTTGGGAAGCCTGTTGCAAGCTGAATCCATGACCATAAGCCCATAAGGAAAAGCCCAAAAGAGGCGAGCGTTAAATAAAAGCAAGCTGTGAATGCCATGCAGTTGAGAGAATCGGATAATGTTTTCATGGTTATATGTTTGTCGAAAAGTTTTTTGCGTCTTCGTGGATTGAGTAGTTAACGAGAGGGCGAGCCGTAAACATTGGCTTGAAGTCCTTACGCCAAACGATTGACGCACCACCGACAGAAGTCAATGCCGTTTGTTCCGCAAACTTGCGAGCGGATTCTAAACGCCAAAAATACTTTCTGAGCCAATGCCTCTTGTGGGAAAATCCCACATGATACTTGCAACGCAAAAGAGTTTGAAAAAGAAATTGCTTAAACATCGAGCGACCTCCATGCAGGGTGTCCCTTTGGAGCTTTGGCAGATTGGACGCCCCAATCGGTGAAGGTAATGTCGGCAACTTCGCCAAACTGGTTTTGCACGCTTTCAAGCCATTGAGCTTTAGTCGGTGCATCGTCTTGAAATGGCAAGGTCTTAATCGTGCCGAACTGCTCGCCATTGGCAAGCGTGACCTCAATGCGAGCTTGTCGAAAGTGAATCATGGGGACATCTTGCTGAGTCCAGAAGTCTTTTTTAATCTTAATCATAGTAACAATATAACGGAAAAAGTTGGTTTTGTCAAGAAAAACTTTCAATTAATTTCTTGCACTTTTCTCTTGTGCTTTCGCTTGCGGTCAAGGACTTTGTTTTTCCGCTTGTGTGGGCGGGATTTAGTGAATAAAACCTTACTGCGGATTTTTGGTTGCATTGGTTTAGTCCTCATGGGACAAGCGGGCAAGCTCGTCTTGCAGTTGACCGATTTGGTTGCGAATCGCAACCTTTTCGGCGATGGTGAGGACACAGTCCTCAAGGGTTTCCCGAAGGATAGAGATTTCTTTTCTGATTTCGTTCATAATTTTTACCTTACCTTAACTTGACTTTCTAGATACAATATAACACACCTTTACCCCTTTGTCAAGTAAAAGTTGAAAAAAGTTTGCGTCGCATCTTGCTGGCGCCCAAAGCTTAATGGAAACACGCGAAAAAAACTTCAAAAAAATCAAATAAAATTAACTTTAGTCGCAAGTCCTTGAAACGCAAGGGTTTACGCGTCGCAAGCCAGGGCGCCGCCCTAAAGCCTTGTTGCCCAAAGGGTTACGAGTCTGTTTCTACAGGCTCGAAAAGGTCACTTTTCCAAGTGAATAAATCCCAATAATAGACTCCAGTAGCTACTGCCATTGGTAAGAGAATAAGACAATCATATATGTTCATCAGTTTTCCTTTGTTAGTTCTAACATTACGCCAATAAAAAAACCCGTTGCAATCAAAAAAATCATTTTAAGCAATCTCGCACAAATCGGGATGCGAAGGCATATGGAAAATGAAACCAATTTCCTTTTCAAGCTCGTTAGGCTCAACTCCCCATGTTAGGCGAAAGACTGCTTCCTTGCGACTTTCTGCAGTCTCAAGGTTTTCATCGCCCAACTCACGGCGAATTTTGTTAATGTCTGCAAATCGAAATCTGCGGTTTGGCTTTACGCCTTCACGCAAACGCCATTTAACTTCTGGCTTTTTAGGCTCGAAACTTTCAGTTGAACGCTCAAACCCATCGGGACAAAAAGCGTTCCAAAGATTAGAAACTCGTTCTGCATCATGTTCGCCTAATGCGAGAGCAAGCGAACGCAAGCGTTCTCGTTCTTCATTTCCACGAGTCCAAACGCTGTGGTCATCGCTGAAGTCGAAAGTCCAATCGTGAGACTTCAAGAGGTTTTCTAAAGTGGTGAATAGTTTTTCAATCTTAATCATAATAATAATTCTAGCAAATAAAGTGGTTTTTGTCAAGGTTTTTTTTCAGTCAAAAAGACCATTTTCCCAGTCTTTTCGGACACTTGCGAGACTGGCAACAAATTGTTTTGCTTTGTTGATTTCAGCTTGCTTTTCAGCACTAGCGAGAGCCTCACGCAACAAGGTAATCTGTGCTTTAGTTGCATCGGCTTGCAACTGGCGAGTATGGCGACGAACCTTGCAACGAGTTTTTGCAAGCATAGCGTTCCACTCTGCAAGAATGGTCATTCTGCGAGCGATGGCGTTTTTAATGTCCTTGATGGACTCTGGAATGTTTACTAAGTTTGACATAATTTCTAAAGGTCTTTCTCGATTGTTATAAGTATAGTATGACAGAAAATGAGGAAATCGCAAGCAAAATCTTTTGCGACTATCTTCTAGCGACCTAAGTCGTTGATGCTCAAGGAGAAAAAAAATAAAGTTTTTTTCATGTAGAGCGGAGCAAAAACGCCCCAAAAGTCATTCTCGACTTTTTTTTCTGCGGAAACCACTGAAGCTCAAGGACTTCGGGAGATTTTTTTCGTGCAAAAAACCTTAAAAAT